CCTGTGTTGGAAGTGGAGCGATTCACTTCTTGAGATTTTAACTTCGCTCTTATTTCAGCCAATGTAGCCATAATGTAAGCCTCCTTGTGTGCCTATGTTGTTGTTTGTGCCTAAATGTATATTAGACATATAGTACATAATATACAACTATATTTATCTAATGTCTACTACTATTATTGGTAATATGGATATTTTATTAAGAAAGGTTAGCCAGTGTCTTAATTCTGTCTAATTCTGTGTTGATCGCTTCTGCTTCTTGCTGTGCATCTTCGATTGATGCAAGGTCTTCTTCTGAGAAGAATTCTTCAAGTTGCAATCCTGCCATCTCGATAGCGTCTTTCAGTGTGTATTCTTGATCACCAACTTTAAATTTATCGCCAGCCTTCATACCCGCCGCCTTGGCTTTCTGTACTGCCTGTGCGAACTGATTTCCCTCTGTCTTATCTGCGTACTTGGGGTCACCTGCCTGCATTCTTTTGTAAGCAGTTGTGTTCATCATTTTGTCTGCTTTTGTAACGTCAAGTTTAGTTGCGTTCTCTTTGTCTTTCTTTTCGATTTCTTTATCTCTTGGAAAATCTCCCATTTTAGCATATTCGGCCACTTCCATTTCGCCTGCTCTTAATTTGTCAAAGTTTTTTCTTAAGAATGCAGTTGCTTCTTTCTCGTCTCTCGATGCGAAGATTGTTTTTTCATTTCTGTCTAGAACGTTGTACATCATCTTGCCATCTTTTTCGCCCCTGCTCATTGACACGTAAGGCTTGATTCCACCTTCGTCTATCATTGAATCAACCCAACCTTCGAATGCCTCTGTTTCTTTTGCTTTGCCTTTTAGGTCTTTCTTAGGTGCAAATTCGCCTGGTTCCATTCTTATTTCTTTTCCGTATGCTGGATCTTTTTCCATTTTCTTGTAGTCGTCAATGTATCTCTTTGCTAACTGCACTGCGATTTTTTTGTTCTTGATGTAGTCTGGTGTAGGTTTGAATGTTGCTGAATTTTCCTGTTCCATCTCGTCTGCAACTCTCGAAGCAAAGTTTGCCACTCTATCTTCTTCACCTGATTTTGTTAAAAGTCTACTTGCTATATCTGATAGTATTGAACTTAACATTGTGTTTTTATTTGTAAATTTTGTAACTTTTAGCATTTTATCAGCAGAGTCATCTTTTCTTAATACTAATTTGCTTTCTGGATCGTTTAAAAAACTTTGAACAACTGCGCCATGATCTACTGGTGCTTGTACAGGTGCGTCAATTGGTTCTGCATCTGGTTCCAATTCGTTAACAGGTTGTTCTTTAGTTGCTTCGAATTCACTCATTATTCTGTTTATAATTGGGAAAGCATCTTCAACCCTGCTATCCAAATTCTTCATTGTAAATTTTTCTCTTAATTTGTTAACTGTTTCATCGTCTAAAATTTGTTCTTCTGATGTTTTGAAATCTTTTGATGCCGCTTCATAATGAGATTGCTTTGATAGGTTTCTCATATAACCTCTTAGATTTTCTAATTTTAATTTAGTTTGTTCAATTATATCACCTGCATTATCATTTAGTTGATCTTTATTTGATGCATATCGCGAAAATGAATTTAATTTTGCTATGTCTTCTGAAGTTGAAACAATATGTTGTCCAAATTCATCATGTGGTCTTCCGCCATTTGCAACATGTCTTTGCATCGCTCTTGCACCTGCTAGGTGTGTTAATGGATATTTGAATCTTTCACCGTCTTCGTTTTCAATGTATAGTGATTGTATCTGTCTTGATCTTGCACCTGGAACAGTTTCATCAACTTTTCCTTTGTGCCTAATTATTAATTTTGTTTTATCTAAATTTTCAAATGAACTTTTAGAAGTGCCTGTTAGACCTTCTGCAACCGGTGCCTTTTCGACACCTGCTAATTTGGTGATTCTGTTTAGTTCTTCTGACATTTCATCAGTATTTACCGTTTTGTTCGTATCTGCAAGATTTTCATAATCTTGCTTCGTTAGGTTGTTTTTAGTAATATCTCTTACGTCAAAAGTTAACTGATGTTCTACAGCGAAGTCTTTTAGTTCTTTTAGGAAAGCATACCATTCATCTCTGCTATCTTCGTCTATTTTGCTCACTAGATCTCTATTATAGTAGACTTTCATATTTTCACCATCTGCTAAACTGATGCTCACAGAGCCAAATGTGTCTGCGTCTTCCTGGAATTCAAACTCAAAAAACACTGCATTTGATGGGTCAGCCGTTGCCGCTCCATTTTCATCGCCTAAACGTATGTTAGAAAACTGTGATCTAATTTTATTGAATAAATCTTGCGAATTTTTTGGGTTCATATAGTGTATTTATTAACCTGTGAACGATCCAAATATAGGCATTGGGGTTATCTCAGATGTTCTGTCAGTCCATTTTTCGAAGATTTTTGGGTCAAAATCTGCTAATACTTTCATCATACGAGTCATAAGCAAACAAGCACTTACTAGATCGTCATGTTGTCCAGGCTTGGCTTTATATGATAATCCTGATGCAACAAAATCCTTTAGTTCTGATATTAATAATTGTGAATGAATTTTCATTTTATCGTTTTCTACAAGTTCTTTAAATTTTGTGCAGGCATCTATTTTGTGTTTCGCTGTTGTGTTAAATCCTCTTCTAAATTTTCTTCTATGTCCTTTTCTAATAGGTTCTGATAGAAACATGCCTTGTATGTTCTCTTCGCCAATATCCATTACCCTCATGAGTGCGGCCTCACCTATTGAATTATTTTCCATACTATAGAATATTTGTGGAGATGCTGTTGCATCTTTTTCCATAATTGTGTCATGTATATGCTTGTTGATACCTTGAAGTATTCTAACTTGCTGATTCATTGGTGTTTGGTTATGATGCCATTCACCTATTTGTTCGAAGGTTGGCAGTTCAAATACCTGTATTGCGGCAAAGTCTCCTCCCGTTCCCATGCTTGGATCTAATGAAACCATGTAGGTGTGTCCGGGTGTGGGTCTCTTGAACCAACGCACTTGTCCTGTGGTTTCTACAGGTGGTACACCTTCCATGTCTGCCAGCACCAAACTTGATATGAGTGTTTCATCAAAAATTAAGAACTCACACTCGTGTTCCCTTCTAAATCTTTCTTCGCCAATTCTTGAACGTTCTTGTTCTGCCCATGCTTCATCTCTGTCTGGGTGTTCGTTCCAGTGTGCTTTCATGGCATAGAAACCGTTGGTACCAACTATTTTATCATTTCCATATTCATCAAATCTCTTGTTTGCTTCTTTCCAAATCATAGCGAATTGGTCCTCGTCACTATTTGGAGTTGAAGTAATCAAACATTTACCACCTGTACTCAATGTTGGAGACAGTGATGTCCAAAATTCTTTGGCTTTTTCTGGTGGTTGAACGAACGCAAACTCATCACAATATATTAATGTAAGTGACATACCCCTACCTGTGTTCTCAGTTGTTGTGGTTGCCATAATTTTTGACCCATTGTCAAATTCTATTGAGTTCCTGTTGTACTGTGTTACGCCTGCTTTTATCCAACTAGGTAACATCTCATATGCATAACGCACCCTTGACATGATATCTGATGCACCCGCGTATTTGTGAGCGGCGATTAGTATTTGAGAATCTGGTTTAAACATTGCATACCATATAAGGTATCCTGATGCACATGTAGTTTTTCCTGTTTGCCTTGGAAGCATAGATATACTAAATCGATGATTGTTGTATGCCTCTACTAATCTTTCTTGGTAAGGAAAAGGTTGAAATTTCATCTCACCTTTTGTTGGATGTTGTATCTTCATGAACTGTTTCATGAAGTAAAGTGGACCTGTTTTTTCATCCATACACTTTTCAAGTTGTTCAACTTGTTCTTTAGTGTATTTGTGTTTCTTGTGCGCCTTTTTAATTTGGTCGCTGTCTAATGATACATACGCCATAGTGTAGTATTTAACGCTGTGGGCCTGGGTAGAAAAGTATTACTTTGCTTCTTTATCTTTGATGGCTTTTTTCATTGGTTCTTTTTTGTTGCCATCTTTGTCCATGTCTAAGAAGTCAGGTTTTGCTTTTGTTTCTGCCATTTTTGCCGCTTTCTTGTAACTTTCTTTGAAAGCATCATATTGGTTTCTTAAACTATTAGCAAGGTCCTGTTCTGTGATCTTGTCTTCTGCCGCCATTGGATTATCACCTGGAGAAACTCTTTGATGAGTTTTCTTTTGTCTGTTCATGCCACCTGACATAGTGTTTACTAGAGTGTCTGTGTCCATAGTTGTAGGTTCATCTTTTTCTCTATCTCCTGGAGAATTTGCAAATGTTTCTGCCGCTTTTTCTTCATCAGGTGCAGTAACCATGTCTCTCATTTTAGCCATGTCCATGGAACCCATTGCATCGTCTTGTTCTGGTTCTGGTTTTGGTTCCATATTTGGCATATCAGCACCCATTGGTTGAATGCCTGCTAATTTTAAAATTTGCATCATCATTCCTGCTTCTTGAGGAGTGTCTGCTGAAATTTTGATATCTTCTTTTACAGTTTCTTTTTTCATCATTTTTCCTTCTTCCATATCATCTTCGTCGTCTTCTGACCCGTTGATTGCATTGTAGAAACCTCTTAGGCTTTCACCATGTTTCTTAAGGAATTCTTCTCTTGAAAGTTTTTCTGCTTCGCCGTGCAAGTAGTCTTTCATTCCGCCTTCTGCAACTTTTTCTTTTGGATTTGTTCTCTCAACATTTTCCACTGCGTCCTTTACCAATTCAGGTTTTGTTTCTGCGATCTCTTGTAGTTTCTTTAATACATCTATCATTTCCATAACTTATTTCCTTTTTGGGTCTGGGTGTGGGTTTGTTGATTTGCTTAAAGGACTTGGTGTTCCTTTTTCTTCTATGTGGCTCTGTACGCCAGTTTCTTGTCCACCCTTTGGCTGGTCTTTATTGTCTTCTCTGTCTTTTAATAGTTCTTTTAACAAACTCATGTTTGCTTGAGTTGAATGGAAATCTTCACCTTTGACTTTTGGTGCGTCTTTGTATTCTATGTCTAGTAATTTGTTTTTGTATTCTGAATTTTGAGCAACTTGCATGTCGTCTTGATATTGCTCTGTAGGTTCGCCTGGTTTTCTCACAACAATGTGAGTTGCCGGAACTCTTAAAATGTCTGAAAGGTATTCTTTCATTACATTTGATGATGCTGGATAATTTGTTGTCACATCAAAAATTGTTACCTGCTCATTACTTAAGGCAGGAAAATCAAGTGGCAATGTCATTATAGGTGTTTTCTTACCTGCTGACATATTTGCAACTTCAAATTTTGCAAGTGCTGATTCTAACTTACTGCCAAAATCTTTGTCTAGATCGCCTGCTACCTTTATTTTGTAGTCATACGACTTTGCTGATTCTGTTAGATAGTCTTTGAACGTGCTCATATGCAATATTTAGCCTTTATGTATCATTCATAGCCGTGTTTTTTGACTAGATTATGCAGGGCAGGGAAGGTGTTTTTGAAGGATGTGCCTCTGTTTGTGTCTAAAATTTTAGTATATCTTACAAAACTATCCCAATGATCAGTGTTGCAATTTTGCATGTTTATATACTGTTCTATGTCGTGGAATTTTCTAGGTAATTTGATGTGTTTTTTCAATACATCAGGTATGTTGTGTAGGAGTAAGTGATTTTCAAAATCAACTACATTATAATATACGGACCAATTACGTGCTTTGAAAAAACTATCAATATCTTCAAGTGATAAAACGTTGAAAATAGACACTGTACATATTATTTCATAATCTGTGTTTGGAAGTGCATTGAATTTTTCAGCATTGGAGATGATCTGATCGAACTTTGCCCCATAACGTATATATTCGAACTGTTCATATAAGCCGTCTATCGATTGTCTTATTTCAACAAACTTAAAATTACTCGTAATTTTCTCCATGTACTTGCTATCGAATTGTGTGCCATTTGTGTTGAAGTATAATTTTATATTTTTTGATGTGCCTTTTTCGATTAATCTTTCAATAAGCCATTTTCTATTTTTTTTATTTAGAAAAGGTTCTCCACCAAACACTTCTATTTTCTGTAAATTAGGAGAATTATCCACTATGTCCTGGTATTGTGCCTCTGTTAAATTCCAATTATCCACCACTTTTTGAAATCCTCCATAGTCGCTGTTACTTGCCATACTATTCCATTTACTTGAAAAATTTCCGTTGCAAGATGGACAGGATAAATTACATTCGTTTCCGGGGATAACAGTCAAAATTAATGGAAACTTTTCATATTTTTTTGTTTCAATATATTTTTCAAAAACTTTTCCAGTATTGGCACTGCCTCTGAATTCTCGGAGTCGTAATCTCAAACTCTCATGGCCTGCTTCTTCTTCTTTCCAGCAACGTTGACAACGTGGATCTTTTTTATTATCAAGAAAGTTCTGACGTAATCCTTTTATTGCATCAGATCGCCACTGCTCCGATATTGGTCCTTTTACATTCCACATATTTGGCCTGTATGGACATGGACCACACGATCCGTTTTTTGATGTTTGTAGTTGTATGAATGGGGCCGGACAAAAGTTACTAGGAAGCGACATTAGTCTTTCTTCAGTAATTTCTTCATCAATTCGTTTCGGTCAGATATTACAAAACCGTCGCTCTCCTCTATTGGACCCCCGTCCTTGTTTCCGTCTTTGTCGATCTTCATTTTCTTTAATTGTAATTCGACCATTTTTAATTTTTTATCAATTTTAGAACCTTTTGCGTCTATGGCATTACGTAAAAAGTTTCCTGCAACTTCGAATATTCTGCCTGAGTAACGAGAATCAACGTTCATCCCCAAATCCATTAGATTTTTATAACTTTCTTCTGCTTCTACAGCCAACTTATCTAATTCTAAATCTGATAGTTCTCCCAGGCCTTTAACCTGCGGTAGTGCGGCCGCAACCTTGTCAAATTCTGCATAACTCTTTTCTAAATTTTTACGTGTTTGCGGATCAACATTTTTCATCACTTCTTTTGTTTGATCTCTGTTGGCTTTTGCCTGTTCTTTTTTGTCGACTTCTTTGAACGCTTGTTTGACGTTTGGTAAATTAAGGATATCTTCTAGTTTCTTTGTCATTGCTTTATTTACTTACGTTTACCGCTGTGGAATAATTGTTCTTCTGATATTACTCTAAATTTTATTTTTCTTTGTTTTGCAAAATTACTTGCGGCCTCCCATTTTGCCATGTTTATCACAACCTGTTTCTTTTTTCCTTGGCTCTTGCCCGCCGCCTCCATGGTAGTCTGACTCATTGGTTTTACTTCAACCATTTCCGCATGTTTACGACCATTTTTGTCTTGGTACACAATAAAAAAATCTGGCACGTACACTGTGTATTTTCCAGTGAAAGGATGTCTGTATGGAATCTTAATTGACTCAGACGCCCACTGATACACACTAGGATGTTCATCACACAATCTCATAAACGAGTGTTCCCAACTTGATCTGTAAGTTGGTGTTTTTGTGCCTACATATTTTTCTCCGTTCTTTGGAGTAAACTTACCTCTTGCAAATCTAGGTAACATTAGTCTATGATATTTCTAGAAACAGTCTCTTTGGTTGTCAATGTCTGTCTCACACCCAGTTGGCTTGACTTGTATCTATTGGCATTCAACACTATTGTGATCAACTCCGATAGTTGTGCCGGGTTGGCATTCGAGATTTTATCTAATAGAACTTGTGGACTTACATCGTCTATTTTTGCTTGTGAAAGAATCACATAAGCAGTTGATTCCGCTGAGGTCCTATTGAAACCACGTTTAACAAAGAATGCAACTGTGCTGTCGTACTCACCAACGTTGAATTGATATTCTGTTTCATAAGTTCCTGTTGTTAACTTTTTTATAGTCTTTTCAAGATCATCATCTTGTTTCGGTGGTAGGTTTGTGTAAAATTCTGTCATTATAATGCCGCCTTCTCAACTGTTATTGATACATCCTGCGTTCCTCTTGAAATTTTAATGTATCCTTCTGTGACCAATTTCCTTATATCTGTTATCGCCTTGTTTCTGTACACCCTTTTTGTGGTATCGCTCGATCCTGCATACTCGATATCAGATGCCGCCACTGTAATATCCTTTCTTGAACCGATATCTTTGTAATATATACCTGCCGCGATCTCGTCCTTCAATGTTTCGTTATTTGATATCAATTGAAACGATTCTTCTGCTGTTAGGTATAGTGTGGTATCAAGTGCTGGACTCTTGATTACTCTTGCGTTGCTTTTGTTTTTTTTATCATCGGTACCTTTGGCAGTTGCAAGTACAACAGCACCTGCGACCGCGGCACCAACGTTGAATCCACCAACGGGATTTGTGATTGTGCCTGCCTGTTTACCTACTTCTAAAACTCCTCGTTTTGCAATGCCTTTTAATTCTTCTTTTGCATCTTGTTTTTTAATTTTTTTCGCATTGTTGTAAGTGTTTGACGCCGCCAATATTGCACCCAGTATGTTCTTATTTTTATAATTTCTTATTACAGAACCAATACCGTCTACAACACCACCGGGACCAAATATACTGCTAGTCCCACCACCCAACACAGTCAATGGACTTGGTTCCTTGTCATAATGTATTGTAGCGAAGCCACCTCTGATATTGTTAGCGTTGACTCTTCCATCGGGGTTTTTGATCATTCCTGATTTGTATGTAACAGTTTCATATAGTATCTGCATTGTATTTTGCAGGATGCCTGCCCCATCTGCCGCATCAAGATTATCGTGTGAGAATGATCCTATCACAGGATTAATTAGAGTCATTGATGTGAATCTTTGTTTGTGTAAAACAAATATTTCTATGTTTCTTAGATATGGTTTTTTCCTTTTCTTAGGTGTGTCCAATCCAAATTTTGTAACACGTTTTGCATCTATTCCGTCATAGTAGTCATCCTTGGTGGTTCTGACAGTTGCCTCGCTTTGCATTCCGACAGAGTCCGCAATATTGTACTCGTAGTATTTCTTCCAGAATGCATTCACTGTATCTGCATGATCATCATGGAACGTGATGTTGATTGGCTCGTAAGCAATCCTTGTTGCTGTATACAGTTTCTTATTGTACTGAATTTTTTCTTCTAGGCTCATGTCATACTTGGGCATGTCACAGGCCTTCACCAGCATGTTCAATTCAGTTCTTTCATGGTTTTGGAATCCATCAAAGAAAATTGATTCGTCTGTGTCGAAAACAACATGGAAAAGGAATTTCTGTTTTGGCATCAACTTGTACGTGTCGTCTATGTACAGTCGTGATGCGTGTCGGTAATCTTTCATTCCAGGAAGTCCGTCCTGGAAACCTTTTAAGAAATTGTTAATGCTTGGCATAGTGTTATTTATAGTCACAAAAAAAGCGCCTATAAAGACGCTTTTCCTGTTATAATTGCTAACTTAATTCTTATTAACCACCAGTACTTAATGTACCGATTGTTCTAGATACTGCTGTTCCAATTCCAGTTCCTGTTGGAGTCTGTATTGCGTTGTCGTATCTTACTGACAATGTGATTGTAGCCGGTTCTGAAGTTTGATATGCTAGTGTGTTGTAGTTTACGTTTTCAACATATGCACCGTATAACTCAAATGTTTCTAGAACATTTGGTGCACTTGAACCGTTTCCACCATCTAACATTTCAATTCTACCTGTGAATTTGTAGTCGATACCAGATGCCGCCGAAGCCTGTTCAAAGAAGTCGAACTGTTTCTGAATCTGTTCACCAACCAGTTTAGTAACTGAGTTGTTTACGTCATCTCTTAAAGTGATTGTTATTGGATCCCAAGTATGTTTTCCTGCCACATAAACTTTTGAGTTGTAAACATCTAACGTTACTGTGTCAAAAGTCAAGTTTGGTCTTGTAACATCCATAACCTGTTTTGTTAGTTCTGATCTCGGTGTTGATACTCCAAAATTTTCCAGGATACATCTAAAACGATATTGTAGTTTAGGCATCAACAAGCCTTGTGATGCACTACTTTGATCGTTTGCTAAAGGTACTGTAAATTTTGATAATGTTGATATTGCCATTTGTTTCTCCTATCTATTTATTCCAAAATTAGTTCCCTAAATTTGCAATCTCTCCTGTGTTTTTGATTCTCAACGGTATGTAAATAAATTCAACTGATTTAACTGGCTCAATCGCTATATCCACATAAAGTTCATTTCTATCTATTCTAGTAGGTGTGTTGTTTGTGTCATCACATACTACTAAGAAGTCAAATAATGCTCTCTGTCCAACTAGTTCTAACAAGAATGACTCGATCGCCTGTTTGATCTCGTTTCTAGTTAATTCATCATTCGGTTCAAAAATAAACGGTTTCGCAATTGAATCTAGTTGTGCTCTTAGATATACTGCCAATCTTGAAACATTTATTCTGTCTAGTGCTGAACTTCCTGATGTTTTTGTCAAGTTTCCAAAGTTTACAATTCCTGATCCTGAGAAGAAAGTAATTGGATTTACCTTCGCCCCATGCATCGAATCTCTCACTGACTCCGTAACAGATGTTGTTTGGAATTCTCCAGAAGTTGAATCAATAAATCCAACTGCTGTCGCATTGTCTACAACACCACGTCTTGTACCTGCTGGTGCAAACCATGGGAAAGCAACATTGTCGTTGTTCGCTAGTACTCTCATCATCATGTGTGATGGTGGAACAACAATACTATTACCGCCATTGTCTGTTGTTAATCCTGCTGGGTGGAATACTCCTAGGTATTCACTTGCACTAACTAGGCCGTCTTCGCCGTTGTCTAATGCACCAGATGAGTTGTTTGCCCAGTTTTGAATGTCAGTTGCTGTACCTGATAATCTTAAAGGTGTATCACCTACAACAAAAGCCTTGTTTCCTCGGTCTGTGTTTAAGTTAATCATGTTCTGTATCAATTCTGGATAGCCAGGACAAGCAATAACGTTGAAGCCTCTTTGGTCTTCTCTGATTGCTTGGTTAGTGTCCATCTCTGATTTAAGTTGTTGAACAATAACTTTTCTCTGTGCTTTTCTTCCAAAAGTTCCAGAACCGTCTGCGTTGTTACCTGATTTAGTAATCCATCTGTCTGGGTAGTAACCGCCAACGCTTTCGTTGTTGAATCTAATGTTACCTAAGCCAGATCCACCTGAACTTGGATATTTTGTTTCAGTGATGTAACTGTTTTTGTATTCTTTAACATTGTAACCAGAACGTCTTGTGTTCCATAACAATATACCATTTGGATATAATGCTGGATCTGGAGCATCTGGATCTAAGAAGTTATCACTTAATAAGTTCTTGATTGAAGATGCAGTTCCCGCCTGTGTGCTGTTGTTAGCACTCTTGTCTGCTGAAGTGTGCCATCTTGCATCGGCAAAAACAATACCGTCTTCTGTAGTTTGATCTGCTTTGTCAACTAGTTCCCAAGCCGCGCCTGTTGTTGTTACTGCAACTTGGTTCGCTGTGTTTGTTGAACTTAATGTTGCTGATGTGTTGTATTTGTAAAGTTTTGGATAGTTTTCTAAGTCTGAAGTGTCAATCCATAAGTCATTGTTTACTAAAACAGTGCCATCTGATTGTGTAGTTGGTGCTGTTGCACTAAACTGTGGACCATTTGGATCTGTTGAAGAATAATTGCTTACGTATCCAACCCAAGTTGTACCATTGTGAACCATGATATCTGCTTCATCAATCTTGCTGTCATACCATAATGTTCCGTCTGCTGGTTCATTAGTTGGTGTGCTTGAACTTGCTGTGTAACTCAATCTCTTCCAGTTAGAAGCGATTGTTTCGTTACCCACAGTTGAGTCTTCTGAATCACCTGCTGGTGCAACATACAAGTTATCTATTAATGTTGTGCTGTTCGCTGTGTATCCGCCATAACTGTGTGCTTGTGAAACGCCTAGTCCAGCATCATCTAATGGTGTGCCTGATGTTTGATTCATTCTGAACTCACCACCTAGTTTGTGTTTGATCTGGATAGCACCCTCGAACTCACCGCTTGATATAATTGATGCTTCAAGGTTTGTGAAGTTAGCCGCCGCAAACGCCGTGATAAAGTCTTCTGAATCAGCCAACGTTGAACCGTCACCTGATTGTATTGTAACAGTTTTAGCAGTATCTAATGCTTCTTGATTTTTTAAACTTTCTCTTACAGTGAACGTTTCATTGTGTGTGAAAGTTGGGTTTATAGTTTTTCCTGAAATGATAGTTTCTCCACCCTCGTATCTAAACAACTGGAAGTCTCCAACATTTGGAGTGTCATCTTGTTGTCCATCACTTGATTGTTCTGTAATGTTGAATTGTGTGTACAATGTACCAGCACTTAAACCAGTTCCGCCATTAGCAGGATCAAGTTTGAATATCGCTTGATGATGCGTAGCGTGTAGTGGTGCACTTACTGAAGTGAAACTGCCACTTGCTGAACTGTAAAGTTTCGCAACAATGTTAGCACCTGCATTTGCAGAAGTTGTCTTGAACCAAACTGAACCGTTAGGTCTGTTCTCATCTGCTGTTTTCCAAGTTGGTCTTGAAGTGTGTGCCGCTTGTAAAAATTTGTTTGCGTTGAAAGTACCTGCTGTAATTCCTAAGTCTGCTAGAAGTGTACCTGAAACTGCTTCAAATCTAAGTGTGCCATCGCCTGCTGTTGAGTCACCAAATGATAGACCATTGTGGAATATCTCTAGGTTTCCTGTTGTTGCGTTCACACTTGCAGTTACGCCAGGCACGGATGATGTACCGTCACCTGTGTTTATTGCTGTTGCAACATCTGATAATGCTGTACCGCCTGTTGTAATTTCAACACCGTTGATTGACATCTTGTGAGAACTTGTTACTGTTGTTCCTGATGCAACTGTGATCACTGGTAGTGAATTATGCCATGAAGGTGAACCTAACTGCACCCATGTGTTGCTTGATGTTTTTTTGTATATCTTGTTTGATACATGCGTTGTGTTGATAGCATAATCTCCAATGCTACCTACATTAGTTTTTGGTGCACCTGTTGAACTGTTACCTACCAGGTCAGTAACTGCTGTAATCAACGTTGGTGTTTTCGCTGTAAATTTTTGATCTGTTTGTGACCATTCAAATAAACCATAAGAGCTTGATGCAAGGTCAAACCAATATGTTCCATCTGTTGGTGACGCTGTAGGAGCCGATGCACCGCCGATTAATTCGCTAGTGTCAACGTTTGCTCTTAAAACGTATGCTCTGTTGGCAACTCCTAAAAATGAGTAAGCCGCTTGTAGACCCCATTCATTCAATTCATAACCGTGTAATGGATTGCCTGCTGTGTCTTGATAAAATTTCGGATCTCCGAAAGTTTCTGTTAATTCTCTTTGTGACGAGATCAAATATGCAGTGTTGGCATTAGCAGTTTGTGTTCCTGCCGCTGTTCCTGATCCTGCACCATTCGCCTTGTCGGTTGATGATGTTACTATAAAAAGAGGTGTTGTTCCCGCATCTGACGGTACGTAAAAACTTTCGTTTATTACTGAAACCTCTACTCCTGGTGATGTTCTAGCCATTTTTCGTATTCTCCTTGCAAGTTACGTATATACTAGAGTTATTTATTCAATCATACGGTTTTTACGACAAAATTTACCGTTTTCATGGTGCCTATATAGGCGACGTAAATAAGCATATGCGATATAAAGATAGGCCATTATGTAAGAAGTGTGGAAGCAAACCCAGGGCGTATGCATACAGGAAGGGTAATAAAATATATTGGCGTAGCCTTTGTGATACCTGTAATAGAAAAAAAGCGGGTAAACGTGTTGGTGGAGTGACTCCGTTACAAAGGTCTGGCTACAAGAAACGTAAAAAATGTGAGTTGTGTGGGTTCAAAGCTCAACAGACAAAACAACTAGATGTGCTGTTTGTTGACGGTAACATGAGAAACACTACTGCTAATAATTTAAAAACTGTTTGCGCCAATTGCCAAAGACTTGACAGTATTCGAAGGCTTGGATGGCGTGTGGGGGATCTTGTTGCTGATGAATAGATTATTTGTTTTTACGCATAATTCTTCTTTTGTACCATTGTTTTCTATGACAAAATCAAACTCCTCTTTTGCCCAAGCATATTCTGAAGAATGCACGTTTGTTGGTTCTACATTTCCTTCAACATAATTAGTAAACCATTCAGGATCTTGTCCTCTTTTTACACGTATTATTTTGCCTCCGTGTGCTCTAATGGCTTTAACTTCATTTGGGAATCTAGTATCTGATATCACTGTATTCTGTCCTTTGTATCGACCGATACAACTGTCTACCCATATTGCGTCATACATTTGTCCACGCATCACTTCTGTACCAAAATATTGTAATACCCACCTAGGAGTTACAGGTTTGCCAAACTTTTCACTCCAAAATTTGTCAGGTTGTTCACGCCAATGTCTGCTTGATTCTCCTTTACCCTCAAGCATCTTTCTATCCCAGTTAAACATGGATGCAACTGCGTCTTTCAAACTTTTAGCAAAACTATCTCTTTTATAACCGTGTTGTTCCACAAGGTGTTCGGCAACAGTGTCTTTACCAGAACCTATTAGTCCTACAATTCCTATAAGCATCTATTGATTATACTATCTTTTGAATCGTCTTTCAATCTCTTTTTTTGCTTCGAGAACAGATTTGAGAATGGTAATTCTTAGGTCTTTCTTTTTCTGTTTTAGTGCAACAATACTCATGTTCTCTAGGTCTTGCACTACTTCTTCAAGTTCATCTAATGTAAGGTCTGAATATGTTCTGTATCGATGATCTGTCATGACACGTTTATTTAAAAATATATGATTATGAATTAACCAATAACAAAACTGTGTGGAGTACCACCTTCGGCAAAATTGCCCAGGTCTTGTTCTAACCTATCAATTTCTGCCTGGCCTTCACTTTTTAATGCATCACCATTAAGTGTTGTGCCACCCTGTGGGCCTGCGATGGTGTTGAATTTGCCTCTCGCTTCGCCTAACATTATTTTAGATACAGCAAGTGTGTAATCTCTGATCCATGGTTTAGCATATATGTCTTTGAACAATGTTATGTCTGGTCTATAATTGTCAGTGTGCATCAGAACTGTTTCGTTGTCTGCTCTAGGTCTTTGTGTGATTGTTAATTTTTTCGTTGCAACATCGAAATGGAACTGTATGAAACTTCCAAACATTTTTCCTATCAGTTCTTGGTACGAAGCGAATGCATAGTAAGTTGCTAGTCCACCTGTTGCTCCTGCTCTTAATAGGTAAGTGTTTGTGTATGCTAGGTTGAATGGTTCAAACAATGTTCCGCCTTCGCCACCCTCTGTACGTGATCCAACTGTTCTTCTATTCAAATTTCTTACATTTATAATCTCATCTGGCAAAATATATGTGTTCTGATTTTTCTTAAGTTCTAAGAAAGCGTATGATTCTTCGACAGCGTTAGATGATCTCTGTCTAAATTTGTTTACTGCTCTTTCCAGGGCCGTTTGGTAGTGTTTAGGGTCTAATTCAACATCAATCATGCCCTCACCGAGGTTGTTTTTAACGTAATCGAATATCTCTTGTTGACCTGTTTGTAGTTCTGACATACTCATATTTATTGCCTTTGCCTGTGCAATAAATATGTGTGATATGCCAAGATTATCCATTTTTAAGCCTGAAAAGGGCAATGACTACAAGTTCTTCGATCGTAACATAAAAGAGATGTTTACGGTTGGTGGGACGGACCTACATTTTCACAAATATCTTGGTCCCTATGATCAGGGAGAAACAAACAAGGACGGTGAAGCCACCCCGACACAACCACAGTATTCTGGGGATGGCCTAAACGAGAGAACGATCCAAGATTTACTGTTTTTAGAAAACAGAGACAGAAAATATGACGCAGATATCTATGTAATAAGAGGAATCTACAACGTCCAAGATCAAGATTTCAACCTTTCACAGTTTGGAATGTTCCTATCAAATGACACACTATTTTTGACTGTACACATGAATGACGTTGTTGAAAGATTAGGTAGAAAACCAATGAGTGGTGATGTTATCGAATTCCCACACATGAAAGAAGACTATTCTTTAGATGAAAGCATACCAATTGCACTTAAAAGATATTATGTTGTTGAAGATGTAAACAGAGCCGCTGAAGGATTTTCACAAACATGGTGGCCACATCTACTTAGACTTAAACTTAAATCCCTAGTAGACTCACAGGAATACAGAGATATCCTAGGAGATGCCGCAACAGAAAATTCACTTGCAAGTTATATGTCAACTTTCAACAGAGAAAAAACAATAAATGACCAAGTAGTTGCTGAAGCAGAACTTAATGCACCGAAGTCAGGTTTCAACTACAAGCAATATTATGTTGCACCAATTGATGAAAGAGGCAATATCAGGACTGATAATGTTAATAATGAAGAAACAAGAGTAAGTGGTGATAAAAAAGTTAATGCTGTGATAGACACGCCAGCAGGTTCACACTATGGTTTTTATCTAGACGGCGACGGAGTTGCACCAAACGGAAATCCCGCAGGCTTTGGAATCAGTTTTCCTAGTGCCAATGTCGACAAAGGCGATTATTTCTTACGTACTGATTACTTGCCTAATAGATTGTTCCGTTATGACGGAAATAGATGGGTAAAAATAGAGGATTCAGTTAGAATAAGCATGACAAATGATGACTCTAGGGTGAATTACAAAACTGGATTTGTCAATAACACAACCGAAGACACCATAAACGGATTAACTACTAAACAAAGACAATCGTTATCTAACGCATTAAAACCAAAGGCTGACAATTAAGAATGTTACACTTTTACGACGGACAGGTTAGGAAGTTTTTGACTCAATTTATAAGGATTTTGAGCAACTTTTCTGTTGAGCAAGGTAGAGGCAAAGACGGACAAGTGGCGTTGAGAGCAGTGCCAGTGGTGTACGGAGATCCAACAAGACAGGTTGCTAATATAATAAGGAACAATTCAGAAAATGCTTTACAGTATGCTCCAAGAATTGCCGCATATGTGCGAGAATTGAACTATGATCGAGACAGAATGCAGAATCCTTATCACGTCGAAAAGCAACATCTTAAAGAAAGAGACGTAGACAGTGATGGCAACTACACCAATCAATTAGGTGCAGGGTACACAGTTGAGAAGGTAATGCCGTCACCTTTTAGGTTGGAAGTGTCAGCAGATATATGGACCACAAATACCGATCAAAAATTACAAATCATGGAGCAGATACTATATCTCTTCAATCCAGATTTCGAAATACAGAAGACAGACAACTACATAGACTGGACATCTTTAAGTTACGTTGAACTTACAGGTATTACTTTTAGTAGCAGAACTATACCTGTAGGAGCAGATACAGAGATAGATGTCGCAACATTGACATTCAGTATGCCAATATGGTTATCACCTCCTGTGAAAGTTAAAAAATTAGGAGTTGTACAGAAAATCATTATGAGTATCTACGACGATGATGGCGGAATGGCCAAAGGATTGATAGATGGAGATCTCATTTCAAGAAGTTATGTCACACCAAACAACTATGGACTGTTAGTTTCAGGAAACCAATTAAGACTTTTAGGAACAACAGGAATAAGTGCCAAATCTGGTGGTGATGGGTATTACTCAGGGGCAAATGATCCTGGATTAGCAGATCCTTTTGAAACGTTTGGTCCACCATTAAACTGGAAACTTTTGCTTGACCAATACGGCAAAGTTACAAATGGCACATCACAAATAAGATTGACACAACCAAATGGGAACGAAATTGTAGGCACTATTGCTACAACTACATTAGACGATACAATACTATTATACAGCATAGATGACGATACAATACCTAGTAGCACACTGACAGCAGTCAAGAAAATAATTAACCCTGCAACATTTGATCCAGGCACTCCTACAGACGGTGATAGGTATCTTGTGATTAATGATGTTGGAGATTCGTCAGCATCCTTTCAGAGTGCAACGTGGGGCAGTTTGGTCGCTAGTGTTGGTGATATCATAGAATACAATGGTACAACAAGCAAGTGGAATATCGCTTTTGATGCCTCTAACCCAGACAGTACGCAACATTATGTAACAAACTTGAACACAGGGATTCAGTATAGATTCAATGGCACAGAGTGGGTGAAGTCATACGAGGGTGTGTATACTGCTGGTAATTGGAGCATTGTACTTGATGGTGGATTTGTGGCAAATGACGATGCATCTGGCCAAGATGCTACTACTCCTTGATAATTTTTTGTTAAATTGTTATAATATATTATGAAAGAAAATATAATTTGTTCTGGAGCGTTGTTCTATTCTACTAGCACCAAACGTTTTTTATTTCTGCAGAGGACAGCAAAGAAAACACAAGGCATGTGGGGATTGGTCGGTGGACAGGCGAAGTATTCTGAGAGTGCGTTTGAAGGACTAAAGAGAGAAATTGAGGAAGAAGTTGGTGCAACACCTAAGTTCAAAAAAGTAATTCCTTTAGAAATGTTTACATCAAACGATCAAAAATTTTATTTTCACACTTATCTAATTGCACTAGAAACAGAATTTATACCTAAACTAAATGGAGAACATTCAGGATACTGTTGGACTTCTTTTGAGTGTTGGCCTAAGAATCTACACATGGGTTTAAGGAACACTCTTAATAATAAAAGTATTAAAGGTAAACTTCAAACTATTCTCGATTTGATTGTTTAAAACGCCCACACTTGGTCGGGCCATTTTTTTATTAATCTTTTCATTCCCCAACCTGAAAGCATTTCAAGTATGTCAATTTTAGTCTTTCCGTATCTTTTTCCCGACTTATTTGCTTCTATTTGAATTATTGGTTTCTCCCTCATCACTGTTTCTTTTGCACCTTCAAGTACCGAAATTTCATAACCTTCAACATCAATTTTTATCACATCTACGTTTTCAAATTTAAAACTGTCTAGCGTTGTCAAATTTACATCACCACTTAATTTAGTGATATGATTTGTTCCAGAGTGTGATTCATACTCCATTGACACTTTTCCCTGGTAGTTACCCAATGCTGTTTTGTGTAGTGTGCAATTAGAAAATTCGGAAATGTTATTTTCTAACATTGGCAAGATCCTTTTGTTTGGTTCAAAAATTTCAATTTTCTCTGCACGTGGTTGCCAAAACAGTGACCATGGCCCCCACCATGCACCAATGTCTATTAACCTGCGTAAATGTTTTCCACGCAGATATTCATGAAGAATATCATAGTTGCCATTTTTATCTGTGCCGTCTGTTTGTAAAGTCATAAAAAAAGGGCGATGTTTCCACCGCCCTTTATGTTCTACTAAAAAGTAAAATTATTTATTAGTTGTTTGTTCTCACTGCACAGTTTACCAATTTGATACCTGCGTCTGTTGAACTTTCTAATGCTCTACCAATAACTTGGAATGGTGAAATTGATTCACCTGTTGCTACTGCTCTTGCACAACCTTTTACTGTTGAACTAACTAATCTTTGTCCTTTAGTTACTTCTCCTGTTACTCTTACTGGAGTTCTTCCAGTCATTGCAACGAAAGGATGTGATTCGTTGTTACCTGCCGCCGCGTTCATGGCATATGCTGGATTATCAGATATAACACCAAAAACTTGATCAGATAATTCTGATGTTGTTTCTGTGATTTCTGCTTCACCGCCTACCATTACTACTGCGCCTGCTGACATAGGAGCGTCTGCTTCGAAACGCTCGGCAACGTCCGCGTACTGGGCCGAAGTTGCTAGGGCGTGTACCACATTACATCTTATATCAACCAAATTGGTCTCTGTTGATGTAATTTCAGATTGGTTGTCTGTACCTGTTGATGCTCTCAATGCCGTAAAGGCACCGCCTGCATTACCAAATATAGTACTGTCGCCATCGTTAAAGCCTTCATCCCATACCCAGAACAAGTCTTGTTCTGTCGCCGCTGATGTTTGACCTCTGTTAATTTTTAATCCTGAGTAAGCAGGCATTCCTGAATTAGATGAAATGTTTCTGTTTACTTCGATGATGTTGTCCTCAACTGATAGTGTCGCTGTGTTAATTACAGTTTCACTTCCGTCTACTGTCAAGTCGCCGTGTACTCTTACACCTGAATCAGTAATTGTTAATTCAGCATTACCGTCACAAGTGATCAAGACTTTTCCGTCTGTACCTGTGTCTGTACATGCTACTGATGTGTTAAGTTGCGAAATTGCAGTTGTTGATACCGCCGCGATTGAATCGTCGACGTATTTTTTGTTAGCGAAATCACCGTCTCCTGATGGTGCCGCTGTGCTACCGCCGGTAATTTTATTAGTAGATGCTGATATCGTAATATCGCCTACTTCAATACCGTTGTTAACTCTAAAGTTACGTGTTGTCATGGTTCCATATCTCCCGCATGATTGTTGTTAATGTACTGTATTTATAATGATTTGATGCTATTTCGCTAATGCGTTTATTCTATACGAACTTACAGTAGTTGATGCACCAGAAGTAGAAGATGCCTTCAAAGCACCTGTGTTTTTTCCTGTGCTTTTGTATTCAGCAGTAAAATCTAGTTGGTGTGTACCTTTTGTACTAACATACGGTCCACTTGCCACAGTTGCATCTCCTGGCCCAAGTGCTAGGAAAACTTCATGCACGGCATAAGAACCTTCAGCAGTATTTTTACTAACACAGTAATACACTGCTCCGTTGTTAGCATCGGCCGGCATTGCGTCTATTTCAGTTGCAGTTGAAGAAACTGTCACCGGAGCAATAGCAAGGATGTTATCAAATTGTGTACCTGTTGCTGTCATTGTGTCTTTCAACATAATTGCAGAAACAGTAACCCTCAAGTTTGGTTCACCACCTGCCGCTGAGACAACAACGTTACTTCCGTCAATTGCCGCTGTTAATGTTAGCAGTGGATTGTCTCCTGATTGCATTCCATTGTATGGTAAAATATATGCATCACTGCCATCATGCACAACAAGTGCTTCCATGTTTCCAACTTCAGTTTTAGCATTGTTGTTAATTGATATAAACAATTTTGCACCTCTAAAAGTTGAATGAGCAAAACTAACAAGTGATTCTGATGCTGAATCAACATCTGTATTCTGTGTGATAATCACGTTGCCTGATGTGCCTGCAGATGTGTTATCTCCTAACCCAAACTGTAGGAAAGATATTGCACCTCCCGCCGCATTTGGAGTCTGTGCTTTCAATTGTACGATACCATTTGTTAGTGCCGCTGTGAATGCCGTCATGTCTGTGCCTGCTGTGTTGGTACCTGATTTCGCACCAACTGCCGATACAAATGCATCGCTGTCGTTGTGGCATAATGAAACTTTCTGAATGTTTACTGTATCTGTATTGTAATCTTTTGATACACAATAGTATAATGCACTGTCTTGGAAACTAGATACAAATGAGTCAATAGTTTTTGCACTGTTGCTGATTTGTAATTGTGTAACAGCAGTTGCAGTTGTGTCATCTGAAGCGTTAGATTCTGTGCTTACTGTTGCAAAACTTAAAGTTTTAGAACCGTCTGTAACGATTGCTTGTCCATCTGAACCGTCTGTAGTCGGCATTGTAAAGCCATTGTAAACCAAAGCACCTGTTACATCTAGTGCCTCTGCTATTGTAATCTTTGTTGAATCCGCTGAATCTAATGTTGTTCCATTTACTCTTAATGCACTGATTAAGACATCTCCTGTACCACTTGCTTGTAGTGATAATTCTGCGTTTGATCCATTTGATGTAATTTTATTTGTTGTAATCTCTCCAATTGTAGCATTGCCGGTTATTGTAGGTGTAGCAATCGTTGGTGATGTTAACACTTTGTTCGTAAGTGTTTGTGACCCTGTGAGTGTGGCAACGGTAGAGTCTATCGCGAATGTAATTGTGTTGCCTGATCCTGATGTGTCAATACCTGTGCCACCAGTAAATGTCATTGTTTCGCTGTCTAGATCGATTGCTAATGCACCACCTGAGTCTGCTTGGAAGTCAAGATCTTCTGCTGTTAGTTGTGCATCTACATACGCTTTGATTGACTGCTGTGTTGCTAACAATGTGTTACTGTTGCTTGACATGTTGTCTTCGTCGGCAATACCTGTTACTGTTGCTCCTGAGGCTAATGCTAAACTTGTAGATGAACTCAATGCTCCTTCTACGCTTAAAGTTCCTGTAACATCAACATTTTCTGCTATTGTGATTTTCGTTGAGTCTGAACTGTCTAATGTTGTTCCATTTACTCTTAATGCACTTAATAGTATATCACCTGTGCCGCTAGGTTGGATGCTGATATCTGCATTCGAACCATTAGATATAATTGAATTGGTTGTAACCTGTCCGGGTGATATTGTACCAGTGAATGTACCACTGAATGTACCACCATTAATTGTTGGATTTGTAAGTGTTTTATTTGTTAAAGTTTGTACAGCATTATTTTGGGTAATTTGAAAACCACCTGCTGTTGAGCCATCATGTACTACGATTGTATCTAGATCTGTGTCGACAGTAAGTTCACCCACAACTCCTGTAAATGAGTTGTTTTGTGATGTCGTTCCCCGTCTAAATTGCAGTGCTGTTGGCATTTTTAATTCCTATTTTCCTTATTGCTTATATTTATTGTTATGAACATATTAACTAAACGCCCCTAAATCGACGGTTGATGTGGATCCCCTTGGCTCAACCATGTCGTATATGTTATCAACTGGTATGCCAAAAGCATCAAGTACTGCGGCAGTTAAATTAGAGCCTAAATCAGCGTCTCCAGATGCGGCTGGGTGTGCCGCTAGTGTTGATGCAGGGAAATTTAAATCCGTATCCATGGCAAGAGTACCTGATTTATTTGGTAAACTAATTGTTCTATCTGCTGTTGGATCAACTACTGTTAAAGTTGTCTCGTTAGTATTATCACTTGCACCTTCGAATACAACCACGGCATCTTCGCCAAGCACAACGTTTCCTGTTGTACTAACTGTGCCTACTCTTAAGTTCGCATAAGAGTCAATTGTTACATTTCCTGTAGTAGTTCCGTCCTCTCCTGAAGTAACGGCAAAAGCAAATTCATCAGCGGATTCATCCCACAGGAATGAAACATTGGCCAATGATCCTCTGTTGAAAAATAATCCTTGGTCCATGGTATTTGCTATACCACCTGAATTATTTTTCGCCATTTCTAACAACGGATCTTCAACAACTAATGTTGTTGTTTCAAGTGTAGTCTGCGTACCTGATACCGTCAAATTTCCTGTTATGACTGTGTTTGCTTTCAATTGAATGTCACCAGATCCACTTGGGTCTAAAGTAATATCTGCATTTGATGGTGAGCTCATTGTTGAGCCTGTGAAAGTAAAGTCACCAACCGATACACTTGCAAAGGATAAATTACCCGATCCATCTGTGGTCATGAATTGACCTGCGGAACCATCAGAAGTTGGATAAGTTAATCCATGCACTTCTAAATCAGTATTGTTCAATAATTTTACTGTGTCACTATTAATTCTTACTGCGATATTATTTGAGCCTGCTTTCTTTACATTGAATTCTATCGCACCATCTTCTGTACCATCCGAAGCATCTAGTATTTTTCCTGATATAGATCCGTACTGAACTTCCTGATCTGCATCATTCTCACCTTTGAATTTGATCCTACCCAGGTAGTCGGCATCCGCCGGACTTGAACTGTTTCTCTTTAAAGTTAAAACTGGTGCCCCACTGTTTGAATCTTCTGTGCTTGTAAGCAATAACGAATCGTCTGTAGTTGTGTTTGCAATACTTAAAGTTCCTGTTATACTGCCATTGCCTGTGCCAGTGAATGCATTGATTGTTGGATTCGTTAAAGTTTTATTTGTTAATGTATGTGTGCCACTTTCAACAAATGCTTTTATAGATTGCTGTGTTGCCAATTTTGTTGCACTATCGGACGCCATGTTATCTTCATCTTTGATGCCTGTCACTGTCGCACCATCGCTGGCAATGTTTAAAGATGTTGCTGTTAATGTACCTGTTACATCGGTCGCGGCGTTCAATTTAATGCTACCTGAACCGCTTGGGTCCAAAGTCAAATCTGCGTTGCTTGGCGAGGCTATCGATGATCCAACTATATCTAAATCACCTACCGAAACACTTGCAAATGATAATGTGCCTGATCCATCTGTTTTTAAAAATTGCCCTACTGTTCCATCTGATGTTGGAAGTGTAAGTCCTGAAAATGTCAAAGCACCTGTTACATCAAGTGCTTCTGCTATTGTAATTTTAGTTGAGTCAGCGGCACTAAAAGTTGTGCCCCTTACTGTGACTGCATCAAGAACAATGTTTCCTGTGCCTGATGTTGTGAATGTTAAATCTGCGTTAGTTGGTGCTACCAAGTTTGTAATTGAGATGTCACCCTCAGCGCCAAATTCTAAACCAGATCCTGCCGCATTTACTTTTAAAACCTGTCCTGCTGAACCAATTGATGAAAGGCCTGTACCACCATTTGCTACTGGTACCGTTTCCCCCGATTGGAATTCTGCCATCCCCGTGGCTACATTAGATGCATTAAAGACTACTCGTACCGGTGTTTTATCAGCCATAACTCAATTCTGTGCTCCGCCTTCTTGAACTCACGGAATGCATTCATTTCCTTTATATTGTAGATATTTATCGTAAGATTAAAATTGAAACAGCGTGTTTCTAGTGCTGTATTGTGATTGTAGAGAAGTACCGTTTGATAATGTAAATGTTTGTTGTGCTTCTGTATAAACAGGAATTTCTTCGATTGTGCCGTTGAATTCCAACTCCAGATCGCCTTCTTTGGCCAAAAGTTCTGCGTCTGTGAATGTGGTAGTGCCGTCACTTACAAATACTTTTACTAACTGTATAGGTCTGTTTGCTGTTGCAGAAGTTTTTCCTTGCAACTGTATATTTTGCGTTGTAACACCTGATTTTACTTTAGATCCTTCAGGCAGTGTAGCACCTGTTGCCGCAATTTCGATTGTACCTGTTCCATCTGATGATATGGTTGCTCCACCTAGATCAATTGTTTCTGCTGATAGATATGCTGTCTGCCATCTACGTGTTGAGGATCCAAGTTGGAATACTCCGTCCTGACTAGGTATAAGATTACCTGATATTTCGATACCTGGACTTGAATCTTCAGTTGATATTGTGGTTCCTGCTATTCTGATTCCTTCAATTACAACATTTCCATTGCTGGACACGAGAGTAAGGTCAGCATTGCTCGGTGCAGTTAAAGTTGATCCAACAGCAGTCAAATCTCCAAGACTGCTGGCACCTCCGCCACCTCCCGAAACACCTGAACCATCAATGGTCAAAGTGTCGCCACTGACTGTTGCAGTAACACCGCCTGTACCAACAAGATTTAACGTGGCACCATCGGCAATTGAAATAGTTGATGATGTAGTGTCTCCAAATTTTAATCCAGATGCGGAGCCACCTCCACCACCTCCACCAACAGAAATACCGCCGGCTGTTGTTCCATCACCTAATCTTAAACTACCTGTATCTACATCTACTGCTAGATAACCGTCTTCCAAGATGTGTGTTGATAAGTTGTAATCTTTGTAGGACCCTACTAGTTTCCTGAATGCCATGTACGCTCCTTAGTTTTGGCCAGATAATGTTTTTAGTCTTTGAATGAATTCACTTTCTGTCTTTGGTTGTTTCTTCTTCATTTCAGCAGGTACACCTGGTTGATCTCCACCAGTAAGTTCAGGTTGCTTTACCAAAGGTTCGTCAACTCTCGCTTCTTGATCCGGTGCTTTGTCATCTGCATCTTGTACGATATTATCAAATTGGGCAATGTCTTTACCCGCTTCTTTCTTCTTCATTTCTAATTCTTGTTGTGGTGGGAAAACTGTTGCTACTGTGTTCGGATCATCTGACGCAACCTTACCTGGGTTATCGCTATTGTCTGTTGAAGGTTCTGTTTTATCATCAGCGTCTGACACTGATACACCTTTAGCACCCATCAATTGATTTAACAATGCTTCGTCTTCCTTATCAGGAATTGCTTTTATGTTGATGTCAATTTCCTTGTATCTCATCTATTAACTTACCGCGGCAGTAAATGGTGTTGATGGATTGGCACCCGCCGCCACTCTCATATTACCTGACACTGCGTATTTGTCTGCGGCAATGTCGATAAGTGTTAGTGTGTCACCAACTAGTCCACCTTGTGTGCCACTGTTCAATGTAATTGTGTCCGATGCCGCCACAGTTGGAAACGATGTAACTGCTGTGCCGTCTTCGTCGAGGTACATGATCTGTCCTGTTATCGTGTTATCAGCATCTGGAACTTGAATTTTGTACGTTGTTGATCCTCCCATTGCAACGCTTACTATGAAATGATAGATGTTTCCTGAACCTGTCGCATCTGGAAGTGTTAGAACAACATTGGCATTACCACCTACTTCTCCTAGTAATAGTGTTCTTCCTGCGTGTTCTACTTCTGTGATTGCGTCATCGCCTGTGAATGTGTGTATTGCTTTTTTGAATGATCCACCAATGGTGACCATGTCATTGAAAGTTGCGGCACCTGCCGCACTCATGTCAAGTGTTAATGCTGTGATTGTGGCCGAGTCATCTACTCCTTTGAACAATATATCATTGTTGTCGCCCATGCTTTTAATGACTAGGTCTGAAGTTACTCTGCTTATTCTACCAAATTCTACACCACCGTCTTGTAATTTTATGTCGGCGTTGTCTGCGTCTAGTATTATATCTCCACCAGCGTCTAAAGTTATATCTCCTGTGCCTGATGACGCTACTGTGATAGCCGCGTTTGAACCATTGCCTTCGATCTCGTTTGTTGTTACTGAGCCTGCAGTGAAGTTTCCTGTTACTGTTGAACCTGCACTTGTGACAGCGCCACTGAACGTTCCTGTTGTTGCTGTCAAGGCCCCAGTCTGTAACGCCCCTGCGGTAACCGATAATGAACTTGATTTGTCTGCCGCCGTTGCTGTTGTTGTACCTAATATAAAAGTATCTGTGTCCTCTTTCCAGATGATTGCGGCGTTGTCGCCTGTTGATCCTCGCTCTATTATTATTCCAGCATTGTTACTGTTTGCTGTTGCGCCTGTGTTTAATTCTAATATGTTGTCTTCTACTGTTGTGTTTGTAGTGCTTATGGTCGAAGTTGATCCGCCTACTGTGAGGTTACCAGTTACGCTTACATTCAAACTGTCAAGATTGATTGTGTTTGCTCCAGATCCCGAGTTGTACCCGTCGCCTGCTTTTATGGTGTAATCACCTGATGTACGTAGAGTTTTAGCCATTTGTTGTTATTTATATAGAAAAAGGGGGAAGCCGAAACTCCCCCCTCTTATAAGCACGTGTTCCCTATTACTGGTCTGTGATAACGTCGATGTTACCAATTCCTGCGCCTGCTTGTCCTTCGTCAGTTGTCTCAGTTCCAAGTGTGTATTTTGTAACACCTGTGTTTCCTGCGGCATCAACATAGTGTACTGTGTTGTTGTAGAATTTCTCTACGTATGCAACAGTTGAGTCATTTAGAATCATCTGTACACAGAATTCACCTGCAGATCCGTTTGGTGGAGACGCTGATAATGAACCTGGTGCTACTGCTTTTAAACAGTAAACGCCAGAAGTTGAATCTTCCAAAGAAATCTTGAATAATTTAGATCCTCTTTGACTTATGATATAAGCCGTTGTAGAGTCAACTTTTGAACCACCAGATGCTCTGTAAGCCGTAACTGCAATGTTACCTGCTACACCTGAGGCACTTCCAGCCATTTTACTTTTTTTGATAGGTCTTCCCATTTGTTTTCTCCTTTATAGGAGTCCAATGCCAGTTCTCCTGGCTACGCGGTTGTTATCCGCATAAGTCTTTCACTGTATGTGAAAGCACGTTTGAACTGATAGTATTTACCAAATTTTGTGAGTTATTAAATGTGTAGAAAAAGAGTGGTGTAAACAAAATGGCTCACACCACTCTCGAGGTTAACGTATTTCTAGATTTTTATATTATTTTCTGTTGTAGATATGATATAAAATCCAAACTGCAACTAATCCGATCAAACCTTGATCTGAGAATCCTTGCAGTACGCCCTGGACGTTTCCGATTACTGAAACGTTTGGCCAGAACGGAATACCTTGACCGTTGAAAAGAATTTCTAAAACAATTCCTAACGCGATGAATGATACACCGACATCAGCGATTGCTTTCGCCCATCCTTTTACTTTCATCATGATATCCATATTGGACCTCCCTTGATGTTGTAAGTTTCTAATGAAACTCAGAATTATTTAGAAGCACTGCTTAAAAGTAAAACTACCTTATTTGGTCTGCGTCAGGTATGAAGGTGAAATATTTTTTTTATCTACGCACAAAACTCGTTGTAGAGTTTAAAATCATATTGGTTATAGGTTTTATGCCACGAGATAAATTCTTCATTAATGTTTTCTCTCGACACATATTTTTTATAATCTTGATTGCTTCGATTGGTATTCATCCTTGGTTCTTTGTCCAAGTTCAAAATTTCTGCCACTTCATTCCAACTAGTTTCAAAATTTTTGCTTGTAAAAACTTTTCTAAAATTATTTCTCAACGCATTTCTGACAGTGTTGTACTTGGTTTCAATTTCTGCATCAGGATCTAACAGCAAATAGTTTTTGTAGAGCCAAAGAGTCATGAAATTTCCTGCAAGTTGTCTACAACTTTCTTCAAATGTGCTGGCCTGTGCTTCTCCTTTGTCCATGTCATAGTTGAACTGTGATATGTCTCTGTCCAACGGGTCTCTCAACCAAACAAAATGTGAGCCCGGTGTTCTAAAAGTGGTGTTATGTCCGACAGCATAGTCGAGTTTGCTAATCTGTCCTTTGTTTGCTCTGTCTTCTAGGCGTAATTTCAGAGTGCTACCGCCTGTCTTTGGTATGTGATGGAAGCAATAGTGCATAAAGTATTTAAATTGTTGCACCACCGTCACAAAAAAAGGCGACATAAAGCCGCCTTTCTTTGAAAATAAAATAAGCCTTGGCTTATTTGAATTTTAAGTTACCAGATGTTACCGCTACTAATCCAACGTAGTCAGCCGCGTTACCAAGTGATGATGCAGTGTTTGTTAACTCTACATAACCGTATCTTGTTAAGAAGCCTACTACTGGTTCGAATGTAGCCGGATCTAATACAACACCTGAAGACATTAAAGGAATGTAAGGACAATAGAACGCTGGAGCGTCTGCCTCACTTGCACCTTTGTAACCAACTAGTACTGATGTACCGTCTGCCGCGTAAGCGTCAACGTATACTCTCATAGCACCGTTTAAAGTTCCAACGAATTTAGTATTTGTTGGTGCTTCAAAAGTACCTTCAGTTGATCTAGCAAATGCTGAAGTTGTTGCTGATTGAAGAACAGTTAAAGCAGTTGGAGAAACTACTGCGTAGTTTCCAGCGCCTCTTCTTGTTCTTGTTGCGATTTGGTTAGCAACTCTGTTGATTAACACAGCCAATGCCGCGTGTTCATCACCAACGAATGTTGCAGTACCTGACACAGCCGCTTGGTCAAAAGTCTCAGAAGCGGAACCCGCCAATGTTCTTAATGATCCAATGATCTCTTGGTCGATCTCAGCAGTAATCTCTTGAGCTAATGCCGCCATGATTTCTGCTTCTACATCGATACCTTGTTGTGCCTGAGCATCTTGAGCCGCTTCAAACGTCCATCTAGCACTTAATTTTCTAGACTTCGCTTCAACCGGTTGTTTCAAGATCTGGATTGATAATCTCTTACCACCAGTTCCCTCTAAAGAGGCAGTTGATGCCGCTTTTGGAGTAGAATTGTTCTGGTTACCAGAATATGCTTTCGCGATTTTGAATGGAGATAATGCTTCTTCACCTGCTGTCGTGTTTGACGCAACTGTGTCTGCATATCTTATTCTTAAAGTGTGGATCTGTCCAACCGGACCAGTCATTGGTTGTACACCAACGATCTCGTTCGCTATAACAGTAGGCATAACCCTACGTATTACTGGAAGGATAACCCTGTTTAACGTAGCAACGTTACCTGCAGATGTGGCACCAGCAGTTGATTGTTCTGCCAAGTATCTTTTCGTGTTTTCTAACACGACATCCATAGTTTTTTTCTTGTTACCCGCTAAACCTTCGGTTAGGGCCGCTTTAGTTTCGCCCCATTTTGATTCAAATATATCTGACATTTGTATCTTTTCCCCTTGTTTAGTTGTTATATACCCGCTAATTTACGGATATTTGTTAAGTCAGCATCTTCCCTTTGTGCTCTGTCACCACTTGATTCAGAAATAACTTGTTTTCCTGTCTCAACTGGTTTATCAGCCATCACGTGTGGTAGATACTTGTCGAATGAACTTTGAAGTTTCGCTGTTTGAACTGATTCTAACAACTGACTCATTACTTCACTCTTTTCTTTGCCCAATGGTTTGAGCATCTCGGCCATCTTTTCCTTACGTTCCATCAAGTCTGCCTGTCTTTTGGACTCGGCTTCCTTCGACTCAATCACCGCTTGTTTCTCTTCGATAGCCTTCTCAGCGTTTTTTAACTTCATTGTAGTTTCATCCACAACTTTCATTAACTTCGCGGACTCAGATTTCTCATTTAAGTAAGAATTCTGATACTCTGAAGCGAACGCCTCGAATATTTTCTTGCCAAAGTTGACTTCTCTAGCCGCTGTGATGTCTTCCTTAAGAGCTTTTAACTCTTCAGCAAGTTTTTTGTTAACAGCAGATTCTACAACTTTAGCAGATCTTGTTATGAAAGCCTCTTTCATCTTAGCCATTTGTTTTTTGGCTTCGGCTACTAGTTTGACTTTCGTTTCCACAACACCTTTTTTGTCTTCATGGAACTCTTTAATTTCTTTTGCAAGAGCGTTAACTACGAACTCTTCCATTTTCTTAAAGTTTTCATGAACACCTTTTCGGTCAGTGTGTAACTCTTTTAACTCCTCATTCAATTTAGAAAGGATAAAACTTTCTAATTTTGCAGAGTGTTTGCCTACGTTTTCTTTGTAAGCGATTTTTTCTTGTGCAAGTGCTTTTCTGTCCTCGACAAATTTAGTGATTTCCTCAGATAATTTCTCAGTCATCATTTTGTCGATAGCCTCGATCATGTTTGCTTTGTCGTGTTCGTATCTTTTAGCAAACTCTTCTCTTAACTCAGCGCCTACAATTTCTTTGTTTTCTTTAATTTTCGAATCCCAAGCCTCTTGGATGCCTTTTTGCACATCTTCCGAGATTGCTCCAGACTCTACTAATTTTGATATTGCGTCTATCATGTTATTTCAGGTCCTTTATTATGTTTGTTAGTGCCTCTTTGAGGAACTTTTGTGCTTTTGGGTCATTTCTAACTTCAGCCGCCAGTCCTTTTGCCATGTTACCACCCTTTGTATTCATTAGGTGTTCGTAAATTGGCGTAGGATAAGCACCCGGTGCCGAAGGTTGGGCAACAACATCGACTGTGATGATCTCGAAGTCTGAAACTTCACCGCTTCCGTATTCGTTCATGTTTCCAGAACCTCTACTTGAAACGCCTAGTTTCACACCCGATTGCAACATAGTTTCGACAAGTTTGCCCATCGGTGTTGGTAGGATTTTCATCTTACCGTATCCATTTGGTCCGTCCATCCACATTTCTGTAATCATGTGAGACACACGGTCCAAATTAATTTTTAAATCATCTGGGTGATCTACTTCACCTAACACAGAGTATCCAGAACTAATCTGATCGTTTAGTGTTTTTGTCGCTTTTGCGATTTCTGACACTGGGTAAACTCTCTGATTAGCATTCTTGATCCCACCTTGAATGCAGATGCCCTTCATGTACAAATCCTTACCGTCTTTTCCCTCGTGTAAGATCTGCACTCTGGCCTGATCGAATGTTAGATTCTCTCTTAGGTATAGTGATGCCATCGATGACCTCCTTTAATCAACAATTATTTCTGAGAATTAACTGGTGATTTAGCAGATTTGTCTGAACCGTCAGCAGTATTTGCCTTCTCTTGCTTCTTGTATGAAGTAGATTTTGCTTTTCCGCCTGTGTTCTCGAAATCACTCATTTTCTGTGCAGTTGGAGCCGGTCTTCCTTTTTCGTCTGCTCCGCCTTTGGCAATGTTAGCACCGCCATGGCCCATTTTTGTACCTGCATCATTTACTGGTGATTTTTTGCTATCTGCATGGTCGGCTGTGTCCGCTTTGACAGGATTTTTGTACTCTTTCATCTTCTCTTTCTTATCCATGTCTTTTTTGCCTTCCATTTCAACTTCTGGAGTTAACTCTGGTGCAACTTCAGGTGCTAAAGATTCTTCTTCTTTCTCTTCTTCACCGTCTTTTTTGCCCATCATTGCTTCGAATTCTGCTTTTAATTCGTCTAAAGCGTCTTCTAAGTCAACAACTCTGTCTTCCATGTCTTCTTCGCCTTTGTCAGCGTCCATGTCTGCTGGCATTTCTTCGCCTTTGTCTGCATCCATTTCGCCTTCTTCTTCAGAAGAGATGTCTTTAACCAATTCGTCAGTTGCGTCACCGCCTACTTCTTCGATTGATTCTTCTTCAGTTGTTTCAGACTCTTTTGCTTCGTCTTCGATTTCTACAACTTCGTCGACTTGCTCGTCTTTAGACTCCTCAGAAGTTTCTTCAACTTTCTCATCTTTTGCTTCTTCTGTAGTTTCTTCTACTTTTTCTTCAGCAGTTTCTTCTACTTTAGCCTCATCAGATGCTTCAGTTTCTTTAACTTCTTCTTTAGCGTCTTCTTTTGATTCTTCTTTTGCCTCAGCAGTTACTTCTTCGTCTGCTAGGTTTTCGTAGATGTCTCTAGATTTTTCAACTACGATTTCGTGAAATAAAGCCTCTGCTTTATCGTTTTCTTCGTTAATTAGTAATTCTAATAACGACTCAAATTTATTGTTTGACATTTTACACGTGCTCCTTGTTTTATTGTCGATTTGTACTTATAAGTGTTTGTATTTACTGTAAAGGCCTAAAAACGGCGGTATAATTGGCGTAAAAAGACGTATTTTTGTTACTTTTTTAATTGCAAACCAAATTTTGTGACGAATTCTTCGATAGTTGGATGATCTATCTGTCCTGCCCACGCAAGGTCTTTGGGTTTGAACCATCCTTCAGGTATAACTCTATGGAATTTGACGTCTTTAAAATCCTGTACGCAACGTTTTGTCTGATTCATCCAGTTGCCATAGAACGTTGCTTCGTCCTTTGACTTTTTGTAGTTCCTTGTGTCCTTGAAAATGTTGTTGAACTTGAACCTGTTGTTGTCACCGTGCCCACGATAGTCGAATCCAAGTATGTAGATCTCCTTGAAACCATGTTCACAGGCCATTCTAAGTGCGGTTGGGCCGCTTGACCACCCTAGGCTTGGTCGGAACCAGTTGAAGTGATCCATTATTTTTTGATTTTTGTTGTACTGGGCATTGAAGTTTGACCACACTTTATTATGTTGTGCGTAGTCAGTTTCTGCTATTTCGAAACACATCTTTGGGTCAACCGCTATTAGAAAGTCTGGTCTATGTGTTCTGTAGACACCGTTACAGGCATAAACTTTGCCTAACTTCTTAAGATCATCGATATCGATGCCCTTACGTGATTCACCGTTACCTAATACGAACGCTATTGATGACATTATAACTCTAAGTTATCGTCTGTGGCAGGTTGTCCGTACATTTTTTGGACAAAAACTGCTTCTTCCTTTTGCTGAGCATCGTGGGCCTCTGATGCAAGTCTCATTGAGTTGATATCTTTCAAAGATAGTCTAGTTTTTCTTGTGTCTTCGGAATCCAAAACAGATATATCGTGCTCAGGCTCATAGGTTTTGTCCTGCTCGAACCCGTCTGCTGTGTATGTAAAGAATTCCATTAGTTTCATAATCGTATTTAACCTTAAACTTGGCCTCCGCCACCTGTACCGCCGGGTGTTCCACCGCCTCCACCTTGTCCACCTGGTGTTGTTCCTGGCTGTCCTGGTTGTGGTTGTCCTGGTTCTGGTGCTTCTGCGTCTGCTGTTGGCTCTTCAAATTGATCTAAGTCACTCGAAATACCTGATTGTGTAACGCCTGCACTACGCAACTGGTTGGATTTTGTTTGTTTCTTCTGAGGCACATTGTTTTCTTCTGCCCATAATTCAGCGTTTCTTGCCATTTCTTCTTCACTTAAACCTAGATATCTTTTTAGAGCAAATCTTTTACTCATGTAAGGCAGTTCTGCAACTGCTGTGAACGTGTTTACCCTTGCTTGGTCCATTTCTGTCTGTCTGTACTGTGCAAAGTTTTGTGGTGGGTTCAATTTTATTTCAAACATGCTGTTGTCTATGTTATAACCTTTTCCTTTGATCCATAATTTGAACTCTTCGTCGAAAGTTGAAGCCAACATGCTTTGTAATCTTGCACAATACTTGTTGAATCTCAATTCTTGGATGTATGCAGTGCCTACTCTACCATCATTGTACTGTTGCTGTCCGTCTTCTGCACCAGTTGGCAAGTAAGAACTAGGAATTCTCAAACCTCTGAACAGTTTATTAGTGAAAAATCTTAAATCATCTATCTCGCCTAGGTTAGTACCGCCCGGTAGTGTATCAACTTTAGATCCTCTTCCTTCTGCTGTCTGTGGGAAGAAGTAATCTTCGTTAATTGACATTGGGTTGTATGTGGCGTCTATGAAGTTTGCACCACCTGATGCACTTGGAATTCTTCTTTGATTTATTTCGTTTTTGACTCTCTCAACGAATTGCATAGCCAAGTGTGTTGGCATGTTACCTACATCAATATAGAACACTCTTCTTTCAGGTGCTCTTTGGACCCTGTAAATGATTATTGCATCTTCTAATAATTCTTTTTGTTTGTAAACTTTGAAAACTTGTTCTAAAACAGACTGGCCAAATGGAAATAGGTTGTCTAAACCATCAGACATTGACATATGAATCACGTGTTCTGCATTTATGTTGTAGGCATTCATTGTTTTGTAGAATCTGCCGCCTGCGTTTGCACCAGCAAATCCTGACATGTTGGCAGTTGCCCCTGCATTGGCATAACTTTGACCGTATGCCGCTGTGCCACCACCTGTTGTTCCGCCGCCACCGTAAGTTTGGTTCGGTGTAATCTGTGTAGCACTCAATCTTTGTAGGTTTGGGTTGATATCTCTTATCACATATTGTTCAGGCTTCTTGCCTTCGGATTCGTTGACAACAATTCTATCAACTTTTGCATTGTCTATGTATAACCATTTGTGTGTTTCTGGATCTCTTACAAAGAAACAGTCACCATATTTCAGTGCGTTCCTGAATATTCTAAAAATTCTTTTGTTAAATTTGTTTGATGCTGTCCATTGTTGAAGTGCTTTCTTTAGAAGTTTCACTTCATGTTCTGTTGTCTCATCTTTGAACACAAGATCAAACGGAGTTTCGTTCTCTGTGTTTTTCTGTGTTGAAAATTCTGCAAGTATATCCAGTGCCGCATTGATTTCTGAATCTGAATCCATTTGGTCATACTGGAAATATCTCTGTATTCTGTTTGGGTGTCCTGTGTAGACATCTGGAAGATAAGAACTGTAATTTCTCTTCGCAAAGTTAGGAACTTTTTCTCCAGATATTGGAGAAAGGTTAGCGTCTTTAAAATATTTTTTCCAAGCCATATGTTATTTTACAATCTTTTCCTCATTTCAGCAACCTAAACTATGCCAACTTGATTACGGTCTTTACGTGCTGTTGTTTCAACGGCTTTCAATGCCCTAGATTCCACTGCAACAAGCGTATTTACGCCGTTTGCCACACTTGCCAGGCTTTGATTGGTGTTGTTTAAGGCAGTTACCATTGTGTTCATTTTACTTTCCAGCGCCTGTGTATCAAATATGGTTTTAAGATCGTTGTTGGCTGTGACAGTTGATTTGGTTCCTGCCGTTATCATTTCTGGTCCTGCCTCACCTGTGAGGTAAGTTTTACCAGCATCCATGCCTCCACCAAATTGTCTTCCGTTCTTGTTCATTGCAAGTCCCAATAGACCTGCACCCAATCCTAGTCCGCCACCTATAAGTGTACCAACTCCTGGGATCATAGATCCGATCATTGCTCCACCGGCCATGCTTGATAGCACTCCCATTGCTTTGCCACCGGCCGTTTCTGCGGTGCCTGCCTGTGCGGCTCCGCCTGCGGCCAATCCCACACCTCCTAGTATCCCAACACCTCTGCCTGCTATTCCTAATCCTGTTCTACCTGCACCACCCTTGCCGAAGAAACCGCCCGCACCTCCACCGGTTGGGTTAGCCATCTTGAATCCTGCAAACGTACCTGCTGTGATCGCCGCCACCTGTTGTCCGAAGTCCAGTAGATATTTGCCACCCAGACCCGCCAACAATAAACCTGCCGTCACACCTGGAGATTTTGCCAACACTGTTGCGATGCTTCCGCCCTTGCCAAATGCTCCCTGCACACCATCAAAGAATGTGCCCAAGGCCGGACCAAACGCCTGTAACAGTCCTGTCTCTATCGATTGGAATTGACTTGCTAACACTTTAGTTGCCTGTTCGAATGTTGTTAGACTTCCTACTAGTTTCGATGCTTGTTTTTCTTGTTCGGCCTCAACCTCTCCAAGGTCGTTTACTCGTCTGCCTAGTTCTATGAAACCACCTGTAAGTCTTAAGAAGTCTACCTGTCCAGTAACAGCAACTTTGTTAAATCTTTCCAAACTGTTTGCTGACAGATCTCTGAATTTCACAAGTGCTTGTTCACTTGATAGAGTGCCTGCAATCAACTGTTTGATTACTGCACCTGCCTGCGGCACGTTCTGTGCAATTTCTAGTGCGGCATCAGTTACCGGAACACCTGCATTGGCTATCAAGTCCTGAAAGCCTGTTGCTAATTCCGGAGAGATGCCCTCTACTGTCGCCGCAAAGCCTTGCAATCTTTTTCTAGTCTCTTCTGTTTGTCCTTGCAATGCCGCTTGGAATCTTTCATTGCTCTTTTGATTTTCGATAGCGGCTCTCAATTCATCTCTTTGCTGTCCTGTCAGTTTTGCTAATCTATCAAGTTCAAGTGCGAAAGATATTGCACTGTCTCTTTGTTGATCACTGGTCAAACGATCTAGCACTCCGGTTCTTCTCTGTGAGTCTAGGTTTAACAATAGTGTTTCATTTATTTCATCAACTGTGAATCCCAGTGGAGCCAATTGCTTGACGCCCAAGTCTCTGGTCTGCTGACCCAACTGTGCTATGAATTTTGCACCCTGTGAAGATGACCCTGCTATCGCCGCCAAATTCTGAGAATTTTCTGCAACAAGTTTTGCGAAATCATCCAAAGGCAACGCGGCGTCGTGGGCCGCCATTCTTAGATCCACTATGCTCTTACCAAAGTTGGCACCTGACTGTGACAGTTGTCTGAATGTTTCTATGTTGACATCTAGCCTATTGCCTAATATTCCTAGACCTTTCACATTGTCTGTGAAAGCACTGATTGATCCTGATCCTTCGAATGCCGCCTTACCTAAACCAATAAATGACTGTCCTACCTTTTTAGTGACCTCATCAAGTTTTTCCTGTGATTTCTTAAGGTCCTCGTAATTGTCAATTTGATCTTCTAGTTCGTCTGTTAATTTTTTTCTGAGTGGGTTGCTCTTTTTAAGATTATTAATCTCTTGTCGTGCTTCTCTTATTTTGTCCCTGGCTATTCTCGCTTCTTGTTCTCTGGACGCTTTTTTGGCCCTTGCTTCTTTTGTAATCTCCGAAGATAGGCCTCTAATCCGTTTTTCCAGATTTTCTATTTCTTTATCATCTATTGCCATATGACTTTATTTTGCACCTTTTTATACGCATATAAATATTGACACTTATACGCTGTTAGTGTATATTTATAGAATAAAAAAATGACAGAAAATAGCAATCCACTTAACAAGTATTTCAGGCAACCGGCCCTGTATGTATCACTGCCTTCGGGCACCAACTATCCACCACACGTGGTAACACCCTCACAGACAGGCGAATTGGGAGTGATGCCAATGACGGCCAAGGATGAAATCAGGTTCAAAACACCAGACGCACTCATGAACGGCCAGGGAGTTGTTGACGTTATACAAAGTTGTTGTCCAGATATCAAGGACGCATGGCAGATCCAAAGTTATGATTTGGACACTATATTGATAGCAATCAGGATAGCCACATACGGTGAGACAATGGACATGAGTTTCGTTGTTCCTGGGGCAAATGAAACAGTGAATCATTCGGTAAATCTTCCAGCACTGCTTGAAGACATCAAAGCCGAGAAGATCTTGACAGAGGTCACACTGGACGACGGACTGAGAGTTAAAGTAAGACCATTGACATACAAAGACATGACACAGACATCTTTGCAGACTTTCCAACAGCAGAAGATGTATACCGCAGTGTCGGACTCACAGATGGCAGACGAAGAGAAGACCACTAGGTTCAATGAGGCATTTAAAAAATTAACAGAACTGAATTCAAATGTGTTGTTGAAAAATATGCAAAGCATCGTGATGCCGGATGGCACTGAGGTGACTGATCCCGCACAAATCAAAGAGTTCTTCGACAAAGCGAATGCAAAAATCATCAAAGAGATCGAAACAAAGATGATTGAGTTGAGATCGCAGGGTGCTGTCAAACCATTGAAGTTGAAGGCCACCGAAGAACAGATCAAAAAAGGTGCACCTACAAATTACGAGATACCAGTGAGTTTTGACAACGCAAATTTTTTCGTATAACCTTGCTTTCACAAACGAATTCTGAAATTATAAAAACTTTGAAGGACATGGAAAACTCCCAAAAAGAGTACAAACATGAACTCATGAAGATATGTTGGTACATGCGTGGCGGAATGACCTACTCAGAAGCCTCCGCTTTGAGCCCAACAGAACGTGAAATCATTGCACAACTGGTAAAAGATAACTTGGAAACTACCAAAAAAAGTGGTCAGCCTTTCTTCTAGAATATAGTATACTATAATGGTGTTTGAAAAAGCAGATAATTACAGAACATTATGTCAGAACGAGATCTAGTTCGAGAACTTAAGGAAAACATCAAGGAACTCACACAGGACCGAGATGATGCCCTGGCGAAGTGCAAGACCAAGGAGAGCCGTATGAGGCAGGTCATGATAAAACTCGAACACGCAACAGACGACGTGCAGAGCATGGGCCACAAGATAGGTGAGCAGAACAAGAAGATGGCAGACCTGGAGGCCCGACTGGAGACCAAGGAACGACTGCTTGAACAGGCACTTGAAAGGATCAAATCACTGACGGATGACTCAACAGAAGAAACAGACCCCGACACAGAAGATAAAGAACTGGATTAAGGATTTCGTCACGAAACCAAATCCCGTCTTCGGCAACCTGCCACCCTGTCCGTTCGCACAGAAGGCGATCATAGAGGACAAGGTAGCATTCGTGGAGATACCACGTGACGCAGACTGGCGCCAGGTGTACAGGCACATATGTCAGTATGACAGCAGGGACAAGGACGTGCTCTGCATCATTTGTGATCCGGACACGTTCACCGCGGAACAGACTGTGAGCATGGCGGAATGGTTCAACGAAAAACAGATGCCCCGTGACGTGGTGATACTGGAGGACCATCCTGGGATCGACGAGAGTGTGCGACACGTGAAACTCAACAACGGCGAGTACACGCTGTTCCTCGTGCAAAGTTTGAGCAAGTTGAACAGATTTTCTAAAATGCTGGAGTCAGGTCCCTATTACCGGAACTGGTCTAAGACTTATCTGGAATCAGTGAAAGGTTTCCGAGAGCGGAAAACTCAGTGAGTTTACTGTCCCTGCGACACAATCTACGATACTGCTTCTTGTTGGTGCTCCACTCGGTGCCGGTCCACCATTCGAATCCCTTGTAGTTGGCCTTGTATTCCGAGCTCTGCTCATACCCCGAACCCATGTAGAAGTACCTCACGTAGTGATTGCTGGCCCACTCGATCTCCATGTCCAGCGTGATGTCCGATATGGGTATGGTGTTGGCGTGTATCACGCTCTCCAGTCCCGCCAGGTCCTGTGAGTCAAAGGTGTCTATGGTCGAGTAGTTGTCCTCCTGGAACCTGTATCTCTTCTGTTTGGTGAATCCCACAATGTTGTCAGCGGTGCCCAGGTAGAACACCATGAACTGGTCACGCTTGTGATAGTGTGCGAACGGGTCGTAGTCCGCGCCAAAATTTTTCCGCTTCATGTACTGCTTGTAGATGTGCGGTAGCGACAACAGTTTAACCATCTCAGATGCGTCGATAACCTTTACGCCTATCTGCTCACCATTGTAGGTGTGTGACTTGTATCTGGGACGGTACAGGTCCATGTTTATGCGTGTGCTACGTGATTGGTAGAAAACTTCTTTGTGCTTGTCTATGGGGTGGTCCAGCGCCAGCCAGCCTCGGTCCAATGCCTCCGCCTCCTCGTCATGGTCCACTATGGCCATGGGTTTGCATATCACTAGGTCCTGCTGTTCCTGTTTGCCGAAAGTGTGATCGAATAGTAGTTCCATGCTAATACTTACTGCTGATTCAGAGACGGCTTACGCCATCTGAAACTTCGCTTACGCTCGTTTCTTTTTTTAACTTACGCAGTTGTAAAAAACTTGAACGCAGTATGCGTTCTCTGTGGTAGATGAGCAGTCACAATTCGGCTATCTCTAGCCGAACTGACTAAACTCTGTGGTGAGTTCACAGTCACTATACATCGCTACTTGCGTCGGGCGGTTGTGCTGTACCCGTTTGCTCATTCATTACAACGCGAATCTACCAAACCCCTGTATAATGGTTCTTGGTAAATCTGAGGTCTATCTTTTTCTAGGAGCCTCATCATTTTTTGCTGTCTGCATCTAAGGATTCACCTGTCGCATTTCTGCCGCATTTCCTTGCTCACTGGTTGCGATGCTATGTTTGCCTGATTGAAATTGAGATGTGCCTATCGCATATGTTTATATGAGTTTTCTTTGTAGGTCAATCTTTTTGGCTTTAAATATGGCTATGCATTGGACTTATCAAGGAAATGAAATTACCAATATGCCAGAAAACGTTGTGGGATTTGTGTACCTTATTACAAATACAACCAACGGTAGGATGTACGTAGGTAAGAAACTTGCTAGATTTAAAAGATCCAGACCACCACTGAAAGGCAGAAAGAACAAGCGTAGATACAAGGTTAATTCTGATTGGCAAGACTATTACGGGTCAAGTGATGATCTCACTATGGATGTTAATAAACTAGGCAAGGACAAGTTCAAGAGAGAAATACTTTTTTTCTGCAAGTCCAAAGCAGAACTATCTTACGTTGAGGCACGTGAGCAGTTTGCACGTAAGGTGCTAGAAACAAACGATTACTACAATGGGCATATACGTGTAAGGGTACACGGTAAAGGCATATTGAAATAAATGCATCTACAAGATATTAAATGGTTACACGTTGAACCATCCACTAGATGCAACGCATGGTGCAGTGGATGTGGACGTAACAATTTCGGCTATGGACTCAGCGGTGTGAAGGTCACGGACCTGCCGGTTGATAAGTTGTCCGACACAATAGCAAAGTTGCCGTCTTTGGAGACTGTGCAACTATGCGGAGTTTATGGTGATCCTTGTGCAGGTAAACTAATTGACAAGCATATAGATGTATTGGCAAAGGCCGGAGTATCGGTCCAATTACAGACCAACGGCAGTTTACGGACAAAAAAATGGTGGAAAGAACTTCCGGATAGACTACCCGATTTGGAAGTTTGGTTTGCTTTGGATGGATTAGAAGACACTCACAGCATTTACAGACAAGGTACCAATTGGAAAAAGGTTATCGGTAACGCAACCTCATTTATACAAGCAGGCGGAAAAGCAGTTTGGCAGTTTATTCCGTTCAAACACAACGAACACCAAATTAAGGACTGTATGAGGATGTCCGCCAAACTTGGATTTCGAAGATTCGAATTTATTAAAAATGCAAGATATCATAAAAAGGCATTTGACTATAGAACAGGAGAGCCTGTAAAAATAGAACCATGGTCAGGACATCGCAAACAATGGGAAAGGAAAGATGGTATACTGCACAAGAACACTCTCGGTGTTGAAAACAACACAGTGCAGACAAAGGACTGTATGCATTTAGCATTGAAAAGTCTTTTTCTAAGTGCCTTGGGTAGACTTACACCTTGTTGTTATTTGGAAAAGACAGAACACACTTCAGTAGATATACTGAGCACAATCAAACAAAAAAATTACATACCCACTTGTCTTACAATGTGTGGAACGTGCAAATAAAAAACCCCCGACTAGTAAAAGCCGAGGGTTCTAAGAATTGCAATTCAATATTAATTACGCCGCAGTTTTTGCCGCGTTCTTAACTTCCTGAATTTCTTTTCTTCTTGCTTTGATCAATTTAGAAAGATTTGCTAATGCTTTTCTGGCTCTAGTAGCCGAAGCCTTAACGCCTTTCTCTGTGAACTTGCTGTTCTCTTCAGAGTAAGTTTGAATCTCTGTCATGATCGATTCATGTGTTTGTGACATATTAATTGTCCTTCCTATGTTCGTACGATATAATTAATTAACATATGTTTAATTTAAGCACACAAGAAGTGGTTTTGTCAATAGAAAATACACCTTTGGTAAATTTAGACGGTTTAGTTTACCAAGAATATAATAATTTTTTTGGTAATAGTTTCAACTTGACGTTGGATAATAAAAAAAGTTTTGAAAAATTGGAAAAACAAAAAGATTCAAATCGTGTTAAGTTGAGAGATGATGATATAGACATGAAGAAACTTAAAATTTTTTTTATGAATTCTAAGATAACTCAGGCCCTAAAGAAAAAATTTAACATAGATCTAAAATTCAGTTCGCTTGATGTGTGGATTGACGGTAAAGGTTATTCCTTGACACCTCACGTTGATGATCCAACAATCAAACTGCATCTGCAGATCTATCTATCTAACAATAGTGTTGGCACTAGCCTTTATGGAAAAAATAAAAAAAAGTTGCACACATTTGATTTTGAAAAAAATAAAGGATATGCATTGTTAAACAACGAACACAGTGTTCATGGAGTAGATGAAGTAACACAGGATGGGAGGATCAGTCTTTATGCCAGATATTCGTAAAGAATCACTTACAGAAAAACTTTTTCATTTCAATGACAAAAAAATTACACAAATTAAAAGTGATTGGTTCAACTCAGTGAACAGCAAAATAGTTTCTGCAGGAGAGATCAAGAACAAAGCAAAGGAATGGTTTTTAGATAGTAAACTGAACACAGTTACAAACACCCAAGATCTCAAAACAGATTTGACTTACGGTTGCACAGATTTTATAAACAATTTTATTTCCAGGGAAAAAACATACCAAGTTCTTGAAAACGAGTACTCCTATTATTCGCTTTTTGGAATGAAAGGTACCCCTATTGATCAGTTACAGCCTAACAGCATTGTTTTGGTATCTTTGCCTAATTACAATTTTGGAAACACTAGGCCAGATTGGGATGATTTTACAAAGACATGTGAGAGTAAAAATATTGAAATACACATAGATGCCGCTTGGTACACTGCAACAAAAAATTTTGGTTTAGATATATCTCATCCTAACATTAAAAGTATTGCATTCAGTATAACAAAATCAGGATTTGAATGGAACAAGTTTGGCATAAGACTTTCAAAACAAAAGACAATTGACCCAATTACTGTGAGAAATCATAACACCAACTGGATCAATCAAAACGTAATAAATTGTGCAGATTACATTTTTGATAACATTCACGTTGATTATCCATGGGCAACACACATAAACCACTATAACGAGATATGTGACAAATTGAATTTAGACAGCACCAATTTTATACATGTGGCAAAACAGGATGGAAAAAATGTTGGTGTGGCGAAAATACTAGAACAGTATTAGATTACAATATCAACATCATTTGCGTAGTTCGTAAAGCCGTTTTCTTTAGTAACTTTTAAGACTGAGTTTACTCTGCTGATAAGTTCGTCTTTGTGTGATATTAAGAATATGTTTTTCTGTTGCGTTCTGCTCATGTCTTTCAGCACAGCCATAGAACTTTCAACACCTGATATGTCCATACCTGCGTCCACAAGTTCGTCTATGAACAGCAAGTTGATCTGTTGATAAAGGCTTTCCCATACATCTCTGAACGCCCAACTCAGACTCAATATCAATCTGTTTCTTTCACCTCTGCTTAAATTGTCAAAGTCTAATTCTCGGCCCAGTTCTTCAATACGCACACTCAGGTCAGATTGGAAAGTTACAGTGTGTGGCAATTTCACCTTGCCCAGGAAGTATGCTAGACGTTGGTTCAGGTATGTTAAGTTCTGTTCTATTATCCTTGTTCTTATGAACGAGTCTTTTGCGGTCAACAATTTGTACAAGAAGTCTTGGTGTCTGTGCAGGTCCTCCAGTTCGTTTGCTTTCTCAAAATCAATCTTTTGTATTGCTGTTTTTGTTAATTCCTCAACCTGTTCTGCATATGGATCTTGCTTCTTCTCGTTTTGCTCTAGTTGTCTGTTGAGGTCTTTCAAAGAACCTTTGTGATTGTATGCTTCGTCCATGGTATCATAATACGTATCTGGCATATGGCCTAGGTCACCTATTGTATCTATGTCCTGTTGTATTTTTGCAAGATCAGATTCAAGTTTTGAACTGTATTCTTTTGCTTCCGTTAGTGTTGCTTTAAGTTTGTCCACGAGATGGGTGTGCTTATCGTCCTTTAATTCTTGTTCACAAGTTGGACATTTTTGTTGTGCCGCGTACTCCAGATCGCTTTCAGTTTTTTCTACAGTGCTTTTTGCTTTGGTAAACGAATCTTCATGATATGCTTTTTCTTTCTGTAAACTCAATAATTTTATGTAATTCTCGTTGTGTTTTTGTAGACGTTTGTGGGCATCCAGTTCTTTTTTTATATCTACTTTTTCTAATTCTGCTATCGCTTCTGCGAAACTTTTTGAATCTTCTTCTTTCTGTGTTTGCCAAGCACTTGATCTTATCTTCAAACTCTCAATTGATTCTGTGATCTTTTCATTAGATGCAACTCTGGCGTCTATTTTTAATTTTTCTTCAGTCAACATCTGTTTGGTTGCTTTTTGTTTTTCTTTTAGCAAATCTGCTTTTTGTGAAAGCAAAGTAATACCAAGCAACTGCTCAATAATTTCCCTTTGCTCATTTGCTTTAGTTGATAAGAATGGTTGTGTGTATGTGTTCAATGCAATTATGTTTTTAAACATTGCATGGGTCATACCCATCAACTTGTTTATCTCTATCTGTGTTTCTCTGTTCTCACCTTGTGCTTCGTTGCTTTCAACATTTTGTTCTATGTTGTTTGCATAGAATTTGAATATTTGTGGTTTCCTTCCACGTTCAATTGTGTACTCAACATTATTTTTTACAAATTTAACACTGACCAACATTCCTTTTTCGTTGGTCTTATTGACAAGATTGTCTCTTCTAATATTTGTTAGTGCTTCGCCAAAGAACACATATGACAGTGCATTGATGATTGTTGTCTTACCAGTACCATTCCTAGCACCTGCATCGTCGCCGCCCAGATCTAAATTTTCACCAATAACCAATACTAAATTTTTGTTGGCAAAATTTATTGCTTGGGCCTGGTTTCCCACGCTCATGAAATTTTTGACTGTAAGTTCTTTAATCGTTAGCAAGTTGTTTCTTCTTCCATTCGTTGTAGCCTCGTAGCCATTCTTCCTGTGTTACAGGTTTTGCAAGTTGATCCAAGAGTGACTGTTTTGTGACAGGTTGCTCAAGATCACCTTTTAAAACTTTTATCAATTTCTTTTTACTAATTCTGGACATCCAAATCATTATAGATTGCTGTTAATATATTTTTGTCATATGTTTCAGAATCTACTCCTTGTAATTGTTTTATAACAATTTGATCTACACTGTCAAACTTTTGCACTTCAACAGTTGGTTGTTGTGCATTGTCTACTTGTTCCGGTATAAGTTGTAGTTCTCTCAATTGGTATTTTTCTATAAATGTTTCTCTGACAAAATTCGCCTCCTCATATGAAATCTTAATATCTAAGGTTACTCTCACATACATTTTTGGCTTGAGATATTTGTCAGGATCTTCTAATAGTTCGGAAACTTTGATTGTAATATATCTCGGCATGTCTGGCCAGTTTATGTATTTTGGTTTGCCACCCATTTCTATCACCATCATGCCTCGATCATCATCCCAAGCATCTGCATAATTGTGTGGAAATGCGTTGCCCATGTATGTGACATTCTTCATTACTTGCCTTTTATGGAAGTGTCCTGAAAAAACTTGTCCGCAGTTTGCAAAATGATCTGTCTGTATTCCTCCTACATCAGGCATTTCCACCATTGCATTCATTTTGAAATATGGAAGTTCAAAATGTCCGAACACATATTTTTGTTTCATTTTTTGGATTTTTTTCCATTCATCTCCAACTATCCACGGTATGATTGCAACGTCATCTTCCACTATCCATTCGTTGACAAGATGTATGTTTGGGATATTTCTTATGAATTCCATTGAGTTGATTTCTCTTTTTTCTCTGTAAAACAAATCGTGATTGCCCATTATCACATAAACTTTTTCAAATGCCGCACCTAATCTTTCCATATTTGATACAGTGTAGTTCATTGTGGACACGTTTGTACTTGCTCTGTGGTGGTGCCAATCCCCTAGAAATATACAGGTTTCGCAACCATGTGCTTTGGCTTGTTCTATGAACCAATAAATGAACGCTTCACAGTCGTCGTTGTGTACACGACTGTTGCCCTTCATTCCAAAGTGTATGTCAGTGAAACAAGCAACTTTTTTAAAAAACATAGGTTACCATTTCTTTTTAATTATTGGTTTGTGATCGGTCATGTCTACTTTCTTGTAGTTTACCTCTTTAAAGTCTTCTGAGTCGAGTGTACCTTTTTTCTTGTATATCTTGTTTAATTTTTTTATACCTGTCTTGTTAACAATTTTACCTTCGCCATGTGCAGATTTTATTCTTTTCTTGTAACTGGCTGTACCTGTTTCATTCTCGTTCTGTCTTGTGAAACTTGGCATCATGTTGTTGAATTCTAAAAGGTCATCCCTTATTGCTTGATTTTTCTTTTCAATGTTCAGTATTCTTGTGAAACTGTTCGTTATTGCCGCTGTGTAATATGCAAATGGGTTGTCCGATTTTGATTCGTCAAACTGTAAACCAATCTGACTCAACTGCATCAGTGCCTGTGATTGCATTTCGTCATTGTACGTGTAGCCTCTCCAGTTTGCTCTGGTACCATACCTCTCACACAACTTCATGTACATCAATGCCAGTTGGTTCGTCATTTTTCCGTGATCCGCTGAGAAATGTCCGTTGTCCATTCCACCAACCCAATGGCTTTTGCCTACACATTTGGGTTTGTTCTTGCTGTCAACCCTGAAGTGTTGAAATGGCGGAAAGTTCACTTTGCTGTGATGGTCTGCTGTCTGTTTTGGATTCTTTTTTCTTTCGCTGTCCATGGGTATGTGGTCAAACATCATTACCCTGAACACCAGATCTGTTTTATCAATTTTCCTTGGCGATACTGTGTAGTCTGCAAGTTTTATTTTCTTTATTCCTGCCGCTTTGGCCTGTTCCCACGCTTCTTGTGTCAATCTCTTGGCCCTGTTCTTTTTCGCTTCTGCTATGGTCCTCACATTTATTTTCTTGAGATTTGGCACTATGATATCGTACTGTGAATCCTCTGTATTCACATATGAGCAATATGTGTTCTTGCTGGCGTGTATCTGTATGAGCAGATCTCGGTTGTTTAGGTATTTTACTCTCTTCATGTTTCTCCAATATTGTTAGTGTAAAAGTGACCACAAACAGGTCTGTTAAATCGTGCCGTGTGGGTAATTAAGTGCGCCTAAAATAATGCCTATAAATATAGTTAAAGTATACAAAATTTTGAAAAGGAAATCAACCAGTAAAGATGCCATTAAAAGCAATAGGAACAGCAGTAAAGAACGTAGCGACAGGATTCTTTAACCGAACCCTCGCAAGGCTATCAGGTTCTGGTATTAACAGGGATCTCAGACTAACGCGAGCTCAGGCAAAATGGTCTGGCAGACAGGACAAAACAGACTGGCGTGTGAGATTACAGGTGCCACAGGGATCACCCCTGGAAGGATTCTTTGATTTCGATAACAATGAATTACTGAAACCCCTGGCCGAATCTAGGGGAATATTTTGGCCATTGACTCCAGCGGTTGTGATACAGCATTCTGCAAACTACAATCCACTGGCAGTGACCCATAACAATTATCCTGCTCAGGCGTATCAGAATTCACAGGTCGACCAGATGAACATCATTGGAGAATTTCCAGTACAGAACTCCGATGACGCCAAGCACTGGGTAGCCACAGTGAATTTCCTACGTAGTGCAACAAAAATGTTTTTCGGAAAGGACACAGACAACCTCAAGGGGAATCCACCACCGATCATGCACTTGTTTGGTTACGGTGATCACATGTTCCACAAGATACCTGTTGTGATAAATTCGTTCAACGTTGAACTGAGACCAGGCATAGACTACATATCTACTAGGCAGAATGAATCAGACTATACTTCTGCCAGAACCAGAGAGAAACTACTGGGCCTCCCGGCATTGGAAACAGACCAATCTTGGGCACCAACCCTGTCAAACATTTCGGTACTGATAACTCCTGTCTACTCGAGAGAATCAATCAAGGAGTTCTCAATGAAGAAATTCGTCAACGGTGAGTTGAACGGCAAAGGAGCCAACGAGGTAGGATTCATCTAATGGCCAAGTATTCATCCACATCACCATATTTCAACACACCCCAGAACGCCATCAACCTGGGCACACTGGTACCGAGGACATTGACAGCAGAACAAGACGATCAAAGTTACACCATTGAAAGAACATATGCGTACAGGCCCGACCTGTTGGCATTTGACCTTTATGGCTCACCGAGGCTTTGGTGGGTGTTCGCACAGCGTAACCCAGATCAGATCGAAGACCCCATATATGACTTCAAACCAGGAGTGACCATACAGTTACCAAAGCCAGCAAATGTTTCTAAAGATTTAGGAGTGTAGTATGGCTAAAGTTGTAAAAGGAAGAACATCTAGAATGCCACCTAAACAATTGGTTGATGCCGCATTCAAAAACAACAAAAATACTATAGGACGTGTCGACAACAACGACTACAAAGGGCTCGAGACTAGTTTCATCAAGGCCACCAACCTTAATGATTACGAAGATAACAACGCCAACAAGTCAGGTGAAAAAGATTCCAACATCAGACCAAACGTGTTGCACAGGTATGCAACCTACAACTATATATTCACGCTGAGTGGAATAAATGAAGAGGAACTCAACACACACAAATATCTAAAAAATCCTCCGCATGATATTATAGCGAGGACTGGCGGAATTGGAGATGCTAATTTTAGTGGAACCACCGAAGTGAAAGACACTGGCGGTCAGGATCCAGAGTATGATGCAACTACAATACAGAGGCAAAAGGCATTTGATGAAGAGTACAACGACAGCATCAGGATTTTGCTGAGGGGACATGACATATTCATAGAAAACGTGAACATAGTGTCCACGGCAGGACCAAACACGGAACGTGGCCTGGGACAGTTCACAAAGATGGAGTTTGAGATACATGAACCATATGGTTGTTCTTTCATAGAAAAGGTCAGGGCGACCACGGCACTGAACGGGTACAAGGATTACCAGGACGCACCTTTGCTGTTGACCATAGATTTCAAGGGGTTCGACGAGCATGGCAAACCGGTTGCCTCACAGCCAGGACACGTGCGGAAGATACCTGTGCTTATATCCAGGGTGGAATTTGACGTGGATCAATCCGGAACAAAGTATTCCATGGTCGCCACGCCTTATCCAGAATTGGCCTACGATGACAGATTCAAGTTTTCCAGAACACTGGTGCCCGTGTTCGCAAAAGACATCGACGAATGGGTAGCAAATGTACAAAGTGTGCTGAAACAACAGATGACGGATGAGATCAAAGAAGGACAGAGGCAGTATGCGGATGAATATGTGTTTGACATCACAGACGAGGTGAGGGAGGCAGGACTCACCTATCGTGGCCAACAAAAGACCAACCTGACCGGCAGTGTGGGTGAGACCTTAAAATTCACAAACAGGTACGGCCAGGAAATTGACACAGAAATAAAATTAGGGACGGATTCTGTGGGAACCAACGATTCAGTTGAGACCGGCAATCCAAAAGTCAAAAAGATCGAAGGCAGTGCAGACATGCAGATATCTCTGGTGAAATTTTTCGAGGACGCCATCAGGGCCGGCACGGGATACCAGGACCTTGCGGAGAATTTCTGGACGGCATATCTCAAGGGAACAGGACAAGTGGATGATGCCACGCTGAAAGATCCTGTTAAAGTGGCCGAACTATTCACAAAGAAGGATGGCAAGCAGATTCAAGCGATAGTGGACAAGAATCAATTCGTGAATTGGTTCAAAATCAAGACCAGTGTGAGAACAGACACCAAGCGTTTTGACAAGATCACGAAAATGCATCCAAAGAAAATCATATACCAAGCGGTGCAGGTCAAGTTACACGTGGCAAAATTCCTGAAACCGGGAATATCCATAGGCAAGATAGATTGGAGTTCTAGGGTTCATAAGGAATACAATTACATATACACAGGAGACAACATAGATGTACGTAATTTGAGAATGTACTACAAAACAGCGTACTACATGAGGAATGTAAGGGGAGATGATGAAGCCAACACAGGACAGATCACATTCGACGCCACCAAGCGTAAGGGAGCGATCGGAAGGGAAGACTACCCAGAGGAACTGATGCCGTTGCGGACTTACCCATCATCTCTGCGAGGTAGGAGCCTACTCAAGGGCGATGAAAAGTCCAAGAAGCCACAGGAGTTCTACGACTATCTCACCAATCCGGTGGCTGACATGGCCAAGATCGAATTGCAGATACTGGGAGATCCCGCATACCTGTGCCAGGACACATACATGCCTATAAAGAATTTGAGAAATAGCACCAAGTTTGGTGGTGAAGGACCATACGATTACGACAACGAGAACTTCAACGCAGATCAGTACGTGCCTATTATAAACATAAATTACAGGATTCCCGATGACATAGACGAACTGGAAGGCACAACATTTACCAACAAAGCAAAATATCGTGACGAGAACATATTTTTCAATGGACTGTATCAGGTCAACAAGATAGAGAGCTCGTTCAATCAGGGGACATTCGAACAGACTCTGTTCTGTAGTAGATTCAACAACCAACAGGGTGCAGGAATAGATCCAGAGATGGTGCAGTTCTCCAACCAGAGTATTGACAACATTTTAAAGGATGCCGAGAAGGAAAAACGGAAAAACGAAAGATGGAATAACATAAAAGATTACAAGGACTTAGGAATACCTACTATATAAATTTAATAAAATATGACATACAATTATTCATCAGGATTCACAGACACACACGACAACCAGAAGGACTTCAACAAGAAATTTCAGGACACCGACAGTGGTCCGTACGTGGGCACAGTGAAATACGCGATCGATCCATTGAAGATGGGTAGACTGGGAGTGAACATACCCGCCCTCACAAACACCACCAAGCCAACTGCCAATCAGGTGATCTGGTGTCAGTACCTGTCACCGTTCTACGGTGCCAAGAGCATAGAAGCAGTTTCAAAAACTGATCCCTATGATTACAAGGAGACACAGCACAGTTATGGTATGTGGGCGGTGCCACCCGACATAGACACAGAGGTATTGGTTATATTTGCCAAAGGCGAGAGGGGTGCCAGTTCGGCATTCTGGATAGGCTGTGTGCAGAAACCTTTAGTGAATCAACAGATACCAGGGCATGGTGCCACACAAGATTCTAGGGTAGGTGCAGGCGGAGTGGATTTCTCTCAAACCAAAAAAGAAATATACGGCACGGATTTTGTACCGGCCGGAGAGAAAAACATGAGGATGTATGCAGACGGTGAAACACTTGAGACAATGGATAAATGGAAGTACCCGGTCAATGACATACTGGCCGAGCAACTGTTGGAGCAGGGACTTATATCAGACAACGTGAGGGGAACCACAACATCCTCGGCACGTAGGGAGACCCCCAGCCAAGTTTTTGGTATCAGCACACCGGGTAGAGTGAGACCGGACTCCCGGTCAATAAACTATGGATTGGAAGGATCATCCGTACGTCCGGACAGGGTTCCAGGGCACAGTTTTGTAATGGATGACGGTGACATCAGAGGCAACAACCAACTGACGAGATTGCGTACCGCATCCGGGCACCAGATATTGATGCATGACACAGACGGTTCCATATACATAGCCAATGCGTCTGGAAACGCTTGGATAGAGATGCAGTCGAACGGAAGGATAGATCTGTATTCGGGCATAGGTGGAATCAACATGAGGACCGAGGGAGACTTCAATTTGCACTCCGATTCAAACGTGAACATCCATGCCAATGGTCAGTTGAGAGTCAGTTCGGCTAACGAGATGATACATTCCGCAGACACAATGCTCAACATAGGTGACAAAGGAATACTCAACAGTTCACAGAAAGGATCCATAAGGGATTACGCCAGGGATGGCATAACATCATTCACAAGTGGAACACAACTGCACGGTGCAGGAGGACAGATACATTTGGCAGGTGCACAGGTCCACTTCAATTCAACAGCGCCAAGCAGTGCATGGGGACCAAGTTGGTTGACCAAAGACAAAGTAGGAATGCAGTTGCGAGATGAAGGAGATGTTGAACTCACACAGAAAGGAATCAAGCCGCTAGAAAAATTCACCAGGGATACCAAGACGACTGTTCATAGACTTGTCACGCACGAACCTATGTTCAGGGCCAGTGTGATAGGCAGTGATGGATTGATACCAATCGATTCGGACGATAAAAAGCAATGGAGCAAACTGTCACGGACTCCAGGCACAGCAGAATTTGTCAACATGCAGAACAGGATCAGCAAGAACAGTGCCATACGTGATGCACAGTACCAGGCTGACGCACTAGAATACCTGAAACAGAAAATGGGAAACAGCAAAGATGGTGCAAAAGCAAAAAAACTTCTCACAGAGTTTGGAACAAAATACAATGACATATATGGAATAACAAAAAGAATAGACCTACCGTTCGAACTCAAAGACAGTATATCGGAAAAAGTAAAACTTGTGAAGACCACAGATCTATATAAGAAAACAAAAGATTTTACATCAACGTTGGCCTCACAGGTGGTAGAGAAATACACTGGATCCAGCACAGAACTGTTCAAAGACAATGTGTTTGTCAACTCCACGGGAGAATTATTCACACTAGGCAAGACAGGATTGGACCAATTAAATCTTGCCAATAAATCCTTGAATGACGTGAAAGGATTGACTAAAGATTTATCTGCTGGCAACATCGAAGGAACGATAGCAAATCTAAACAGCATCACGCAGACATATTCTAGTGTGATCGGAGGACAGGTTGTTGGCATGAGCCAAGTCAAGAGCCTTGCCACAAAAACTGGTCTGTTCAATGCCAGAGATGCCCAACTGGGAGGACAATCTTTCTGGCAAAACGTGGGAACAAACGTTGGACTAAAAATTGGCAGTATTGCTAGTTCGGTTGGCAAATTCTTCTCAGGTGGTGGATTCAAGTTCAGCGACATGAGGCTAAAGGAAGACATAAGACTCATAGGACAGTCACCCGCGGGTGTCAATGTCTATTCGTTTAAATACAAGCAGTTGCCGGGCAGGTACATGGGAGTTATGGCACAGGAAGTGCCATGGGCACGGCACTTAACAGACACAGGATACTACGCTGTAGATTACAGCAAGGTTGATGTGACATTTAGGAGATTGAATTAATGGCATACGGAGACGGAGGATCAGCAAACAACACATCTAACAAATCTGTTACGTTCAAAGGTTTCAGTTCACGTGCTGACAAGCAGAACTTCAAAATTTACGACTTCGAAGTGGCGAAACAGGACCTGATCAACAGATTGAGTGTGAGAAAGGGCGAACGTGTTGAAAACCCTGAATTTGGCACGATAATATATGACGCCATATTTGAGCCATTTACCGAGCAATTGAAAGAAGCAATCATAGATGACATCACAGCGAATCTCAACGCTGATCCAAGACTATCCACAGAGGATATACTGGTCTCAGAAGCGGACAAAGGCATTGCAATACAGGCCACTATCACTTATGTGCCATTAAACATCACAGAGAAACTACGATTCAATTTCGATGAGAACGCACTATTGCGTCTATCTTAATATACGCACATTTCCTAACATATAAATACCATTGTAATTACAATGGCCACAACAGATAGACAGAACAGATTACTTGTAGCGGAAGATTGGAGAAAGATCTACCAGGCTTTCCAACAGGCAGATTTCAAATCATACGATTTTGAAACATTGAGAAGAACAATGGTAGCATATCTACAGGAGAACTATCCAGATGATTTCAATGATTTTGTAGAGAGTTCTGAGTATGTTGCACTTATAGATCTTATTGCCTACATCGCACAGGCTTTAAGTTTCAGAGTTGACCTCAATGCAAGAGAAAATTTCCTAGAGACAGCAGAGAGAAGAAACTCTGTTTTAAGATTAGCAAGACTTATAAATTACAACGCCAAAAGAAACAAACCCGCAACTGGACTTCTGAAGATTGATGCAATATCAACAACACAAGATGTGAGAGATTCAACAGGCACAAATCTTGCAAACTCAACTATAATATGGAACGATTCAGCAAATTCTAATTACAGAGAACAGTTCACGGCGATAATGAATGCGGCGAATCAAACTGGACAAATTTTTGGCAAACCCAGAGACAAAGATACCATTGGAGGAGTTGACACAGAATTGTACACATTTGCATCCAATCAAAATGGATTGCCTATTTTTAATTTTTCAAAAACTGTAGGTGGTATTGCCAGGGATTTTGAGATTGTATCGTCTGCAATTAGTGACAGTGAATCAATCTATGAGACTGCACCAATAGAGGGCACAGGCCTGACGTATGTTTACAGAAACGACGGTTCTGGTGACAGTTCAAACAGCACAGGATTTTTCTTCTTATTCAAACAGGGCACTTTACGGAATGATGATTTCACAGTAAACAATGCAGTGACAAATTATGTGAAATCTATTTCAGTTGAGAACATCAATGATTCAGATGTGTGGCTGTATGGAATAGACCAATTTGGGCAGATTGAACAGGAATGGACAAAGGTCCCTTCACTTACGGGAAACAATGCAATCTACAATTCATTATCAAAAAGTGTTAGAGACATTTACAATGTTGTCACTAAAAACAATGACACAGTAGATCTTGTTTTTGGAGACGGAAACTTTTCAAACTTACCTCTAGGATCTTTCAGAGCATACTACAGAGTCAGTGACAATGCCAAGTACGCCTTACAACCTGCTGACATGCAGAACATTCAAATAGATGTTCCATATGTTGACGCAAACGGGGCCAATCAAAGTCTAACAATCACAATGAGTCTTAAAGGTTCAATATACAATGCTTCAGCAACAGAGTCTAATGCTTCTATTAGGGAAAAAGCAGGACAGGTATACTACTCTCAGGACAGAATGATCACAGCAGAGGACTACCAAGTGGTACCTTTGAGTGCATCGCAAGAGATAGTCAAAACAAGATCAGTGAACAGATCAGCATCAGGAATCAGCAGGGCAAAAGAAATACTAGATCCAACAGGTGCGTATTCAAACGTGAATGTGTTTGCAGAGGACGGAATATTGTATAGAGAAGAAAGCAATCCTTCATTCACTTTCAGTTTTAATAACAGAAGCGATATTCAATCTACGCTCAATACAAGTATAGAAGCAAAATTAAAAACTGCATATTCTCGACATTTCTATTATGAAAAATATAGTACGCAGGACCTGTCATCATTGACAGCAACATGGAACTCGACTACCACAACAACAAATACAAACACTGGATATTTCACGTCAGGTGGTGCATTGGCAGTGGGTGATTCTGCAACATCAAATTTGAAATATGTAAAAACAGGAGCATTAGTTAAATTTACATCTCCAGACACCAGAGAATTTTTAAACAACAAATTAGTTACGGCCGGCACAGAAAACGCAGAAGATAGACAGTGGGCAAAGATATCAGGTGTAGTGGGAGACGGAAGCAACTCCGGAACAGGAAATCTATCATCAGGTTTAGGTCCAATAACACTGAATGGTATTATTCCAAATGGATCAGTTGTGAGTGTTGTTATACCAACTTTTACAACCTCGTTTTCGGCAACTCTTGAAGCAGACATTATCGACAGAATCGAAGCGTTTGAAGAATTTGGTCTAAGATACGATATTGAGTCTCAGTCATGGAAAGTTATCACATCAACAAATTTAAGTTCTAGCACAGCATTCAGCCTTACCAATCAAGGAAACACTTCCGGCACAAATAAAGATGCTAGTCATTGGTTTAAATTTACAAATGACGGAAACACCTATACTGTGCATTACAGATCACTAGAATACATTTTTGAATCAGAATCACAGAACAAGTTTCACTTCGATCTAGATGAAAAAATCTACGATTATAAAACTGGTAAGACAGTCAAAGACACAGTAAAAATTTTAAAAACAAATAGCATTGTTTCAACAGGAAACGCAATAGGATATCCGTTGCTGTGGCAAGTTGTTGACACTGTAAAAGAGGCAGATGGATATCAAGATAACAGAAAAGTGAAGGTTGGATTCCTCGATGATGATGATGACGGTGTTGTTGACAATCCGGAACTGTTCGACATATTCATAGAACCTAGCACAGCGGAATCGACAAAATTTGTTTTTTATGAAAAATATCTATCTTATGACAGTATCGAAAGATTCAGACCGTATGCCGCAACAAATTTTGTTGTGACACAAAACGAAACAGATATAGACCTAAACACTGCCACTTACACTGATGGACAATTATTTTATTTTTATGATACCAGTGAGGATGTTATTAAGAAATACACACTTTCAACAAACACTATGGCAACAACAACAGATTATTATGCAAGGAAAGGTAGAAGTTCCATAGACTTCCAATACAAGCATCATGCAGGACAAGAAACAAGAATAGATCCTAGCGTGTCTAACATTGTTGACACATACTTGCTAGAACGAACATATGATAACAGATTTAGGATTTGGTTACAGGACGGCGGAACAAAACCTTCTGCATCAACATCAGATCAGTTGAGAATAAACTATTCAGGAATTTTGAATCCTTTGAAATCGTTGTCCGACCAAATAATATACCATCCGGTAAAATACAAAATTTTATTTGGCAAAAATGCAGAAGAACAACTGCAGGCAACTTTCAAAGTTGTGAAGAACTCACAAACTAAAGTATCTGACGCAGTGATCAAGACAAGGGTTATAGCCGCAATCAATGAATTTTTTGCGTTGGATAATTGGGACTTTGGAGATGCATTTTACTTTACAGAATTAGCCGCGTATATACACAATCAGTTGGCACCAGACTTGCTTACAGTAGTGATAGTGCCTAATGAACAAGGACAAGTTTTTGGTTCTCTGTTTCAGATCAATTCGGCGGCAGACGAAATTTTCATCAGTGGGGCCACCGTTGATGATGTGTCGATTATAACAGCACTAGGAGCCAACCAATTGGAGGCATCTGGCACTGTTGTAACATCAACATCAACTGCCACGTCGAACACCACAACAGGATCAGCAGTATCAGGCTCTACTACAACAGGTTCCAGTTCATCAACTGGCAGTAGTGGGGCAGGATATTAATGGCTGACACACCTACTAACTCAACAACAAACGAAGAAGTTGTAAAACAGGGCAACAACGAATACAGAAGAACTGTTCAACATCTACCCTCATTCTACAGAACTGATTCAAACCAAAGATTCCTGTCAAGCACTTTGGATCCGTTGGTGCAAAAAGGTTCGTTGGAGAGATTGGACGGATTTGTAGGCAGACAAGACGCATACACAAGAAAAGTGACTGACAGATATCTGACTGCCACAAGTGCTGATAGATATACCTATCAACTAGAACCTGCTGTAACTTATACAGACAAAGACACAACTTCAGTCAACCCAGAAGACCAAGTAAAGTTCACAGGCACATACGATGATTATCTTAATCAGATCAAGTACCTAGGAGGAAAGGTAAACAACCACGACAGGCTCAACAAAGGCAATGTTTACAGTTGGAACCCAGCAGTAGATTTAGACAAATTGATCAATTACAGGGAATACTATTGGTTGAGTAACGGACCTGACTGCATAGAAATAGACTCTGCCGGCACAGGTGCGGAAGCAGAATACGATGTGAAAGCATTGCCGGACGACGGAAGTTCTGGCAAAGCCTGGCATTTCCCACATCTAGGCAATGAGAGGAATTCAGAACTTATACTTTACAGGGGCAACACATACAAATTCAAAGTGAACGCAAAAGGACATCCGTTCTACATAATGACAGAACCAAGAAAGGATCAAGTGGCATCGGATGGTTCGTCTTCGACTTTGTACACATCAGGTGTTACAAATAATGGAGCCAGTGAAGGAACAGTCACGTTTGTTATTCCAAACAATGCACCAAACAAGTTGTATTATCAGTGTGGAAATCATGAGAACATGTACGGACTGATAAACATTCACACTGTTGCAAGTACTACAAATATTGATGTAGAGGATGATATAGTAGGAACGAAAAATTACAAATTGCGTAACCTACAACTGTCAAACGGCATGAAGATCAAATTCACTTCAAGCAAAGTGGCCAGTGCTTATCAAGGAAAAGAATATTATGTTGAAGGTGTAGGAGATGCAATAACAATTACTGATGTGTCAAACCTGGCAACACCCGAAAGTTATGCAGACGATGGTGTTCCGGTGGACAAGGACTACATCACAATCAAGAGAGATTCTAGGGATTTGAATGCATGGACTAGATACAACAGATGGTTCCATAGGTCTGTGATAGAAAGAGCCAATGCTATCAACGGAACAACAACAGCATTAGACGAAACTGCTCGTGCCAAAAGACCGATTATAGAATTCGATTCAGGACTTGCGTTATACAATTCAGGAACAGTTGCAAAGACACCTGTGGACTTGTTTGACACAACACAGAAAGATGCGATGAGTAACGTTTCTGGAACATTTGGTTACATAATCGACGGCGTGGCAATCACGGACGGTATGCGTGTGGTTTTCTCTGCTGACACAGATCCATTGGTAAGAAATAAAATATACGTTGCAAACTTTGTGGATGCTGGTGATTCATCAGTGTTGTCATTGACACTGACAGAAGAGGTAAATGGTACGGCGCAAGATAAAGAAAACATTTTTGTGAAACAAGGCACCGAAAATAAAGGAAATTCGTATTACTACGATGAAGCAAGTACACTATGGGTGGCAACACAACAGAAAACAAAATTAAACCAACAGCCTTTGTTCAATCTTTACGACAACAACCACGTGCTGTTTGATGATGCAACAACCTATCCAAACTCAACGTTCACAGGTGCAAAGATTTTTGCATACGCGACTTCAGATACAGCGACAACGGACACTGTGCTTGGCATCAAAGTAAAATACAACACAATTAACAATGTTGGAGATATTGTATTCGAGTCGGATCACACAGCAGGAACATTTACATATCAGCAAGATGGTACGACAAAAACCAAGGATCAAGCAGAAGGTCATCTACACTACACAACAAGTTTGCAATCTCACAATAATAAAAGTGCATGGATAAAACGTACAAGTGAATCTAAACAGCGTGTCATAAGGACGGCTATTGTTGATGCTACCGAGAAGAGACTTTTTCCAATAGACTTCTATGAAAATTCGGCATCACTTACCGATCTCGAAATTTCCGTAAGTGTAAACGGTGTTCAAAAATCACTTACAACAGATTACACACTAGTAGATGGTTCCACGAACAAATATGTGAGATTTGTGGATGAATTGAAAGTGAATGATCAAATTAGGATTGCTGGTTACAGCAGTGCTAACAAGGTTGCCGGCAAAGGAATTTACGAGGTGCCTGAAAATTTATCTATCAATGCACTGAATTCAACAGTTGGCACTTTCACTTATGGTCAGATTTTGAAACACACAACGGATATTTTAGAAAAGAATACAGATGTCACTGGTGCAATTCCCGGAGTAACAAACCTCAGGGACAAGCCTGACAGCAGACTCAACGGTGGTACCATCGTACAACACGAAGCGTCCTTGGTACCTGCGATATTCAATTTGACGGACCAAGAGGCAAATGCAATTACGGCCATTGATTATGTTAACCGAGAGTACGAAAAATGGTACAATTCTTTCTTGACACATGCAACAGGTTCAGCGTACGAAGGCGTGCCTGCTGACAGAGTTGACGAAATAATATCAGCGATTAACCTAGGCAAGAACAGCAGTTTTCCTTTCTATTACGACGATATGATTGGTTGGGGTGAAAATGTTTCAACAAGAACAATCACAGTGCAGGGAACATCTCAAAAAGAATTTGCCCTAGATTCACAACACAACTTAACAACATTGAGCAACAGAGCAGTTTACGTTTACAAAAATGATGTGCAACTGGTTCATGGATCAGAATATACATTCAGCACTGAAGATGACAGTATCACACTTTCAACAACTGTTGCCGTTGGAGATATATTAAAAATCAAAGATTACAGTGACACCACTGGAAGTTATTTGCCATCTAGTCCAACTAAACTTGGAATGTATCCTAAGTTCAAACCAGAACTTTTCAGCGATAACACATACATCACAACTACAAATGCTATCAGAAGACACGACGGTTCTATAATAAAAGCCTACGGCGATGAACGAGATGATTTGATTTTAGAGTTAGAGAAAAGAATTTACAACAACTGTAAAGTAGAATATGATAACACATTATTGGATGTGTCGGAAGTGATGCCTAGTGCATTCACCTCAACTGAGTACAGTTTCAGTGAAATAGATGATATAATGGGTCCAGATTTTTACAACTGGGCAGGACGTAACAATGTGCAATATATCAACAACACAGTATTTTCAGAAGGATCACCGTTTACATACAATTATGCAAACAGCACAGACAGGCTCAACCAAAATAAACTGCCAGGCTACTGGAGAGGTATCTACAAATATTTTTATGACACGGATTCACCACACACCAGACCATGGGAGATGTTGGGACACTCTGAAAAACCAAGCACTTGGGACGACACTTACGGTGTTGCTCCGTACACAGCGGGTAATGACATACTATGGAATGCAATAGCGACGGAACCAGGCAGGTATGGCAAACCAAGCATTAGAACTTACATTCCTGTAGATGCATCAGGAAACTTGTTAGACCCATTAGCAATAGGTTTGATCAGCAATCTTGATGTTCCCGGACGAGCACGAACCTGGAAGTTTGGTGATCAGGCGCCGGCGGAGACAGCATGGAGAAGATCTAGTTCTTATCCTTTCACTGTTGTCAAGACTTTGGCAATAACAAAACCAGCAAAATTTTTCTCTAAATTCTTTGACACATCAAGGATCTCAACAAACGTGTCAGGCAATGAGATTTATTCTGATACTGGAATTAGGACTGTTTTGAACACTGCCAAGTATTACCTAGAAACATCGACTGACAATAATACCGGCATCACAACTAGATACCAAACAGCAGGGTATCAGGTTTTTGTTGTTAATCATTTGATAGGAAAAAATTTAGATCCTAAAACTTTCTACTATGATAAGATGAAAAAATTGAATGTGCAACTAGCGTACAAGTTAGGTGGATTCACGGACAAGGAAAATTTAAAAGTTCTTACAGACTCTGTATCACCAGGTTCAACATCTGGCTCTAAATTTATACCAGACGAGAACTACAAAATTCTATTTAGAACCTCAAACCCAGTCGAAAGTTTTGAATATTCAGGTGTTTTGATAGAAAAGAACACAGACACAACAACATCAACGGACGGATCAACAGTGACTGACGTTGGTGGTTACAAAATTTTAGGTTATTCAACAACAAAGCCTTACTTTAGATTCAATTATCCCGTAAAAGGGACAAACCATGGAAAAGTCCAGGCGGGAGGTTCCACTGTTGTCAAAAAATATTCGAACTTCCAGGAAACTGTGCAGACTATACCATATGGCTACGTGTTTGACACAATACAAGATGTTGCAGATTTCCTTTTCGGTTATGGCAACTATCTAGAAACACAAGGATTCAAATTCAACAAGTATTCAAACGAGATAAAAGAGGTGTTGAATTGGGGCAACGCTGTACGTGAATTTTTATTTTGGACCACACAAACATGGGCACCCGGATCTGCAATCACAGTATCACCTGCCGCGGACGGATTTGAATTAGACACCAGCAACACTGTTGTGGGTAAATTAAGAAACCTTGCAGGCGATTATTCATTGCTAGATGCCGGAGGTAGAAAGATAGATATACGGGAGTTCAGTACCAAGCGTATTGGAAAAACTTTTGATCTATCGATTAAATCCGAAGATGTCGGACTATACAATGTTGCTTTGAACACAGTCCAGAAAGAACATATTTTATTATTTGATAACAGCACTGTGTTTTCAGACATAATCTACGAGGCATACACAGGATTCAGACAGGCCAGATTAAAATTAGTGGGTTGGAAAACGGGCAACTGGAATGGTGATTACTATGCACCAGGATTTATTTTTGATGCGGCACAGGTAACACGTTGGACCACAGGCACGGACTACAGAATTGGGGACTCGATAGAATATCAAGCCAAGTTTTATGTGGCTAATGTCAATCACAATTCAGGAAATGAATTTGTTTCAGACTACTGGACATTGAAGAGTCAAAAACCAGCGCCTCAATTGATTCCAAACTTTGACTACAAGATTTCTCAGTTCAATACTTTTTATGATCTAGAATCTAACAATTTTGATGAATCACAAGAGCAATTGGCACAGAGACTTACAGGATATCAATCTAGAGATTATCTAGAAAACTTGTTTGTGAATGATGTATCACAGTACAAGTTCTATCAAGGGTACATCAGACAAAAAGGTACATTGAATGCAATTGACAAATTATTAAAGGCAAAATATGAAGATTCCGACATTACATTAGACCTTTATCCTGAATGGATGGTTCGTACCGGAGAGTTTGGAAATGTTGACAGTAAGGAAAGCATACAGATTACATTACAAGATTCAGCGGTGAACGGAAATCCACAAAGCATAGAGTTGTTGGACAATGGATCTGAGACCAAACAGTACGGGAGGTCACTTGCAGTAACGAAAGATGACCTTTACAGTAAACCTGTGGAATACACAGCCAGTTCGACGTTTTCAAGATTGGATTATACCAAAGAAAGTGTAGATAAAGATACTGCACAGATATTCAAGACTGCAGGCTATCCGCAGTTGCAACAGGTTCAGCACACAGCATTTAACATCGAAGACCTATTGAATTTGGATGTGAATGCAATCACAAACAATGATTTGATATGGGTTGCAAACAAAGAGAACAAAGATTGGGACGTATTCAGACTAACGAATGCAAACTTTAAGATTGCTAACCTAAGCACGTCAGAAGGTGGCACACAGTTGAGAATTGCCTTCACAGACTCTCATGGATTGTCCGCAGGCACACCAAGCCAAGAAGCAGATTATTTTGCAATCTCAAACAGTGAAGCAACATCTTTGAATAGAGTTTTCAAAGTACAAAGCACACCTGACCACAAGACAGTTGAGATAGAATATGATGATAACATATCGTTTATACCAACGTTGGTAGACGGTTCCACAGCAGACAGTTACGGAAACATCTACAAATTTATTTCTGTAAGGATGTCTTCGATGGATAATGTAAATGATAGATTAAATTACAGTGTATTCAGAGATAAAAATGATTCACTAGCAGTGCAGGGCGATAAGGCATACACCGATGCTGACAGTTCAGGCTTATGGCGTGTATACGAAAAACAAGATCCCTATACACAGTTACGTATACTGACACCAGATTCGGCAACGTCAAATCAAGAGTTTGGACACAAGATCGTTGCAAGAAATGATGGTAGGTCAGCAGTAATATCTGCGCCGGGAAAAGGCCAGGGAGAACTACACTTCCTGTTTAGATCAAGTCATTCAGCAGGCACGACATATTCGGTGCAGTCCACAGTGACAATGACCGACAACGACGACAACACCAGCAGGCTTGGAGAATCGTTATCGATCAGTACTGATGAGAACTTTGTTGTGGCGGGTGCACCTTATACAAATACCGTAGATTCTGATGGAAGCACAAGACAGATTGATTCTGGACTGGTTAAAACTTTTGTTTGGGATCCAGCAACTTTCAAATATGGCTTACTAGGAACAGTCAATCCACCAACAGACGGGTCATCATCTAATGAGAATCTAAATTTTGGATGGGCACACAAGATATCTGAACCTGGAGTGCTTTCAAAAAGAGACACGGCAACAAAATACTTGTTTGTTTCCGCTCCGGGACACGCAGGCGATAATGGAAGAGTTTATGTTTACACATGGGGAATTGGTGCTGACGGAAGTACATACGACACATGGACTTTAGACTACACGTTAGAGGCTCCATCTGCAGGCGAAGGTCACAGGTTCGGTCATAGATTAGAAGCAAACGATAATGCGGACATACTTGCTGTGAGTTCATTGGCTCCAGGACAGGCAGGTAAGGTAGAAATATTCATAAGAACATCGCAAAGCGACGATGGTAGCACACAGAACTCTTTTGCACTAGCACAAACACTTACAGGTGTGCCATTAGATGGATCTACTTTGAATACAAAATTTGGTGATTCCATAGCAATGAGCAAAGATGGAACAACGCTTGTAATTGGTGCACCTGGGTTGGATTTAACAGATTCACCTGATAGGGGTGCGGTTTACATCTACAAATGGAACAGGGACGGTTCTACAAACACTTACACTTTGGATCAAACGATTAATGAACCAGATGAAGTATCAGAAGGAAAATTTGGTTCAGCACTTTCGATAAACCAAGCGGGAACAAGACTTATAATTGGTGCAGAGAAATCTTCAAACTCCAGAGAAATGAAATTCGACTCAGGTGAAACTACATTCGACCTACAAGATACAAGAATTGTAGACACCAATGCCGGATCGGGGGCGGCCTACACAGCAACAGTGTACAACACTAAATTTGTTTTAGATGACAAGTTGATATCAGACGAAGTTTCATCTTTCGATGACTTTGGAAAAGGTGTGTGCATAATCGATAATAACGTGTTTGTTGGTGCACCATTTGACGAAGGCAATCCAAACTTGACCAACGATGGAACAGTGTATGGGTATGATTGTACAGTTGAAAATGAATATGCGTGGAAGAACATCACAACAGAAACTGCATTAATAGATATTGAAAAACTTGGACAGGTTTTTGATTTCAACAACAGCACTAAACAAATAAGAGATTACTATGATCTTTATGATCCAGTCAAAGGGAGAATCCTTGGAGTCGCGGATAGAGAAATAAACATCAAGTCACCATGGGATCCGGCTGTGTACAACACAGGCAATAATGCTAACACAAAAACACCATGGGCAGAAAATCACATTGGAGAAGTTTGGTGGGACCTGTCTACGGTCAAATGGATATGGTATGAACAGGACGATCAAGAATACAAATACAACAACTGGGGTAAGATTTTTCCAGGTTCCAGCATTGACATATATGAGTGGACAGAATCAACTTTAACACCAGACGAATGGAATGATCTATCAGGTACACAACAAGGACTTGCCAATGAAGTCACAGGTATTGCTAATACAGATTTCACGCAAACACAAATTTACAATTCCAAGATTGATACGTTTGTAAGTTACTTCTATTACTGGGTAAAAAACAGATCATCAATACCTCGGAATACTGTGGTTCAAAGAAAGAATACATCTGCTTTTGTTTCTAATGCAATAAAAGATCCTAAAGCGGTGGATATCAAGCATTTTGCAATAACAGATACCAATAAGTTTTACATATATGGTGTCAATGATCTAATAAATGATTCTATTGTGTTAAATGTTGATGTAAGAACAAATAATTTTGATGGGCAGGGCCACAGTGTGTGGAAACTTGTACGTGAAGGAGATCCGGACTTTAGACCAAGCACTCAGATAGAACAAGGTTGGTGGGATTCTCTAGTAGGAAAAAATACAGCCGGCGATGCCGTTCCTGATATCGATTTACCTTTGAATCAAAGATATGGAAACAGAATTAGACCAAGGCAAAGTTGGTATCTTGACAGATACACCGCTCTCAAAGAATTGATAGATTATGCAAATACAGTGCTCAAGAAAAACCAATTGTCTGGATTGATTAAATTAGGGAACCTAGATTCAAAAGAACCTGAACCGACAACAGCAAGTGGTGAGTTCGATGCGACAGTAGACACATACGCAGATCTAAGTTACATCAACACTGCCGACATATCAGGCACTGTGAATTATCTGGTAAAAGCGGACGAAACTGCAAACAACTATTGGTCTATATACCAATGGGATGGCACTTCGTGGAACAGAACTAGAATCCAAACTTACAACACATCACGATACTGGAGTTACACTGACTGGTATGGCACTGATCCTGACGTGCATGAAATGATACATGATGAAAATACACCTATTGACAAACAGGTTACTTTCCAATACGAGTTAGACACATTAGATATGGCCATTGGCAAACACGTGAAAGTAACAAACGCAGACACGGGTGGTTGGAAACTGTTTATGAAGACTGCAACAGGATGGACCAATGTTGGTACTGAAAACGGTACAATCAGATTGTCAACCAAACTCTATGACTACACGCAAGACGGAACAGGATTTGCAGGTGGAGATAATTTCGATGACAACACTTTTGACCAAGAACCGGTTGAAGAAACAAGAAAAATATTGACAGCATTGAGAGATGACTTATTCATAAATGATCTCGCTGTGGAATACAACACATTGTTCTTTACAGGATTACGAAGAGTGTTATCTGAACAATCGTATGTTGATTGGATGTTCAAAACAAGTTTCATCACAGCCGTCAACAAAGTTAGGACTTTCAGCCAAAGGAAAACATATACCACAGGCACTGACAGTTGGATCGAAGACTACATAAATGAAGTCAAACCGTTCCATACTAAACTACGTGAATACAAACTAGGATACAATGCACCTGAACAACACGATGGTGTGATCACAGACTTTGACAATCCACCTTTCTACGACGCTTCCGTTAGCAAGATTAGAAGATTGAATGTTCAAACTGACACTGATAAACTTACACAGTATCCATGGCAACTATGGTACGACTATCACAAGAAACATGCGAAATCAATAACTGTATATCATGGTGGTTCAGGCTATGTCAGGGTACCCACAGTAACGATAACAGGCGATGACAGCGTATCAGCAACCGCAACCGCAACAATCGACGGTGGCAAAGTTACAGGCATAACTGTCACTGGTGTTGGCTTTGGATATTCCACAACTCCTACCATAACAATCACAGGCGGACTTGCAGATGGTTCAACACCAACAGACGTTGCCAAGGCGTATGTGAACCTAAACAATGATTTGGTAAGAGATTTTGATACAACGATAAAATTTGACAGGATATCTAGTTCATCTACTGTGGTACACTGGGCGGCTAATACAACATACAAATACGGCACATTATTGAGATACGAGAATCAACTATACAAAGTTACAAATGAATTCACATCAACTACGGATTTCGATGACGGCATTAACAGTATGTACAAATACTATGGTGATGAGTCAGGACTTACAGCCGCTGACAGAATATTAGGTTTCTATACACCAACTTCGGGAATGCCAGGCAACGAACTTTCACAGGTTATGTCGGGTGTTGACTATGGTGGTACAATGGTAACAGGATTATTGTTTAATCAAAGTCAAGGATGGGATAACTCCGCATGGTATGATTATCCATGGGATAACTATGGACTGTCAAGAACAGTACCATTCCTGGCTGACGGTACAACCAAATCCTACACTTTCGACACTGCACCTGCTTCGGGTGAGGTATATCATGTGTACGTTTCAGAGAATGATAGTACACGTAGAAAACTTTCTGATGTGTTCACAGGAGATGGAAGCACAACCACTTTTGTATTGAGTGAAAGCCAAAATGCAAATGCCTTAGTAGAGTTCATTCCGGCAGATGACGATGGAGTGTTGACACCAACAGATGACAGAACACTAGATTCAATTGTAAAAGGTGGATTATTCACAAAAGATGGACTTTACGGCTCAGCACTTGGTTCAGCACCAAGCGACATTAATGTCGATGGTGACGAATTTATATCTTCTACAACAAGTTATGCACCAGAAGAAGTTGTTCCAGGACAGATATTCGACACATTGGATATCAAAGTTTACACCACTCCTACTTCAGGCGCACCTTACATTTCAGATAGAATTTACAGAGGAGATGGAACCACAACAACTTTCGGCATAGGTGACCATCCTGGGACAATTGGTTCGATTACAGTGTCGGTTGATGGTGTGGTGAAAAAATTAACTACCGATTACACAGTTGATGTTGGTGCAAAAACAATAACATTTACCACTGCACCAGATCCACTCAGTGTGATTGCCACAAAAACTTTTGCAATATCAGGAAGAGATTTTGCAGTTTTAGATCAGTTTTCTGGAGATGGTTCCACAACACAGTTTACTTCTTCGTCAAGAGAAGATTTCAATTTAGATTCAACTCTAGCAGAGTTGTACGTCACCATAGACGGTGTACCTACAACTGCTTTTACAACAACAACCACTACACCTGAGTTTGGAGATCTTTCAACAACTAAAATTGGAAACACTTTGGTTTTGACTTTCAACTCGGCACCTTCATCAGGAGCATTCATACAGGTAGCAGGATTCATGAGGGGAACAGACACATTCACAGGAAGAAGCCATATGAGGATGAGGAATGAGGAGATAACCTATGATGGTTCAACTACTCATGTGCTGACTTACCCACCAGGAGCAATTCGACCGTTTACAGGACTGACATTGGTGGAAGTAAATGGCAAAATGTTGAGAGCGCCAGACACCACTTACTACAATGGTGACGGAAGCACATACACTTATGGAGTGACCAACGGATTATTAGATGACTCAACGGTGGATCCGGCCAAAACAATTACATCAGCAGATCAAGTTGAAGTTCATGTAAATGGATCTATAAAAACATTGACAACAGATTACACGGTCGATCTCGTCAATCAAAATATAAATTTCGTATCAGGTAAGGTACCAACAGCAGATCAAATGATCAGTATAACCACTCTCGTCGATCATCATTATAGCATTGATGAAAGTAACAGGTTGGTGCTTAACACATCACAGATCGCATCAGATGGATACACTCTTAATATCAACGATAAGATGGCAGTGACAACGTTCAATAATGCAATTGGTATGAACCTGAGAAGAGAAGTACTAGAAGGAAGATCAGATGGTGTGTATAAAACTTACTTTACTCCATCAAATTCAACATACATGTATGTTTGGCTGAATGGACAAAGTCTGGTACAAAATCATGATTTCACTTTATCAGGAAATACAATCACTGTGATTGGAAGAACAATGACACAGGCAGATAGATTAGACATTCTATACTTTGCTCTTCCAACTATTGCCGATGCTGTTGGTTATAGAATTTTCAAAGACATGATGAACAGAACATTCTATAAGAGAATAAGCAAGGCACACACAACAGAACTTGTAGAGACATTGGCGACAGATGACACAGAAATCAAAGTCGCAAACGGTTCGGCATTGGCTAATCCACAACCGGTGGTTGGCCTAGATGGATCAACAGTGTCAACAATAATACCAGGAGTGGTATTCGTTGATAAAGAAAGAATTGAATATTTTACCAAGTCAGGAAACACGTTAGGTCAATTACAACGTGGCACACTTGGAACAGGAATTAAGGACCATGGATCAGGCGCTAAAGTGGTAGATGCGTCTGGTACTCAAACCATACCTTATGTGGACACTGTGTACACCAACACTTTCATTAGTGACGGAAGTACAGCAACGTTCACGATATCACAGGTCCCGTCCGTATCTCAGCATACGGGGAAACCCGACGTAGACATATTCATTGGTGGCCAACGATTGTTATACGAGAGTGAGGACGGGTCAACTATTAACTATTCTGTGGACGGAAGTACACCATCGGTTACTTTGAGCAGTGTACCGGCTATTTCCACACAGATCAAAATACTACACAAGAGAGGACAGGTATGGACTACACCGGCCGATGGTAATCCTGCTGATGGTAAAGGTCTACAAGGGTCTACCACTCAACAGGCTAAATTCATAGCGGACGAGCCGACAAACTCACCTGAATAAATACACTAGATGACACAGGACAACAAACCTACAGAAGCACAAGAAGAGCATAAGAAGCCGCAAGATCACACAGGAGTGATGATGCAGGGACACATAAAGATTTTCGATCCTGAAACGGGCGAAGTGATTGTTGATAAAAGAAACGCAATACACTACGAAAACATGTCTCAGGCAATGGCAAATTCATTAGCAAACAAATCGACAGGCTTCATACATGAGATGGCATTTGGAAACGGTGGAACAAGTGTAGACCCAACAGGTATTATCACATATCTTACTCCTAACACGACAGGAACAAATTCAACACTTTACAATCAGACATATTACAAAGTTATAGATGACAACTCAACAACCAACAAAGACACATCAAGAAACAAGATGGAAGTGAGACACACCACAGGAAACAAGTACACAGATATAGTTTGCACTTGCACACTTGATTATGGTGAGCCAACAGGACAGGAGTCATTTGACAACACAACAAATTTCAATGGTGACTATGTGTTCGATGAACTAGGTTTGAAATCATGGGAAGGTTCTGAGAATGGTGGCACAAACAAATTATTGACACACGTTGTATTCCACCCGGTTCAGAAGTCGTTGAACAGATTAATCCAGATCGATTACACACTTAGAATTCAAAGTTTAACTACATTTACTGAAACAAGTTCAACTAACTTGACAACTTCTAACACAGTTAGTGGTACAACTTCAGGCGGTAACACAGGATACTAATAGATGGCATATACAGTAAACAAGACTAACAGTTCTGCATCACCAAACCAGTACATAGTGCAAGATGGTGTTGTAAACACACAAACAGATTTAAGTTTTATCGGAAAAGGCTACGCAGGTTATGGAGAACTGATAGCAGAAAATTTCTTACACCTATTAGAAAATTTTTCGGGTCCAACGGCACCAACAAAACCTATACAAGGACAACTGTACTATGACTCGGCAGGGAACAGGTTAAAGGTATACACAGGAACTGCTTTTGTTCCAGCGGGAGGTAACGTACCCTATCAGTCCACACAGCCAACAGCGATTCAACAAGGTGACCTTTGGATTGACTCGGATACAGGACAACTGTATTACTATGATGGCTCTCAGAGTGTTTTAGTAGGTCCCCCTGCTTCAACAGGATCACTCAATGGTTTTATTTTTGAAAATGTAACAGATTCGACTACTGCCAGCCAACCAATTACGAAATGGTACAGTGATGGCACTTTAATTGCCATTGTTTCAGATACGGAATTCACACCACAGACCACAATCGCAGGTTTTCCAACAGTGTTCAAAGGAATCACATTAACAACATCACCGTCTGGGATTAAATTACACGGAACATCAACAGATGCCGACAAACTTGGTGGCATTTCTGCGGCGTCTTTCCTGAGATCAGATGCCAATGACACCACAACAGGCACAATAGGTATTGTAACAGATTCTGGTATGACCGTTGGTGCTGACAACGACTTGTCAATAACAGTGGATGGCTCAGGAATAAATGTGGCAAACACAATACAAAATACTGATATCACATTCAAAGTCAACGATGGTGGCGCAACAACTACGGTAATGACAATAGATGGTGCTGAATCAAGAATAGGTATAGGCACAACATCACCTTCTACTAAACTTGATGTGTCGGGCACTGTAAATGCCACAGCGTTCACTGGCCCAATAACTGGTGCAGTTACAACATCAGGCATAGAGATCACTCAGAATGGCACAATTATTTTTGAAGGTTCTACCGATGATGGATTCGAAACAACTTTAACAGTTGCAAATCCAACAGCCGACAGAACAATCACTATTCCTAACGTAACAGGATCGGTTGTAACAACAGGTGATTCTGGCACTGTAACAGCGGCCATGATGGCTACACCAACATCACTACAAATTTTAAGTAGTTCAGGGAGCGTATTAAAGACCATCAACGGCGCAGGAGCGTAGATGACTGTCAGAGTACCCCTATTATACAATGGATCCCAACTCCAACAGGCAAAAACAACTGATTTAAACAATCTTTATTCCTTAGCAGTTTACTATTATTCATTGAATCCATCGAGAGTATTGACAGTGGCAGGGTCAGGTGGAAATCTAACTTCGATAGATGACACCAGATTGCAGGCAGGTGCGGCATCAACGGCATCAGGCAGTTTCCCCAGTGAGGCAACAACTGCAGAGCCAAGCGTTGTCACAGTATCATACCAGAGGATTACACAAGCGGCACAGACCGCAAACGTAACAACATCAGACACAGGCAAAACATTTCCAGTGTACTGGACAGGAACTCAAATCAGGGCAATGACGGAAACAGATTTTGTTGACACTTTTATACTTCCAGCAATCAATCTTTTGGCGGCGGCCACAACAACATCGGACCAGGCAGGAACATATCATATTGCAACATCAGATTCCGTGACAGGATCCACATTAGTTTCGTCTACACCAGTGTTTACAGACACAAGGGCAGACACATCATTGTATTCGGCAGATGCCATAGGTGAAGCATTGGATCAACCACAGACGATTACCAACTATTATCTACATCGTATAGACGGAGTGCTTGGAACATTCAATCCTCCATTGCAAATAGATTCAAATAATGACCTACAACAGTATTCCACAGCAAATATAGGTGCATTAATGCAAGAATACATTAGGCATCATGTGGTCAACAACTCAGCCGGAAACCAAATTTCATATAACATTGATGGCAGTATTGGTAATTTGAGAGGATCAGCCATTGTTAACACACAATTGACTGGTGGAAGTGGAAATTATCAAACCAGATTTGTCAGTGGCAGTGATTACCGAGCACAGGAATTTCCAGACGGAACACCGTCGACAGTTAACACATATTCGTTTAAAATACAGAAATCATAGGAGAAATAAAAATGGCAATATTTTCAGGAAAGATAATAGAAGCATACTACACGGATCCTGACAACACGACAGTAGAGGTCATATATCAAGATGGCAAACGTGCAATCAATCATTACCTGCCAGTCGACATGACACACAATGATTTCAGAGATCTTGTTGAGGAGTATCCGTTGGCCAAAATAGCAGATTCAACTGTTGCCAGAAACAAACAAGCATTGAATCAATTGAACAGGGTAGTTGATGCGAGAATGAAAATCAAAATGGAAGACAGTCCAATGCGTAGTTTCGATAGTGTTATCGACTTTGTATTGAATTACAGTGAAAAAGAACATGCTGAGCAACTGTTCAACCTGAAACTGAAAGTTTTTGACAAAGATATAGTTAAGGACTACAACGGAAACGAAGACAAGAAGAAAATTCGTCAGGCAAAAACGCCACTTGAGGTGTTGTTGGCCTATACGGACATTGTACAAAAACAAAACAAATAATGTTAACAGTATATTGCGTTAGATGGGGAGACAAATACCCTAGGCATTTTGTCGAGGAACTGAAAGAGTCGATAGCAAAAAATCTAACTGTGCCTCACAAATTTGTTTGTTACACCGACACACCCGAATATGATTATGATTTACCTGTAAAATATTCATACCTGCGTGGTGTCTGGCACAAACTCGCTCTGCTAGAAAACAAAGGCGATAGTCTTTTCTTTGATCTAGACATCAAAATAAATTCCAACATTGATTTCTTGTGTGAAGACTTTCAAAACTTTTCTCTCATAGATAGCACTCCTTGGAAAGGTGTAAAGGACGATTACGTATTCAGGATCACACAAAACACCATGGTGAATTCCAGTATCATGCGTTGGAGCAATCATTCACATGTATTTGAAAAGTTTATGAAGCACAGAGACATGTATTTGAGGCTTTATTCAGGAATAGATAGATTCATATACAACGAAGAGGTAGATTACCAACTTATCAAGACAAATAATATTACCAGTTGGTTAGAAAACATTGATAATAGTGCTATTGTGTTGTATAATGGCAAGTATGAACAAGTACAACCAGCAAATAATTGATATCTATAAAAATATCAAGAAGATAGCCAATAAATTTCCAGGCAGACTTATAGACGTCTTGGACTGTTTCAATCAAAATCAGTTTGATTGTAAGACTTGGTTGATCGATTGCTTGAATCAATACCCTTATCACTTCAAAATGAAAACAAAAGACAGCATAGACATTGCAATCCTAGGAGGTTGGTATGGTTTGATGGCCAAGATAGTGTCAGATCATTTTTCTTTAAAACCCATTAGGAATATCTATTCATATGATTTTGATCCATACGCCGGACAGGTGGGCAGGATGTTGTTTCCAAGTGTTGAGTTTGTTGAGAAAGACATCAAGGACCTAAATATATCAGAAAAAAGTTTCAGTATAGTGATCAATACAAGTTGTGAACACATGGAACAGAGCATTATCACAGATACAATTTCAAATGCACCTCAGAATACATTGTTTGTTTTGCAAAGTAACGATTATGTCGAAGTTCCACAACATGTCAATTGTGTTGAAAACCTCGAGGTGTTCGTGCAACAGTATGATCCACTATTAAATAACATTAGATCGTTCGAAAAGGACATGGGCAAGTATAAAAGATTTATGATCATAGGAACAAAAAAATGACAGAATTAAAAAAACTTATGAAGTTCAGGGAGAACATACATCACTTCAAAGCAGATGATCCTGGACGTGAAAAAATAGATAAAATTTTAGAAGATGCACATCATCTAGTGCCGCACAAAAACAACATGTGGGCCTACAACATCGATGTGTATGGTCCTGAACACAAAGATGAAAAAGAAACTGTTGCTTTACAGACAGTGACAGGATATCAAAAAAGAGAATTTGTAAATTATCCTCTTGAAAAGCAAAAAGACATATACAACAAATGGAAGAGTCAAAGGGAAACAATGCGTGAAGATCCATCTTACGAGAACAGGCAAAGGTCCGCAAAGCAACAGGGTTTCGCATTCAATGAACAGGTAACTGCACCATATCTATTGGTTTACTATCAGGTTCCAGGCTTTCCAACAAAAAAGCAAATGGAAAAAAATTACAAAAGGCTTTTGATAGATTACAAGGACAATGACGACTGGATCATTGCGGCGTCTATGCATGGACACGGCACTACTTTATTGGCGGCAGAACAAGGACTACATGCTAGTTTCTGTAAATGCTACTATTATTCTGAAACACAGTTCACAAATATACTTGCACCGTTAAGAAAAGGATGGAAAAATGTTGCGTTTCTCTTGGGGATAGGGTACAAAGATGGGGAGATGCCTTATTACAAAAATCCGTTGAAACCGGATATAGAGGAAATTGTGACATGGAAGTAAAAGACTCTTACTGTCCATTGCCTTTTGACACAGTGTACAGCAACAACACTGGCATATACGATCTATGTTGCTGGGCAGATCATTACAAATCCAAAAAATTTTTTGGCGATAAGGCAAACTGGAAAAACGTAGGTCCTATAGAGTTTTTCTTATCAGCGGGAATGAATAAAATAAGAGAAAAAATGTTGGCAGGTGAGAGGATAGATTCGTGTGAGATCTGCTATCAACAGGAACAAAAAGTTGGACATTCTGTGAGAACAAAACTTATAGAAGAAAGACAACCAAGCAAAGTAGAAAAAATTAACTTACGTATAAGGAACTTTGGTAACCATTGCAATCTATCATGTATTATGTGTATACCGTACAATTCCACAACAAGGCAAAAAGAATTAAAACAAGTTGGATACACAACAGACACCTGGGGAACATTTCCGGGAGTCTCATACAGCAACTTTGAACTTTTTAAAAAAGATTTAATAAAAAATGCACGACACATAGGAACAATATCTGTCACTGGCGGCGAACCTTTTGCTATTCCAAAATTTTGGAAGTTTTTTTTAGAAGACATGCCACGACAACATGCAGAAGAAATATCTATCGAAATAGAAACAAATTTGACTAATTTAAAATGGAACAAATATTGTTTAGAAGATCTAGTGGAGAGATATAAGAATGTGCAATTACTGGTCTCGTGTGATCATTATGGTGATAAACTAGGATTCATTAGGCACCCTATAGACGTGGACCAGTTTGAAAACAATCTAATGCAATATCACAGATATATTATGAAGTTAACATTGACAGTACAACTGTTAAATGTATTTGAATTAGAAAAAATAAAAGATTATTACAAAAAAAATTTTAATCTTGAAATGTCCACATTTTCGTACGTCATGGAGACCTCAGAAAAAGACAATCCTGACTGGAATGTACTGTCGGTAAGGAACCTCAACCAGAGTGCAAAAAATAAAATCATACAAATGTATAAAAATTTTAAGGACTCGGACAAGAATTTTTTTGCTGAACTAAAGTTACATGCTAAAAAGGAGACTAAAACACGCATCAATGATTACTTAGAAATATTAAGTAGAAATCGCAAAATTAACTGGAAAAAATTATGGCATAAGGAGACGGTGAATTGGAAATAGAATACAACAAAAGGAAGCCAACAATCTGTAAGTTTCCGTTTTCCGGGGTAACAATCAATCCCGACGGAAACATGGTGACATGCTGTGGAGCACCACACGTAAGCCTAGGACACATCTCTAAAGAAAAAAGTCTAACAGATTTTATTAATGGTGAATCTCAGGGATTGATCAGAGATGAATTCAAAAAAGGAAAATGGCCCTCACCTTGTTATAATTGTGAAAGAAATCGAGAAAAAGGAAAGCCGGCCCTAGTAGATTTCATGGGGGAACGGCTACCATGGAGCGATGACAACTTCAGAAACGACAAGTATGATGTCAAGTACCTAGAGTTCACGCCAAGCAACGCCTGTAATGCCTCGTGTGTGACTTGTGGATCAAAGTTCAGCAGTAAATGGATGGCCATCGACAAAGAAGCAGTCGAACAAGGACTAGGATTCCGAGAAGAAGGTACTAGGTTTGCAAAAAACAATTACAGCATGACCGACGAAGACTATGATAAAATTTTACAAATAGTACCAACTGTTGAACAACTTATGTTGAAAGGTGGAGAACCTTTTGCGGACAAAAGAAACTTGAAGTTGCTTGAAAAAATCAAAAAAGAAAAGTTAGAATGTCAAATAAATTTAATTACAAATTTGTCCATGATGAGTGACCAAATCCTTGATCTGATAAAAGATATCAAAAAATTGCATCTGGGGGTAAGCATAGACGGTATAGGAAAGCAGTACAATTGGATACGAAGCACGGAGTTTGATGATGTCGTGGCAAAAATTAACAAATATCATAGCACAACTAACAGGAAATTGGATATTATTATCACTCTTTCGATTTATAATTTTTTTAATATAGAAGACGCGATAAAATATTTCACACAAATGAAAAGTGTTGGCCGTATCAACATATTGACAGCAACTACACCCCTGTATGTTAGTCCGGCAATGATCCCACAACACATGTTAGACCGTTTCAACAAGAAACATGCAGAATCTATATGGTGTGCGAATAACCCAAAAGTAGACAGAAAGGAGTCCTTGTGGTCCTGGATCTCTCATGAAACATTAGAAGATAAAACTTATTTTTTAAAAAATAAAGATCGTGTTTTCCAATGGGTTGACTTCTTGAACCAGAAAAGGGGATTCAAAATAGAGTCGCTTGTACCTGAACTGCTAGAGATAAAGGAGTATTATGCCCAGTATAGTTAAGTTGGATTACCCTATCAATCGGAATGCTCTCTTGATCGATGCAGAAAAGGCCAGAGAGACCGCGGAACTGCACGGAGGTCCAAAGACACAGGAGGCCGGTAAATGGTTGATATCATATTATGAAAATGCTAGAATAAAGAAAATAATGAAAGATTTGAACATAAAAGGCAAGACCAGATGGTACTTTATTGGTGAGGATTTCTATGTAGAGCCACACGTTGACACAAACACAGCCAAATGTGCAGTGTGTTTTGTTTTGTCAGATAACGCATCACCGATAACAATTGACGGACAAGATCATCAATACACACAGGCACTTATCGACGTGCAACGAGTACACAGCGTGAAGAAATCAAACGAAGAAAGAATTATCTTAAGATTTTCTGTGGAAGACAAGGATTTCGATACTGTGGCGAAGGAGATTAGATACAAGGTATGAAAATATTTGCAGTCAGGATAGGAGATAGGTATGGTCCAGAGTATGAGCAATATCTACAGGACAAACTACCAGAATACGATTTTCACTGGATACATGAACCAATACAAAAAGATATATTGATGCAATGGAACAAGATGTCTGTGATGAACATGGACATTGATGAGCCGGTAGTGGTTATGGATATCGATGTGTTGCTTATAAATGACTACAAAGAACTTTTTGAATTTCCTGTAAAGAAAGGCGAATTCGTGTCAATACCAGGATGGTGGAGGGACACATTAAGGGAAGGCTACAACTTGAATGGCGGATTCTTCAAGTATTATCCCAAAGACTGCAAATACATATACGACAAGTTTATGAAAGATCATCTTAAATGGCAAAGGCACTACATAGATAACGGAGTGACCAAAGGACCGATCAACGGAGAACAGTATTTTGTAGAAGATTCTGTGAAAGAAAGACTGGAACTGAAACTTACTCCTAAAAGTTGGGTCACACGTTGGTGCAGTGACGAGGTCGTTATAGGCGGACGCGACATGGCCAAATGGCAAACTGCAACAACAATGAAATACAGAAAACTAACCGGAAACGATTACATATATCTTGGAGGCGAATTCCATCCAGATATTAAATTTGTGCATTTTACAAATCATGCAAATAAACCGCATGACTGGGAGGACTATAAATATTTCAAATGATACTATTGTACGGATATATGACTTATTGGGTAGTGGCGGCACTAGGAATAACCTACGGATACCACAGATACTTCTCACACGGTGATTACAAAGCCAGTCCATTGGCAGAAATCGTACTTCTGTATTTTGGATTGTTATGCGGTGGTAGGAGTGCATTGACCTGGGCAGGTGTTCATAGAATACACCACGCTTATGCAGACACAGACAAGGACCCACACAGTCCAAAAAACCATCCTTGGTATGTGATACTTTTCAGTTTATGGAAGGTCAAGAACATACCGCGGAAATACATGATAGACTTGATAAAAAATCCAAGAGTGATGTTCTTCCACAAATACGGAAAGCACTTAATTTTCACGCATTGGATGGTGACGCCAATATTTTTTGGCTGGAACGCTGTGATCGTAAATGCAATGTTGTTTATACTCTCCTATGTGGGATTTGGCATATTGAATTTCTACGGACACGATGCAAAAGGTCCTGCAAACAGATTTCTAATAAATTTGGTAGCACCATTTGAAGGCAACCACAAGGATCATCATGAATACTCAAGAGTTTACTAGAGATAGCAGTGTAGAGTACGTACACATGAACTTTGACGTTCCTGTGAAACAGATTCTGACAGAATACGAGTTGATCAAAGATAGGTTGGTGGTACACAGGCCAGAAGATGGACACAAAGATTGGTGTGCGGTCACACTCTATGGCTTTGATTCAGACAAAACGAACAGTCACTGGGAATACGATAGAAGAAAAAAGAGGCCCGAAATCACAGACATCGGAGACAGGTGTCCTCGTACAATAGAATGGGTTAAGAGTTTGCCATATGCAAGAATAGACGATGTAAGATTTCTTGTGATTAAACCTAAAGGTTATATAACAAAACACATAGATGTGCCTGAACGCAATTGGTTGGAACCTTTGAACATCTGTTTGAGTTATCCAAAAGGCAACAAGTTTGTGTTGAATAACAAACAAGTAGACTATGTGCCCGGAATGCCATTGGTGTTGAACATACACTACGAACATTATGTCGAGAACAATTCTGATGAAGAGAGAGTGCATCTATTGGTGCATGGCAAAAAGAAAAAGGAGTTTTGGAATCATGTTGAAACCTTTAGACAGCCATAAACCTGCTCAGTCCACTACGTTTCTTCCGCACGAAAGGACAGACGTTTTAAGGAAACTGAAAGAATACAAGTTTAACGAATCAGATAGATTGGCCGACAACTACAAAGATATAGACTGGTTGAATCTAGAGGCAATAAGTATCTACGAACGCAAAGATGAGATAGTTGGATTCTCAAGCATTATACACAGAGAAGAATATTTCGACAAAGGCGAAGTAAGAATACTGAATCGATACTACGAATCTGCCGACATGCGTAGGACGTCCAAAGTAATAGGTGACGATCATGTGTGCGAGATGGTACGGCAACAATTAGAGATGGCAAAAGAATTAGGTTACAAAAAAGCGTTTATAAGCAGATGCAGATCTCCCAGGCATCTGAAAAAACTTATAGAGAACATTGGCGAGAAGACAGGGACAAAATGGCAAATGCTGGAAGACAAGGTGGCTGTGTGCGATCCTAAATTCGACGAGTGTTGGCAATACAAGGCATGTACAGAATTATGTTAAAGAGAGATCAATTACCTGCATTCAAGAAATTACCCTACACATTTGATGTGGAACGCATTAATGAGATAGTGAGGAAAATGCCTGTACAGGAAGATGATCTAAAAGTAAAGGAAGGGTATGGCGACCTTGTTGGAGGAAAGACATCAAAATTGCAAAAAGCATTTGGATTAAAATTTACAAGCATAGAAGATGCCTACGAATTTTTAGTGAACAACGATGTGGCCGAATCCGAATTATACAAAAACGACAGTCAGATTACGAAAGCACTAGGAAACAAACGTATGGCCTGGGATTATAGGAATTATGTCAAACCGTATGAGAATTACATAGTAAAAGATAAAGAAGGCAAGTTTGAAGTAAATGGATCTCCATACAAGCAAATAGCACTCACTGAATACAATCCTGAAATGGAAGACAGAGTCTATGACAAAAAAATTCCAAAAAAAAGATTGGATGAAAGACATTATAACAAAGTCAAAGATTGGGTAAAGGGCACATACATAGAAGAAGTGCTGAACAGTTTCAAAGCCGAGCACACAAGGGCCAGAATTGCTGTGATGGATCCAGGTGCATATATTGGTGATCACATAGACTACAATACAGATTACAGTGTGAGATATCACATACCACTGACAACAAATGAAGGGTGCGGCTTCCATGTCATAGATAAAAATGGTGTAAAACACGAACAAACAATGGCCCCTGGAGAATGTTGGTTTCTTAACCAAGGTTTGAAACATAGTGCATGGAACAAAGGCAAAACAACGAGAGCACACATTATAATATCTTTCTTAGGACAGGAGGATCTTGATGCTTAATTACATAGAAACAAATTATCCTGTGAACGAGTTGTTGCTCAAAAGTTATATGAACAATCAATGGGAAGACAGTAACGATTTGTATAAAGAATATATGAGTTGGGAAAACAACAAATTTTTCGTACAAGAAATAAAAAGTTTTGATAGGCCTTTGTTAAGAGAAATTAAAAAAATATGGAATTACCTTGGTATACGCCCTCAAGAATGGCGTTGTAATTTCTTTCGTGTATTGCCCGGGGGAGAACTTCCGTTACACACAGATGTGTTGAGCAAATGTTCTGTTGTAATACCAATGACAGAAATGACAGGAGAACTATATTTTGCCGATGGCACAGAAGTGCTGTACAACAATATGACTGTAATTAATACAAAAGTTGCCCATGGTGTCAAAGCACCAACAAAAGAAAGAATTGTTTTTCATATGGGCATTCATGACGTACCTTTTGGAGATATAAAATGTATTGCCATGAATTAGACTTTGAGTTTGACGCTAACCTTAGGGCAAAACTTTTGCAACAGGCTAAAGCAAATACTTTCAAATATCACAAATCTATACTGAGCAAACAAAAAACAAACTATGAGGTATGCAGTACCTATGACGATCAATTGACTGTATCAAAGGAAATGTTAGAAGCCAAAGAGATTATTACAAAACTTATGTGTGCTCCAGCAACAATGAATTTCATAAGGTTGAAGCCAAATACAGATATGGCACCACACATAGACGCTCACCATACAAAGCACAGAAATTGTGTTTTGCTTACCTTGTTGGCTCCAGACGACATGCCCCAGGAAACTAGGTTAGAATTTTACGACGAGAATAAAAACGTAGCACACACGCATCTTTATTCAAAAAAATCTTTATTAGCAACCACGGACACATTACATAATGCATTTAATGAAACAAATCATGATAGGTATAGTTTTCAGATGTCCTTTACACAATCAATAAAAGAACTATTGGAGATGTATGACTCACGTACATAAAGCAAAACAACTAGGAGTTTATGGTAAAGACCTGGTACACAATCCAGATGACAAATCGTTCGAAGGATTTATTCCAGAAGAACAGCCATACCAAATAGATTTTCTAGACGACTTTGAAATAGAATATTGTAAAAAATTTTATTATGATAGGGTAACAAGCGAAGTTGTTCAGTTGAATAAAAGCCATTTCTTTTTGGTATATCCTCTGAACTATCCTGAATTGAGAGAAATATTAATTCCAAAACTTAATGAACAATTTGGCAAATGGTTCAGTTACAGTGATATCAATAACGATAAACAAAAACAAAGTTCTGATTTTTATTTTTGGCAACAAGGAATTTTTGCTCCTCACACAGATTCATTGATTCACATACCTGGCTATGTGCCATACAAAGATGTTTTGATTCCTTTAGAAATGGAGGGCGGTGTAGATTCGCCATACTACACATTTAATCAACGTTGGTACGGAAGAGGATGCCATTTCAAATATAAACACATTGATAATATGTTTGCTCTTTATTCAGATATCATGAGAGAGAAGCCATATGGAGAATATAAGTTTTTTAAAAACTATGAATCTGATCCTGACAAGATGATATCTAAAGACTGGTATGATGAATACTTTGGTGAAATTTATAATTACGAAATGCTTCAAGGCTTCAGTCTTAATAAAATGTTGCCATGGACACCTGGCAGAGCCATTGTTACAGACAGTTCTATGATACACGGTGCAACAAACTACAAAATTAAAGGTGGCAAGTATAAACTAGGCATCACACTCAGACTGTTTAAAAATATCCCTGAATACAAGCCTTCTACAGTATTCAGTGTTTTCCCCCAGATGCAAGGGTTCAGCGAATGCAAGGCAGATCCAAGAATGGAGGAAGATGCCTAAATTTTACAAATCCAACCCGGCTAGTGTACTTCCCCCAGACAAGGACATAATACATGACCCAGATATAAGATTTTTTGAAAATGAAGATGAACCATCCTACATGATTGAAAATTTCATCGACGAAGGCGAAATATCTGCCTTGTTAAATTTTTTCAATCAAGAGTATGAAGAAAACGGAGAAAACATTAACAACAAGATCTTACATATAAATCATCCTAGTAGATATGAACTTGTAAGAGAAATCACACACAGCAAATTGCAAAAACAATTCGGTGACTTTACATATTACAGCGATGTGAGTGACGATCCCATAAATGTTGGTGATCAGTTTTTCAAAATAGTATCTCCATATCAGTTGCACACAGATTGCGTGACTCACATTCAAGGTTACAAGCCATACAAGGACATAATCATACCCATAGCCATGTCAGATGATGTAGAACTATTCTATTATATCTGTGAACAGCGTTACAAAAGCCGAGGCACACAATTCCAGAAGGGAAGGCAAAACAAATATTTTCCTAGTTACAGCAACGTGTTGCGAGAAAGACCATACGAAGAATATGGTGTTGAAAATGTAAAATATGGAGCGATTCCTCAAGAATGGTTCCAAAAACATGTGAGTGAAAATGTATCACTTTCGGCATACGAAGGGATAAGCATAGAAAACACGTTTGCTTGGAGTCCAGGCAATGCCATTGTACAAGATTCGTGTGCTATCCACGGTTCAAGCAATTATAATATTGACAAGATCAAATGGAAGATTGGATTGACATTTCATCTGCTCAAAGCAGACCCAAATTACGGAAAACCGATAGATGGGCACTTTTACACTAAATTTAGCAGGTACACAAAGCCTTTAATCGAAGCATAAATATCCGTACATGGCGTATAAGATTAACAACACATTCGGTACCCTATTGGTGACTCTAGCAGATGGAACCATTGATACGGCCACAACGGACCTCACACTATTTGGAAAAGGTTACGCAGGTTTTGGTGAGAAACTGAATGAGAACCTTATCAAACTATTAGAGAATTTTAACAACACATCTGCACCTTCAAACAAGATACAAGGACAACTTTGGTTCGATCAAACCAACAAACAGATAAACGTTTACGATGGTACAAAATTCAAACCGGTTGGTTCACCGACCAATTCGGCCACTGCACCATCAAATGCTGTCAAAGGCGATCTTTGGTTTGACACAGCAAACAGTCAGTTGTACTGTTACGACGGTACAGCATTCACACTGATTGGACCAACTACGATTGCAGGATCGGGCGTGACACAGGTTGTGACAGAAACTGTGAAAGACAACACAGGTGTGTTTAGATCAATATTAAAACTTGTGACCCAAGACACAGTGGTTGGTATAGTATCCAACCTTGCGTTCACTCCAGATTCGAGTGAAACCAATGCGGCGGCCTTGATAGCGGCAGGTTTCGCATCAGTGGCACAGGGTGTTCAACTTTCAAGCACAGTATCAAGTGCGAAGTTCAGAGGTACAGCAACAGACTCAGACGCACTTGGCGGAGTTGCGGTTGCAAACTTCTTAAGATCAGACGGAAACGATTCGACGTCGGGTCATTTGGAAATATTAAATGACAACGGTCTAAGGATTGGTGCAGGTAGTGACATCACCATGACCATGTCGGGTGATAACTTCACTATTGCCAATGTTACACAGGACGGAAACATAGCATTCACAGTAAATGACGGTGGTGCAACAAAAACAGTATTGACTATGCAAGGTGACAGTGGTGATGTAAGAATACACGGTAGCCTAACAGTGGATGGTGATTCCATCACAAGCAACACATCAACTCTGACTGTTGAAGACAACATTATAGAATTAAACAGAAATGTGTCATCCAACTCAGGCATGCCTAGTTATTCAGGAATCAAAGTAAACAGAGGCGATGCATCAACAGCCACAGAACAAGATCTGTTTTGGGTATGGGACGAAACGTTTGCAGATGACGGCACAACAATTTATGGCAATTCAGGCGGAGCCTGGACAGCATTCAAATCATCAGATGTTGGTGGCACAGAGATGTCTGCCCCAACGTTGGTAGATATTAGAGCGAACGTGGTACATGCGACAGCCACAGCGGCACAATACGCGGATTTGGCTGAGAGGTACGAATCCGATGGTCCATTGGCGATTGGAGAAGTAGTCATTCTAGGAGGTTCTGCAGAGATAACAAAATGCAACGATGAACTTTCAGATGCAGTATTTGGGGTCATATCTGATTCACCAGCATTTTTGATGAATGCAGAGGCCGGAAATAACGACACACACCCAATGGTAGCACTAAAAGGGAGAGTGTTTGTTAAATTAAAAGGCACTGGTAAAGCAGGTGACCGTGTAGTTTCTGCAGGAAACGGCGAAGCAAGGGTGGCCAATTTAAGCGAGTGTACTGCTTTTAATGTGTTGGGACGTCTAATCAAGGATAAATATAACGAAGGCACACAATTAACTGAGTGTGTAATAGGAATTAAATAAAAGTATGGCATACGCGGCAGGGGATAAAATTTTAGACGACGAATACAACACGTTCGTCAATAGTTCATCAAGTCCATTTGGATACAACCACTTTGCAGGAACAGGTGGCTCAGGCGCTGACGGACTTTACGGTTTAGGGCAAACGCATATCCCAGTTGTGTCCGGCGGAGATACAACAATCACAGCGGCACACTGGAATAGTTTATTGACTGCTATGGACAACATAGCCAATCACACAAACGTTTCAGTAACAGCAAGAACACAGGTCACATCAGGTGACACGATCAAGATAAAAGCGGCTGTAGAAGCAGACTTGGCATCATTAGCGGCGGCAGTAGCGGCAGGATGTCCATCGGCAACAGCGGTTGCAGAGTCATCGGAATTACAAAGTGCTCAGTCATCAACAAGATGGACAGGATCACACACAGTAGAATTTACAGTAACTTTTGCAAGTGGCGACAACCTAAGACACTTCTTCAACGCAGGTGGTAGGATCAGAGTCAAACTTACAAGAACTGGTAACGGTGGTGGTTCAGCAACATCAAAAGATGGATCAGTTGATGAAATGATCACAGCGATGGGCAACTTCGACATAGGTTCGGCAACGTCAACAAGATCAGGATCAGGTGAGACACTATCCACAGATGGTTTTGCGAACGGCGTGGCAGACCTTGGAACAGGTTACTCAACAATATTCCTACTTACACAGTCATCAGGAACTTACACTTCAATGACACTCAAAGGTGAGGCAAAAGTCAACAACGGAACGTACGGAAACGACACGATAGTCACTGTCAAGATGACATTGACTGATGCAGACTCCGGAGACAGTGAATTCACAAGTGGTAACACATCAGGTGTTGACCAGTACGCAAACTTCATTGGACAGACTGACTTTGCACTACACACAGTCAACCCAACAACAGCACAGGGTCTAGCAAGTGTGGCGTCCATCTCAGCGAGTGCGATCGCAAGTAACACAACAGCCTAATAATAATAACTATTCGCAGGACCAATTCTTCCTTTACCAATTGACGGCCAAAATAATTAACTGTATAATTCAGTTATGGATATTGGCAATCTTAAACAACACGCTGACCTCAACTTCGAGGTAGCCCAAGCAAAAAAGAACGCTCTTGAGAAATTGCGATCTAGACAGATAATCGCATACAACGAGAGACTGTTCAGTGCGGATGCCGATACCATTAATCTGGTAAGCACACTTAAACAAATCAAAGACGAGTTCTATGTTTTAGATGTAAACGACAATCCCTGTCACATAAAAGAACCACAAGTTTTTCTTGAAAAATTGATAGAAAGAAACCAGGAGACATTAAACGCTTATCATCTACTACACGAGGATCTCGCTAACAAGAGATCTAAATGACAACTGGCGTATTATTGTATTGTTTCGACACCCCCGAAGTAAAATATCACAAGTTGGCAGAGCGTTGTGTACACCAAATACGTAAACATCTAAATCTAGAAATCACTATCGTGACCAATATGGAAACGTACAAAGAAATGAAGCCAATGGGCATGATCAATTACAAGTTGATTGAAAATTCTACAACCAACACAAGGCCTTACAGGGGAAATAGTGTTGCCTGGTACAACAAGGAAAGAAGTATGGCCTATGACCACTCCCCCTATGACATTACTATATTAATGGACTGTGATTATTTTGTTTTTTCATCGGTGCTTTTGGAATTGACAAAAACTAACTTTGAAATAATGTTGCATGACAAAGTACATGATCTCACAGGACAGGACAGTATTAAAGGCACAGACGAAGCAACACTGAAATTAGTATGGGCAACAGTCACTTTGTTTCGTAAATGCAAAAACACACGTGCAGTATTCGACATGATAACGCATGTTCAAAACAACTATATTCATTACAGAAACCTGTACAGGATAAGATATCCAAACTTTAGGAATGATTATGCATTCGCCATTGCCATGCATCAAATGAAAGTTGGAAACTTTATAAAAACAGCCATGCCGATGTTGGCCGATTCTGTTGATGTAATTGACAGTGATGATGACGGTGTAATATTCAAATATGATGACAAAGTAAATTTCACATCTGGACAAGATTTACACATCATGGACAAGGAGTGGTGTAATGGATAAAGGATTCATGTGGTTTGCACTCAATAACTCCACAACAGACTACGTTGAGTTAAGCAAAAGACTTGCAGAAAGTATAAAGAAGCACAACGAACATAACAGTATATGTCTGGTAACAAATAAGGAAGTTGATGACGAACTTTTTGATCACGTGAGAGTGTTAAAGCAAGATGCAAGTGTCAATGAAGAATGGAAATTGAGTAATGAGTACAAAGCATTTAGGTTAACACCTTTCACACATACTATAAAACTTGAAGCAGACATGCTGTTCACACAAAATACAGATTGGTGGTGGAATCAATTGTGTCAACATGACCAGGTGTTTTCTTACAACTGCAGAAATTACAGAGATGATGTTGTGGAGAACAGTTTTTATAGGAAATTATTTGCTAGGAACCAATTACCTGACGTATACAACGGGTTACACTACTTTAGAAAAAGCGTAAAGGCAAAAAAATTTTATGACATATGCGAAACTATTATTAAAAATTGGCAGACAGTCAAAAACAATGTACTGATCGCCTGCCATGACGAACAACCTACAACTGATGTTGTGTATGCATTGGCCAATAAATTACAGGATCCTCTGCAATTACAGAAAGTCAACTTCAAATGGTTTCAGTTTATGCACAACAAACAGCATATCAACAATATAAACACAGGGTTTGACAACAACAATTATCTCTTTCCAATTAAAGTAGGTGATGCCTTGTACATAGGCGGACACAAACAGGATAGGATTGTACATTACCATGATAAGCAAATACCAGGAGAACTAGATGCCAGGATTTTTTGAAGCATTTAATAAATTGCAATCGCCGAAAAAGAAAGTGCATACAGTGACCATAAAAGGACAAAGCATAGTGGTCACATTGGAGCAAAAATTGGATGTGATCAAGAATGGTGAGTACGCATACGAATGGACGTCACCTACTACGTTTGCACTGAAGGAAAAACCAAAAACTAGCAGACAGTTTCCAACGCTAGAAAAATCAGAACTGGGATACGTTTTCAAAGACAGAGATCCATTTTGGGTAGATGGCATAGACAAAGGAGGGCACACATGGCAGATAAAGTCCGAGTAAGTGACCTAGATTTTGTTTACATCAGTTTTAAAGAGCCTAACAAGGAAGAGAACTGGGCGGACCTCAAGAACAAGGTGCCATGGGCCAAGCGTGTGGACGGTGTTGTGGGATTTGATTCAGCACACAAGGCCGCGGCCGAGAAAGCGGAAACAGATTTCTTCATAAGTGTGGACGGAGACAACATAATCGATGAGAGTTTCCTTTTGCAGACACTGGATTGGACAAAGACAAACAAGAAACATGTGCATAGATGGCGAGCAAAGAATAATGTAAATGGGTTGGTATATGGAAATGGTGGACTTGTAGGTTGGGACAAGCAGACCTGCCTAGACATGAAGACACACGAGAACGCAGAGAGTGAAGAAAACAAAATAGATTTCTGTTGGGGAGTGCCACACGAGAATCTACACAACTGTTATTCGGACACAGTGATAAATGCAACACCACAGCAGGCATTCGTGGCAGGATTCAGAGAAGGTGTCAAAATGTGTACAGACAAAGGCAAGCCTATATCTGCTGGAGAGTTCGCAAGGATATGGCCCACGAACTTACGTATACTTTCCACATGGTGCACCATTGGTGCCGATGTGGAGAACGGCAAGTTTGCGATGTTGGGTGCGAGGATGGGCAGTTTCTACTCGGTGGTCGATCACAAGAACTATGACTTCGATGTGAGTGATCTGAACGGCATGGCGGACTACTTCCATGCATCTGTGCAACCGGCCAACATGAGTAGAGAATTAGAGATGTGGGGCAACAGTCTAAGACAGCAACTTGACATGCCCATAGCAGAATTCAGCGAGGCAGACAGCAGGTTCTATCGTTTCGTAATGCCACAACATGTCAACAGAGGAGTGCAAGACCGTGAGTACTAGTGACTACAAAGCAGACGCACTAAAGGCCAAAGAGAAACTGCAACAAGTTTCTCCAACCATGTGCCTGGCCAAGTGGAACCAAACATCACTGCACCTGCCAACAGGACTGACCAATTCATGCTATCATCCGCCACTGCACAAGATCGATGAAAAGCAACTAGAGAGGAATCCAGCCGCACTGCACAACACAGTGGAGAAACTGGACCAAAGATTCAAGATGCTACAAGGAGAACGTCCGGACGGATGTTCGTACTGCTGGAAACTAGAGGACACTGGGGAGATGTCGGACAGACACTACCGTTCCGGTGAACCATGGGCCATGCAGGACTTTGAGCAGATTAGACAGAATCCAATGACAACTCGTTGGACACCGAGGTATGTGGAGGTAAACTTTAACAACGCTTGTAACTTCAAGTGCAGTTATTGTTCTCCACAGTTCTCAACAACGTGGGGCAAGGAGATTGACAGGTATGGCCAATATCCCACATCTCCTCCCCACAATGCACCAGAGCACTTCCAGGGAAGGAGACGTCCAATACCCAATCGTGAGGACAATCCCTACGTGACAGCGTTCTGGAAATGGTGGCCCACATTGTACAAGAATCTCAAACACTTCCGTATGACTGGCGGAGAGCCCATGATGGATGTAAACACATACAAGGTGTTTCAATACATTATGGATCATCCAAAGGATGACCTGCACCTTAACGTCACAAGCAATATGTGTCCTCCAGATAAAAAACTGAAGGAGAAGTACTTCAACATGGCACAGAACATATGCATGGAGAAGAAGGTTGAACACATGATGCAGTTCGTGTCAGTGGATGCATGGGGAGAAAAAGCAGAATACATACGACATGGATTGGATTTCAACTACATGATGGACAACGTGGAGGAATTCCTGGACCGTATACCTGTGCGTAATTCTATCACATTCATATGCACTTACAACAACCTAAGCATAACAAGTATGGACAAACTATTACAGAAGATACTGGAACTGCGTAGCAAGTACTCCAAAACCTATCAGAGGGTATGGTTCGACGTGCCACTGTTAAGACAACCTGCTTGGCAACAGATAACAATGCTACCAGAGTCGTACCAGGCTATACACCAAAGCAACATCGACTACATGAAAGATAATTCCGGCGAGGACAACGGGTTACACATATTCAAGGATTTCGAGATTCAAAAGATGCAACGTAATCTCGCATACTGGCGCGAAAACACGGACGCAAGTACGCAAAATAAAAAAAACTTTTACGCTTTCTTTAATGAGCACGATCGTAGACGCCTGACAAGGTTTTTAAACACATTTCCAGAGATGGAAGAATTTTATGAGGAGTGTAGGAACGCATGAAGACAATAGGATTTTTTGGAGATAGTTTCTGTGCAAGTAACCAACCCGAAAGTTGGTGTAATATCTTACAAGAGAAATTAGGAGCGGCAAGAATTAGATGGTTTGGCAGTCCAGGTAGAAGTATTTGGAGTGTGTTCTTTCTATACAATAAACTTATAAGAAGCAATATGGTTCCGGATATATCTATATTTTGTTGGACTGAACCTTACAGGTTGTATCATCCAAATTTAATTTTAAGTGCAAACACACAACCATTGGAAGGTGTTGACCCAAACATTTACAAAACTTTAGACAATTATTGGAAATATTTACACAACTACGACAAAGACGAAATGGCGTACGAATATGCTATCAAGCACTATGATAAGGAAGTGTTATCAAAAGTAAAAAGTGAGATAGTACAGATGTGGAGTTTCAAACCATTTGAGACAGCAGACAAGGACGCAGGAATAAAATTAAAAACCGGGACATTCATAGACGAAAGTATGTTTCAGTTCAGTGGCGGCAAAGACAACTGGGGCAAAGGTGATATAAATCATATGACAGTTGAACAAAATAAACAATGGGCAGATAAGGTATATGGACGACTTAGAGTTTAAACAAAAAAAATTAGATACTAAATCCGCAAGTTTCTGTGCGGCAAAATGGTACAATGCGACTATTTGGTTGGGCAGTGGTATGACCACAAGTTGCCATCACCCATTGCCACACAAAATTGATTTAGAAGAAATTAAAAAGAATCCAAGTGCAATACACAACACAAGGCAAAAGAAAGAACAACGTAGACAGATGCAGTGTGGAGAAAGACCTGCAGGTTGTGAGTACTGTTGGAAGATAGAGGACATAGGCAGAGATGCAATCAGTGACAGAGTATACAAATCAAAAATATACACTGACAAAGAACTCGACGATGCTTACAAGTCTGATCACCAAAAAGATTTTAATTTAAGAACGTTGGAAATTGCTTTTGACAGGGTGTGTCAGTTTGCCTGCACGTATTGTAATCCTGCTTTTAGTTCGACATGGGCAAACAACATAAAAAATCAAGGACCATACATGAGCCTAATGTCAGATGGACGTAACCACTTCACCCATGCACATGATTCGGCAGAACCATACAAAAAAGATGAGACCAATCCTTATGTCGAGGCATTTTATAAATGGTGGGAAAGCGACCTACACAAAACACTGGACGAATTACGTATCACTGGAGGAGAACCAATGATGTCCCCTAACCTATGGCGACTGCTTGATTGGATCGAAACGCAAGGAGACAAAATGAGACCCGGTATGCGTCTTGCAATAAATTCTAATCTTGGTGCCAAACAAAGTATTATTGATAGATTTAAAAACAAACTGAAAGGATTTAAACACTTTCATTTATATACAAGTTGTGAAGCAACATTCAAACAAGCAGAATATATCAGAGATGGATTAAACTATGGCGAATGGCATTCTAATCTATTACACATGATGGTTGACAAAGTTCCATCAGAAATTCATAACATGTGTACCATTAATGCATTATGCTTGGAGTCATTGCCTGAGTTTTTGGAAAAAATAGTTTGGTTTAAAACAGCAAGTGCCATATACGGACCAACAATAAATTATACACTAAACATTTTAAGATTTCCAAGTTTTCAAAGTCCTTTAGTATTGCCAGATGACTTACGTAACAGATTTAAAGAAGACCTTGTGAAGTTTTTAAAAGGCAATGAAAAATTTTTAGAACAAATGGAAGTGAACCACACACAAAGATTAATAGATTATTTAGATGTAGTAAAGACACCACACGCAGGTGCGGCCGAACAGAGTAAACTGCAAAAGGACTTTAAAGCATTCTACAGTCAATATGACAAACGACAAGGGAAGGACTTTGAAAAAACTTTCCCAATTATAGGAGAATGGTACCGTGGCATATGAGTATGGGGCCAAAGAGCCCGAGAAACTTAAGATAAAAGACATGACTCCTAAACAAAAGGAGTTGTTGATAGATAGTGATAACTTCTGTATGTTACCATGGATGCACCTTCATGCATTTCCAGACGGCAGAGCATACCCTTGTTGTTTTGCATTAGACAAATTGCCAGTAGGTGATGTAAACAAACAATCAATGGAAGAAGTGTTCAATGGTCCTAAGATGAAACAGATGCGTTTGAATATGTTGGCAAATAAACCATCACGAGAATGTTTCAAATGTTATGATCAAGAAAAATCAGGTTTCTTTAGTTTACGTCTAAGTTCAAACAAACATTTTGGACACAACATAGACATGGTCAATACAACAAAGCCAGATGGTACTGCTGACTTTGTAATCAAATATTGGGATATACGTTTCTCAAACCTATGCAACATGGCCTGCAGGAGTTGTGGCACTTGGTTTAGTAGTAACTGGTACGAAGATCACAAAAAACTTACAGGTTCGCCCCCACCACATGCAAAAATTATGAGGGCTGGTAGAAGCAGTAATGATATTTGGGAGCAGTTACTGAAACAATTTGATCATGTAGAACAGTTTTACTTTGCTGGAGGTGAACCTATTATAATGGAAGAACATTTACGGATATTAAAGGAGTTAGACAAACGTAAAATGTATCATGTAAGATTGATTTACAATACAAACTTTAGTAAATCTAAATTCAAAGGTACTGATATATTTGAATTATGGAATAAATTTGATTCTGTGTCTATTGGTGCAAGTTTAGATGCAGAAGGTCCACGTGCAGAACTTATGCGTAAAGGTACAGTATGGGAAGAAACAGTTGCAAACAGAAAACGTATGTTAGAAGTATGTCCACAAGTTGATTTTTATATAAGTTCTACGGTAGGACTTGCAAATTCTTTGCACGTAGTTGATTTTCATAAAAACTGGGTAGATCAAGGACTTATCAAAGCACAAGACTTTAACTTCAATTTGTTGCAGTATCCTCTCTGGCAACGTATGGATCTTTTACCTGATGATTACAAACAAAAAATTAAAGAAAAATATAAGAAACACATAGAATGGTTAAAAAAACAAGATCACCTTACACGTGCATCAAAAGGTTATGAGAGTGCTTTGGATTATCTATTCCGTAGAGATAAAACAGACAAACTTGAAATGTTTATAAACGAAACAAGAAAATATGATAAAATTAGAAATGAAAATTTTACAGATGTATTTCCTGAATGGAAGGAGTTGTTCGATAGATATGAGGCATAGAAGACCTAAAGACTTTGGAGACAAATGTGCATTGTGGTTCACTATGAGATTAAGGTGGATTGCAGATACATTCTTTGCAAAACGTTATGGACATAGGGCAGTTGTGTTAGAAACTGTTGCAGGTGTGCCTGGCATGGTAGCAGGAATGTGGAACCATCTGCGTAGTTTGAGAAAAATGAAACCAGATGATAGAGGGTGGATACAAAAATTACTTGCCGAAGCAGAAAATGAACGTATGCACTTGATGATATTCATCGAAATAGCGAAGCCAAATTGGTTTGAACGTTGGATGATTATAACGGCACAATTTTTGTTTTGGCACTTCTATATGTTCCTTTACATTTTTTTCCCTAAAGTTGCACATAGGATGGTTGGATATTTTGAGGAACAAGCAGTGATAAGTTACACATCGTATCTAAAGGCAATAGATCTAGGCAAAATAGACAATATAGATGCTCCACTAATTGCAAAAAATTATTATAGGTTAAAAGATGATGCAAAATTAAGAGACGTTGTGACAGCAGTAAGGGAAGACGAAAGAGGTCATGCACAAGAAAATCATAACATGGCTGACACACTAGAGGCTGAAAATGGCAGATAGATTTCCAACAGCAGATGAAAGGTGGCCAAGGAATGGTATTGTGTCTAAGATGAATCAAAGGATTAAGCCAAAAGACGGAAACAAAACATTCTGCATGGCACCATGGACTCACACATATCTGTCACCGCAGATGGAAAGACGTTTATGTTGCAGTTCACGTGAATCATCTACCAATTTCAAACAGTACATTGATACCTTCGATCCAAAGGGAAATAATGATAAGATGAATCTCACAACATTGGAACAGCATTGGAATTCAGACTATATGAAAAGTGTGAGATTGAAATTATTGGCAGGTGAAGAGATACCGCAGTGTGCTGTGTGCAATCACAAACTCCTTAACGAACAAGTGTACAGACAACATTTTAATTGGTTGTATAAAAATAAAATCGAAGAAGCATTCAACAGCACAGATGAGACAGGTGCCACAACAATGCAGGTGGAGAGTTTTGATTATAGGTTTTCTAATCTGTGTAATTTTAGTTGTAGAATGTGTGGCGACATGCTGAGCAGTAGTTGGGAAACTGAAAATAAGAAAAACGGCAGAGGTGATTATGATCGTTACAGAATTTGGGGCAGAAAAGATATCAAAGCACAGTTAGAACAATTCCATGATCAGCAAGTGGTAAAAGAATTCACAGAAGCAGTTGAACAGAAACGTATCACCGAGTTATATTGGTGCGGAGGCGAACCCCTAATGTGGAAGATACATTGGGAAGCAATGAAGAGGATTGTGGAACTAGGATATCAAGATCAAGTATTGGCGAGATACAACTCCAACATGAGCAGAATAAATTTCTACAAGTACAATCTATTTGATGACATATTGAAACATTATCCTAACTGGCAGATATGTGCGTCAATTGATGGTACAGGAGAAGTGGGAGAATACATTAGGACAGGTTTAAAGTATGACGAATGGTTGGCAAACATGAAGTATGGACTACAATTTGTAAAACAGCAACATCAAAGAATGCAGTTGGATTTGACCATTACCCTACCGGGTCTTTTCGATTTGGAAAACATGGTGATGTTAAGTAACGAACTCAACATAGAATTATTGACTAAACAAGTGTTCAATTTCTCACACGACAATGCTATGGCTCCTTTGTTTATGCCATATGACATAATGAGCGAGATCATAAATGACGCCAGAGACAAAACAATCAAATATAAAAATAAAAATTTAAACAATTTTTTCGGGCAGTTAGACGAGATGCAGAAACAAAAAAGAAACAATGAATTGGTGTATGATGAAGAAACATACAAGCAAGGGCAAAAACAAGGAAAAGCAGAAGTCCAACGCCTGGATAAAATTAGAGGAACAGACATAACAAAAATATTAGCAAAAAACAAAAAGGCATTAGACTGGTGGACAAGTATATAAAATCAAATGTATGTCCATTACCCTGGACACACTTGGAAGTTGACGTGAACGGTGGGGCATCGCCTTGCTGTCTGTACAAAGGTAGCATTCCTGATGTCAAAGTGTATGAGCAAAACCTAAGTGACATACAGAGACATGAATACATGCAGAAACTCAGGGAAAAATTTAAGAATGGTGAACGCCCCGCTGGTTGTCAGAGTTGCTGGCAAGAAGAGGACGCAGGCAAAACATCAAAAAGACAAAACAGCATTTATAAAATGAAGAAAAGTTTGATGGATTGGACACCTAATAGCGAGCCAACGCTCAAGTTCATAGACTTTAAGTTAGGCAATGTGTGTAATTTAAAATGTAGAATATGCGGATCGTGGAGTTCCTCAAAATGGGCTCAAGAAGAAATAGATTATGAAACAGCCAAGGGCAAAGACAATCCCCTTGCAAGGAAACAATTAAAGGAGGGCGGATGGCCTAAACGTAATCCACAGTTTTTTGAAGAGTTGCAGGAGGATCTAAAACACGTGGAGTACTTTGAGTTCACAGGAGGTGAACCGTTCATGATAAAGGACCACTACAAAATACTAATGCATTGTGTTGAAAAAGGATATGCCAAGAACATAGATATACACTACAACACCAACGGCACTCAGTTACCACCACAAGAGATATTTGACTTATGGTCGTATTTCAAACACGTGGAGATAGCATTCAGTATAGACGATATAGGCGATGCATTTGAATATCAAAGGCACCCTGCAAAATGGCGAGAAGTAAGTGCTAACCTTGTTAAGTTTAAACAAAGGAAAACTGAGAACATGGATTTCCAGATATGTTCAACAGTATCTGTATTCAATGTTTTTAATTGGGCAAAGATTTCATTATGGGTGGCACAGTACCAACCCAAGTTTTTTTATGTGAACACCTGTTTTGATCCAGATGTTTTCAATATACAAACACTACCAAAACAAGTTAAACAGATTGTGACAGACAGGTACCATATGCTCACAGACTATCAACCTAGCATTAGATTTATGAACGCGGCTGATAGGGACACGCCGGAAATTAGAGAACAAAGAATACAGAGAATTCATCGTACAGACAAGTACAGGAAAGAAAATTTTGGAGAAGTTTTTCCACTTTTAAATAAGGTATTACAGATTTATGATTAATTATATTGCAGGTGGTTGTAGTTTTACTTTTGGACATGAGCTCAGTGATGATGTCAAGGGACAGGTGCCCTCTAAAAAATCATGGGCGTATAGGTTGTTCCAACAGACACAAGGATTGGGCAAAAAATTAATTAACACGGCAGATGGTGGAATAGGAAACTGTGCCATTGCGAGAAAGGTGTTCCAGGAAGTTTCAAAACACCCCCACAAAACTATCAAAGGCGTATTTGTGATGTGGACGTTCACATCGAGGTATGACTGGGCATTCCCAAGACATAAAACATTGGAAAACACAAGATGGGCCTCTATATCGCCGTGGGACACCAACATAGGTGCGGCAGAGAGACATAGAACACTTGCAAATTCTGAAGTGCAATTGAATGAATGGAAAAAAAGAGAAGACAATTACGAGCAGACAGGTGTGAGACCATTTGCAAATGCATTGTATAGGCATGCCGCTAATTGGTTCCATGAGACCTATCTCAGTTGGAATGCGATAATTTGGTTGCAAAATATTTTACAAAAGAAAGGCATACCATTTATGTTCACACTAGCCGATAATAGTTTGTTTTACCATGAATTGAAACATGTTATGGAAGGCGAACCTTTACTCCAGGCACTTCACAAGGAAATTGATTTTACCAAATGGTTTAGTTTTGGCGAAAGGATGATGGGTTTCAACCAATGGGCCTTGCTGAACGACTACGAAAGGGGGGTAACACATCCACTAGACAAAGCACACGAAGATGCTATAATGTTAATGAAACCAATGTTTAATAATCTTATAGGAGGAAAACGATGATAAAATGGTTAAAAAATATTTGGAATAGAATAAGAGAAGAAATCAAGTACAGAAAAAGACTGAAAGAATTAAAAAAGAAAGACCCATTCATATACAAATAGGACATGGACATACTTAATAAAGAGAAACTGCAAGAAGTTCTTAAAAAGTGGAGGGGACATCCATCTATCACAGATTTAATGGATAGGTTCGACAAACTGCAAAATTATACAAAAAAGAAGTTGGAGAAAGAACCAAAGTTTGATTTAATAGAACTTCCATACATAGACTGTTCAGAAGATCCTGTGAGACCAGAACTGGACCTTGCGTTTAGACAGGCGTACGGTAGAAAAATATTTGGATTAAAGGACGAAGAGGGTGACTTATGTGCAATTATGTGTTTTGCATTTACCAATGACGTACCCAAGACTGTGGAAGAAATGGATGTAATGAGTAAAGACGCCGCCATGCAGGCAGTACACAGAGCAGGTGTGCAAGGTAACATAGCAATAGCATACACAGTGTGGGCCAAGAAGAAAGGTGGAGGTAAACACATGGTCAATGAAGTTTACAAGATGGTAAAGAAATCACATCACCTAAACAGACTTGTTACACTGTCCCCATTGACAGAAATGGCAAGAAGATTTCATATCAAAAATGGTGCAAAGGAATTGCAAGTCAATGAAAAGACTCAGAACTTCGAATACGACATCACACTTGAAGATTGGGAAAAGGCTCTCGAGAAAGCAAAAAGATTCTTCAAAATAGGATGACTTGGTGGAACTGGTATTGTTACGACTGTCAATGGCGGGGAGTGGCACAGGAACTAGCAGAAGATTTTGACACAGAAGAAGGTTGGGTCTGTCCTAAGTGTAAAAGCATACAAATAGAAGACATGGGATGGCACAAGGAGGAAGATGAAGATACTGGGAATTAATTGCATGAATCATGATGCCGCTATGGCAGTAGTTGATTACAGTTCAGGAATAGGAAAAATACTTTGGGCCGCACACGCAGAACGTTATTCCAAAGTAAAGAATGATCATTATTTGAATCAGGCGATAGTCAATGAGGCAATGACATATGGACCTTTCGACAAGGTTGTTTACTACGAAAAACCCTGGCTTAAGAAAACACGTCAACTATATGCAGGACAATACACAGACGCATTGAGTTACACAGAACTTCCACAGTGGCACTTGGATCACTTCAATATTAAGATAGATGAGTATGTGAAACACCATGACTCACACGCCGCCGCAGGATACTTTACATCGCCATTCAGAGAAGCAACAATACTGACAGTGGATGCAATAGGTGAATGGGATACTGTTTCAATAAGCACAGCGGAAAAAATTTGGATAGAAAGAAAAGAAACAATAAAATATCCACATAGTTTAGGTATATTGTATTCTGCATTCACACATCGTTGTGGACTGAAACCTGCCGAGGAGGAATATATTCTAATGGGAATGGCCGCTTACGGTGAACCAAAATACAAAGATGACATATACAACGACTTCGTGCATCAATCTCCTTTCAAACTCAAACAGAATCTACACAGAGGGTTGGGAGATTGGCATCCGGAAGCAGATCCCATGGACCTCGCCGCAAGTATACAGTCGGTAACAGAAGAATGCCTTGCAGGGTTATGGCATAGAGCCAGCAAGTATGGATCACGTAATTTGGTATATGCCGGTGGAGTAGCACTCAACTGTGCGGCCAACAAAGTGTTGGCTAATCTTGGATTGTTTGACAACATATGGATAATACCAAATCCAGGAGACGCAGGTTCCAGTTTGGGTTGCATAGCGGCAAATGAAAAATCTCATATCAAATGGGAACATCCATTCCTTGGACACAACATAGAAGGTGAGTATCCTGTGGACGCAATAATAAAAGAATTGAAAGAAAACAAGATGGTGGGAGTCGCAAATGGCAGAGCAGAGTTTGGACCGAGGGCACTTGGTAATAGATCGCTTTTGGCAGACCCGAGGGGTGAGGACATCAAGGATCTGGTAAACGCAATCAAGAAAAGGCAGAAGTTCAGACCGTTCGCTCCGGCCATACTAGAAGAGGATGTAAACGACTATTTTGCCCTACCTACCGGCGTCAAAAACACCCCTTATATGCAATATACAGCGGCGTACACGCATGGTAAAGACTGTCCTGCCATATTACACTATGATGGCACATCTAGGGTGCAAACCGTGTCAAAAAGCGACAATGAAGGGTTTTATGAACTGCTGAAAGCATGGAAGAAAGAAACGGGTTGTCCAATACTTTTGAACACCAGTTTGAATATTAAGGGTATGCCCATGGTAAATGACACCAAAGATGGTAAAGATTGGACAGCAAAATACGGAGTGAAAGTTTTATGATAAAGTTCAATGGTTTGGACAGAATATATGACGAATACAGTTGGCGTATCACACGTAGAGCCAAGCAAGTTTGGAAAACAGGAAACGTAGTTGGTAACAGACACGTTGAAGGAAGTTATGTTGATCAGTTTGAATCCGCAGTGGCAAAACACACAAAAAGAAAATATGCTATCGCTGTAGGTAGTGGTACCGATGCATTATACTTTGCCCTTAGAGCCAAAGGCATAGGACCTGAGAGCACAGTACTTTGTCCTGCAATCAGTTATTTGGCCACGGCCGAATCGATAAAAAGAACAGGTGCTACAATAAATTTTGTGGACGTTGACAACAAAGGGTTGATTTCAAAATTACCTGACTTTGGATTGCCTGACGCTGTGGTATATGTGAATCTTTTTGGCAATCTTGCTGACTATTCAACACTCAAAGAATTTTGTGTAAAGAGAAGAATACCTTTGATAGAGGACGCGGCACAGAGTTTTGGAAGTTATTACAATAATGTGCCAAGCGGCAAACTTGGTGATATAAGCACTTTGAGTTTTGCACCAAGTAAACCATTACCTGCTTTCGGCAACGGTGGTATGGTTTTGACAGATAGCGAAATTGATAGAGATCTAATACGTAGCCTTAGATATCATGGTCAAGGCACAGCAAAGTTAAACCATGGTTATAACTCATGCATGAGTCATGAACACGCAAATATTTTAAATTTCTTGCTGTCGAAGTACAAAGGACTTCTAGGCAAAACAAAGAAGGTGAGAAAGTGGTATGAAGAAAAACTTTTGGATCTAGGTATAAATTCGATACAAACAGGCACAGGTACAATATCAAACAATCACAAACTAGTAATTAAAACACAGGACAGAGATGGTCTTAAAAAATTTTTAGAAGAGAAAGGTATACAGACACAAATACATTATCCACAACCAATGTCTAAAATGAAGATGTTTGATAACGGACAGGAAATGCCAAATGCTGAAAAATTCTGTACAGACGTGTTATCATTACCAATACATCCTTTTCTTAAAAAACAAGAAGTTCTTTACATATGTAAATGTATTGGAGAATATTATGGCGTTTGATTGTGTAGTAGTAGATTTTAAAAACAAAAACACTGACATTAATTTGCAAACGATACGTAATAAGTTTCCACATGCAATTATTGTGCCATTCGTTAACAGTTATCATGATATTATAAAATCAATGCTATCAACATCCAACACAGAATACACTTGGTTGTTAAGCACAAAAATTGATTACACAAAATTTGATTTCGATTACATACCAGAACAGCATCAAACAAAGCAATTACACGTTTGGAGTGAAAAAGGGCAAAATGAAGGAGACACATTTTTATTTCCTAAATGTTTTTCAGAGCAAAAAATTAAATTTTTACGAGATTTTAAAGACGTAAATTATCATGAGTACAATGGCAATTATGATTTTGATTTTCATGACTTGGAATACAATCTAGAAAATGTTATACACAACATACCAGACATAAAAATTTCTAATGCAAGTTATATTAGATACTATGAAAAAGAAAACAATAGCAAGATTTATCCTTCTTACTGGGAAGATTTAAAAATTTATAAAGACAAAAACACATTTTATATTCCAAGGAAAGCATTAGACTCAATCAAAACACAAATATACGACTATCCGTTGTTGTACGTGATTGGTGAAGAGGATAAAAAAGATTGTTTCGATATAACATTTATTTCCAATGGAGAACCATTTGAGGATAAAAATTTCAAAATATTGCAAGAGCATTTACAAAAGAATAACCTATCTAACAAATTACATTGGATAAAAGGGGTCGACGGTCGTACCAAAGCATACAAGAAAGCGGCAGAAACATCGGGGACAGAATATTTCTATGCAGTTTTTGCCAAAAGTATTGTGAAAGATGATTTTAGATTTGATTACACAGTCGACAGGGGACTATCAAAAAGACATAGGATATTCCATGCAAGATTAAACGAATTGGACTTAGAATACGGAACCTTTAACATAGATCTATACAGCAAATCACTTTGTTTGGCAACACCCGATAATAACATACTGGATTTCACACTGTCACAGCCTCACGAAGTTGTGCCCATTGTAGCCAGCGAATCTCTCCTGGCACCTGATCCATACACGGCTTGGAAAAATGCTTTCAGGGAAGTTTCGAAATTAGTACTATGGCACAGTAAAAAACCTACTGTTGAAACAAGTCATAGGTTAAAAAAATGGCTGGACACTGATAACGAATGGTTGTCCAAAGGATCGCATGACGGTAAACAATTTACAGAAGAGTGTGAGTTTGACGAAGATAAAATTTTAAAAACTTATACTTGGGATTTTTGTAGAGATAAATTTAAACAGTTGTACCCAACTGAAACTTTTTATTAATATCTAAATTTTGAAAATAGAACGGTTGTCTTAAAAACCAATTTATGTATTTTGGTATACCTTGCTCTATATCTATAGTTGGATTGAAATTTAACATGGTTTTTGCTTTGTCACTGTTTAATGTATCTCTATTAGGATAGAATGCATCGTGTGGTTTTGTTATTATGTTACCCACTCCCAATCTTGATTTAATTATTTCAGCCGCTTCAACAATTTTTCTTCCATTACCTCTAGTGCAATTAAATGTTTCATTTACTACTTCGTTTGTTGTTGCTAGTGCAAAGTATTTGGCCACATCTAAGACATTTGAGAAATCAAGTTTATTGTCAGGACCTTGTACAGTCATGTCCCCAACAGTCAAAGCATTTTTGACTAATTGACTTATAACACGTGTGATAGTATCTTTCTCACCATACAATGCGGAAGGCCTCATTATTACATAATTCAATCCTTGTTCACGATGCCAAATTTTACACATCAACTCCCCTTGTCTTTTATATGAACCATAAAGTGTGTTAGGTTTTGGCACAACATTCTCATCTGGAATGCCTCCATTAAATTCACCATAGACCATACTGCTTGATGCATATACAATTTTTTCAACTTTATGTTTCACACATAAATCTAAGATATACGCAGTGGCAGTGATCATGTTGTTGGTTGCATCTAGCACATTTCTTTTGACCATTCTAGCATTTGGATACGTCGCTACGTGAATTACTCTTTCTGGCTTGAAATCTTCGAATGTCTGTTCCATAAATTGAAAGTTCTCAATTTGTCCTATGTATTCTTTGTCTGTATTTGTAATCGATTTCCTTTGTGATAAAACAGGATGGTACTCCCAGTCTGGAAATGTGTAATACTGATGAAAGCAGTCAACAATACCTATCGTGTGTCCTTCTGCTTTTAATTGTTGGCATATGTGACTGCCAATAAAACCATAACCGCCTAATACTAAAATTCTCATATTTTATTGTACATTATTTGAAACGTTTCTGCAACCTTGCCCGATCCCAAAAAACTGCCTCTGTATCTATTGTAATTTATTATTGTATCTATGCTGTCTTTATTAAAGTAAGTGTCATATGATTGTAAGGCCTTTATTTTAGTATCAACATAATCGGTTATATCTACATATTGGTTGCAATTGAAATTTTTGTAATGTAGATTATATGGCGGTTCATCCATACACCAAAACTGTTGAAAATTTTTCCTAGCAATACTGCGTCCTACATCATAGCACACTCTATGATCTTGATGATGATCCTCTTTCCAATGTGTGATCAAAATGTCATGTCCTTGGGCAATATGTTCTGCATCAGTAATTAAATTATTATCAAGTGTTAAATTTGGTCTTCCGTTGTCATGCAATGGCGTGTTGTATACCACTGACTTGAATCCTAAAATGTCTTGGCTCTTGTCCAATTCCTTTTTGACAATCTGCATGTTCCTTTTTTCATTTATTTCGGCAGATGGCTGTACAAGTATTAGGTTGGTAACACTTCCACCGTTCGCTTTTATCTTGGCAACTAATCCGCCACAGGCCATCTCCAGGTCATCGGGGTGTGCTGTAATAATTAAAAATTTCTTATCGTAGGTCATTACTTGAATGTCTTAGAAAGCATTAATGAAGTTTTTGACTCCATGTCTTTTTTTAACTTTGGAATATCAAACTTCAGATGCACGTTCTTTATCTTAGAATAGTTTTGCTCTATTGTAGATTTAAGGAATCTAGCAATGCTGGTCTGCTTTTTTGATTTGAGCTCTTTTTGTATATTGTAGTTTATTGTGATGTTGTTCTTAAGAATAAGATTTACATACAACAGGTACTTGACCGGCATGTTCTGGAAGTGTAAACCATCCAGTACCTCCGGCCACTCTTTTACGAAATCCTTCGTAAGTTGTACCCATGTACTATTCTTTGGCGGCTGTCTCTTTGGCATCTTTTTTTGACGCTTTTTTCTTGGCCGCTGGTGCTTCTGGATCTTGTGCAAGATCTTTAACTGATACACCTTTCTCTTTTGCTATCATCTCGTTCAACTTGTTAAGTAGAATTCTACCATCTTCTGTTGAACCAAAAGTGACCATTATCTCTTTGGTCTTAAACTTTTTGATGTAATTGTCATTGTGTAAAAGTTGTAACATATTAGTGCCATCAGGGAAAGTCTGTCTGCTGGCGAAATCTGCAAATTCTTCTGCTTGTTGTCCGCCTTCTGATTCAACTGCTTTCATTAATGCATTGTGGTACATATCAGGTAAAAATTTAGTGCCAACTACTAGACAGTTGTCTGCCTCGCCTGGTACTGTTCTGTACATGATTACTACTTTCGCTTTTGACTCATCCGCTAATTCTCCAATATGTTTGAAGTGTCTCTTTGGACCCGTCTGACCATCACCTGCCGCTCCTGTGTTTTCACCCATTGGCATAGCCTGGTTGTTCACGTTCATTAGAGTTGCCATATTATTTTCCTTCCGCAGGTGCTGATGCTCCTGCATTACCTTCAGGTTTTTGTTCCGGTGCCACTTTGGCTAAGAACGCCTGAAGTTTGTTATATAAGAATCCTACTCCTGCCATTTCACCGGCCTTGAATGCACCTCTTGTAGATGCTACATCAAGTATTGTAGAAAGATTCTTCAAGTCGCCGATAGATAAAGCAGTTGGATCCTGTTGTGGAGCCTGCGGATTGGCCGTCGCCGTTCCGGTTGCTTCGTCTGGCTTCTTCAAACTTTTCTTTTTTGCTACCATTTATTTTCTCCTATTAATCGATTAATATAATATACGCATATTATACTATAAAGTAATTATGGAGTGCAACAGTTATTTTTGATAGTTCTGAGCAATTCCGCTCAATGCAAACAGTGTTAGGTCACCAGGTTCTTCAAATCCTAGCACAGTGATTGCCCTAGATGAATTACCATCTGACACAACATCTTTGGTAATTGAATATCTGCCTGTGCAGTTTTCGTAAATCCATTTACGCATTTTTTCTACATCGGCCTCGTGTGCCTTTACCACAGTATTAACAAAGTGTGGTGGTAACATATCAAGTTCTCGCTTGTAAAAATTTTTAGGATTTATACGCATACTAATCGTTGTATTGGACAGTCATTCCCCATGGTGCTTCAATATCTCTTTCGTAAGGATTATTAATTAAGAATATTGTATCGCAATAATTCTCGTCACCCCATGTATTGAAAGGCCATCCATCTGTGAACATAACAAATTTCTTAGGCTCAATGCCTTCTTTTTTCATGTAGTCCCAATTACATTCAAACTCTGTACCGCCACCTGAACCCAATTTGTAATCTAATAATTCATCTGCGTTATCTGGTGTAAACACTTTTGGATTGAAGACCTCTGTATCAAAACTCCAAAGGTGTATTCTGTAATCTTTATATTGATCCATAATGTTTTTTACTTCTGTTAAAAACTCCCTGCATTGATCATTACTGATTGATCCAGATGCATCAAGAGCCAAACATATATCAATCATCTCGTCGTTGTTTTGGCCTGGAAGTATAGCAGACGTGTGCCATGACTTCCTGCTGGGTCTCATCCAAGTGTAGTCCGATTTCATTGTACTCATTATCTGTTGCTGAAGTATCTCTCTCCAGTCCATCTTTGGCTCTGTAAGATCTTTTACAAGTCTTTGTAGAGCACCTGGCAAATTACTAGCACCTGTAGATTGTGCGGCACTTACCATTGCTTCTTTTACTTCGTCTCTGATCTTCTTAAGTTCTTCTTTTGTGTAAACAGGCTTGCCACCTTTTGTGCCTTTCTTGTCTCCACCTTTGCCTTGTCCTTCACCTTCGCCTTGTCCCCACTCTTGGTGATCGTCCATCAGTTCGCCTAATTTTTCTAAAAATTTCTTGCCGTTCTTTTTGGCAGTTTTAAACAAGTCATCATATATTCTCTCACTTGCCCAGTCCTTGTACTTGTCATCTTGGAAGCCTTTGTTCTCACCTTTTTTACCTTTTGGCATCTCGCCTATGTTTGAATCTTTCAATATCTGGTTAACGGCATAGTCCGCCGCTATGTTCCAAAGTTGTGGATCCCTGTCACCTATCCTTACAAGCATATGTTCAAATACATTGTGTAGAACTTCGTGTCCAAACAAGAACTCTGCTTCTTTGGGTGTAAGTGAATCTATGAATTTAGTGTTGTAGAAGAAGTGTCTGCCATCTGTGCCTGCTGTCGGACACCAGTCATCTGCGTTGACAAGTTTTAATCTAGTTGCAAGGTTGCCAAAGAAAGGATGTTTCAATAACAAGGCGATCCTTGCTGTCACTAGTTTGTCTATTATTTTTTGTTCTCTATACTCCATTAATAACTCGCATAAATTACAAATCCTATTGCTAGGCAAAAGCCTATGATCAACACATGGTTGCCAAGGTTGGCCCAACTGTTGCCTACGTATTTAGGATTTTTGGGATCTATAATTTTAGATTTATCCATTATTTAGACTCCATAGCAGTAATGACGTACTTGCCAAACTTCTTATGGAACCTATCAAATGATTTCAACTTGCTAGGATCGAACGGAAGTTTGTAATTTGTAAGTGCAATCTTGGCACCCATCACAACCAATTCAGTTTCAAAGTTGTCCATCATGTAGTTGAAAAATCTATCAGCCTGTTCATTCCACTTCTTGTCCTTCTTCTCGTGTGCCTGTTGTAATTCATAACACAACGAAACAGTTAATGAATACATCGCTGATATCTCTTTAGTCTTAAGGTCTCGGACCTTACCGCTCAATATATCAGATGGGTTTGGAAGTTGACCGCTAATTTTACGATGATTCATAAACTTAACGGCCAATCCCTCTCCTACGCAACCTGCTACGAGGTCAGTGAGCGTACTTTCTGGCAGGTCATCTGATAGAAGTTGGCTTACGAAACTCCATGATCTTGGAGTTGCGAATGATCTACTTGATCCTCTAGGATCAAAATCATATAAATCTTGTTTGGCGAATGTGCAATAACCCACAACGTCTGCGTGGATGTGTTGGTTAGTTGCCCACTGCAACCAATCTTCGAAGTCCACTCTCAATTCAATGTGAACAAATCTGTTTGCCAATGGAGCCGGCATTCTGTAAGTGACACCTTTGTCACTGTCCCTATTACCTGCCGCTACAATTGAAACGCCTTCTGGTAGGTGATACTGACCCACTCTTCTGTTTAAAATAAGTTGATAAGCCGCCGCCTGTACTGCCGGAGCCGCCGAATTCAACTCGTCCAAGAATACAATAGCATTAGACTTGGGATCAGTTGGCAGTTCTGCCGGACTTGCCCAAACCATGTTGTTCTCTTTTGAATTGTAATAAGGGATACCTTTGATGTCTGTTGGTTCCCACAAAGGAAGTCTAATATCAATAACTTCTCTTCCTTCTGCATCTGCAATCTGTTTTACGATATCGGATTTACCAATACCTGGTGCACCCCACATCATTATTGGTCTTTGTAATTGAATACAATGTGTCAGTGCGGATTTCGCCTCGTTGGGTGAAACTGTTCTGTTTTGTGAGCCTACTGCGGCTTCTTTGTTTTTTGCTCTTGGCATTTTGTACACTCCTGTTTAAAATGTTTATAATACCATTATAGCAGGATAATGTTATGCGTCAACCTGGTAATTGTGGCTAAAAAGTCGCTATTTTACTGGTCTTTTTGCTCGTCCATCTTGCTCATTGCCCTAGCAAGTCCGTATTTTGTGATATCTCCGGCAAAAAGCATGAGTTGTAATGCCATTTTTTCCATAGTCACTATGATCTGTTTCTTGTCAACGAAGTATGGACAGTCAACAAATTCGTCTAACCAAAGGTATGTTTGGGGTGTGAATATGACTTTTGCAGGAAACTTGATTGTGTAGGTCTTGATGTCCAGTTTTTCTATGGCACTCAGTCCTTGCTTGGTCAAACGTAGCGATCTAGCCTGATAACTTTCACGTACATTTTGCCACCATGCGTAGTAACTGTTTTTGACTGTCTCGTCGTGTATAGGTTGTTCTAACAGTTCCATGAAGGTACGGGTGTATGCAGTCTTGCGATCCATACAATTAATTATCTAGAGAATTTTTCGCCGGATTTTAAAAGATAAACACCAAACTTGTCGGTGTTGTGTTGTGTGTTTAATTTCTTTGCTAAATTTTCTGCGTGGCCTGGGTTGGAAAAAGACACTTTCTTGTACTTTGGACCAGGGTAATTTGCCACCAAACTAGAGCTCTTTAAATTGATCGGTTTACCATCATAAAAAACCGCCCATATGCCTTCTGCCGCAAGGACTTCGTCCATTTTGTACGTTTTTTTATTACTGTGTTGGAGTAACACTGTGGGTTTTGGTCTGCTCATAATTTATAACTGTATTTACCAAAAATTGTATTTGCAGATTAAGATTAGAGACCGCTTATTTTACAGTTCGATATGACTATAGGTGTAATTGTTTTTTGTTATCATCTCTGACACATTTGTATCTGTCAACGGTTTGGCCAAGAGCACTCCGCCATACTCATCTTCGTGATCCCATTTTTCAAGTCCATAATTTTCTAGAAACCATGGTCTGAAAGGTTCGAAAAAATCCCAAAACTCCTGTGGCAAGTGCATGGGCTCTCTGTCCTTCAAACATATAAACCAGTTTGGAATGAAAGTGTGGTGTGGCTTCATGACTTTCTTAACCTTGTCAGAGTCTGCAGGTTCGCCATCGAAGAAATAGTTGTATGGTTTTTTACCCGACTGCGAATATAACAGATAGATGTTGTCCTGAATCAAAGAATCACTGTAATATTTGTTGCATGGAAATTCCTCCTGCAACAGGCCTGCCTTGTCACTGTATGAAACAATATGCATGTGAGTCCATTTGTAGTGTAATTTTTCATCCATAGCACTTTCCGTTTGGTGTATCGCCTGATGGAATTCATATAGAATATGTTTTGATTCGTTCCTTGACATCCTATCTGCATGTTCCATGAAAAGTTCATGCAGTTTGTTTAGAGCCGATTGGTCTATTTGGTCAAACTTTATTGAATCAATGCCAGCGGCAACGCAAAATTCTTTGTATACTGTTTGTATATCTCTAGGTGCCTTTATACCTGAATCATGATCATGAGGTTTGATTTTTCTAAGATGTTTCATTGCTTTGTACCACTTGTCTGCAACCACGTTGTCCGCAAGTTCGTACATCACTTTAAGATCATTTTTGGTGTTGTTGGTCAACACTACGGTAAATGTTATATTATTTTTTGTTGTCAAAATCACCGCCATCCATTTCGATGTTTATAGTCTGTGATTCTCTGGCAGTCTTCAGTGCTTCTATGATATCTTCTTGTATAGTGACCATTCTAGTCATTACCTGACTCAGGCTGTCTGCTAGTTGGTCGGCCTCTTTGGCCTGAATGACTATCTGTCGCTCACCCTTTTGCCTAAGTGTCCGTATCCTACCTAATAGGTCTTCAATAGGTCTTGTTTGTATCTTGGAATTCTTTGACTGCATTGTTTAATACCTGTTGCATTTCTATTTTTGTTTTCATTGGTCCTTTAAATTCATATCTTGATAGTGTAATCATTTTAGGACAATATGCTTTACGCCATCCTTTTTCAAAGCAAATTATGTAATACCCTGCACAGAATTGACTTTTGCTTTTTGGTGTTTTTGTATATACTGGCAGTTGTTTCTGCACATCAAACATAGGATTGTATGGATGTTGACTACAAGGGAAACCATGCACTTCAAAATTATCTTGTTGTATCTCATCTTCTTTGTTTGGGGAATTTGACTCTGCAAATATATCAACTCCAAATTTTTTGACAAGGCTTTCAGCATTTGCATAGACTTGCGTCTCTTTTTCTGCTTTGTTTAGGTAAATCCAACCGTTGTTATCTTTTTTTTGTAAAGTTCCTAACTTTTGGCCGTTCTCTTCTACTATCCAGAACTTGTCTTTGACTAGGGTTTTTGCTCTTACTGTCATGCTTCTAACCTCGCATTAAAAGGCTCAACGTACATTTGCGCCTGCTCACTAATCTTATTTAGGTCGTACTTGGCACAGAACCTCATAAATCTGATTCCTACCTGTGCAATATTTTTTACTTCGGCTTTTGCTTGTGATATTGTTTGGTCCAATTCCTCAATAATTGCTTCTGGCTGTGCATGAAGGTCAACTAATAGTCTATTACGTTCATAATCTTCTAGAACTCTGTGTTCTTTGCCGTCATGATCCACCCATTTACTCAACATAAGGTTGTTCCATGTGTACCCTTTTTCCTTGCGATCCGCGAATGCTTCTTGTAAACCTATCTTATTCTTTGTGCCCTTTGTACGCACACCTGGGTATGCCGAAAATATGTTATCACTTGGGTCACCTCTCATTGCCTTTTCAAATATAATCCATTCGGTGTCTGGTGCACCCTTAGGTGCTTTTGTTTTTTTGTCTATCACTGTATTACCCTTCTTGTCAAACCAACCCTCGTGGGTCAATGTCTGTTCTGTAACACCGTTGTACTGTTTCACATTTTTATTCACAAGTTGATTTAGATCCTTGTCTGTGCTTATAATCACATGTTTTTGATCAGGATGTTTATCTATCCAACGGGCAATTAGGTCATCTGCTTCTGCCCTTGGATTTCTTAACACTGTTACATTTGTCTTGGTCTTTATGAAGTCACAGAAGTCATCGTAGCACTCCCAGAATACTTCGTTCTCCTCTTTTTCTTTCTCAGTCATAGCATCTGCCATTTCTTTTCTGTTTCTTTTGTATGGTGCATAATGATCCTTACGCCATGATCTACCTTCAAGACAGAATATAACATGAGTGCCATCGAAGTCCTGCCATGCTTTCTTTATGGAGTTCATCATTATGTGTATGGCCATTCCCACCTTCTCAGAAGTGTCTCCCCTGATCACGTGTCTGGCTCTAAAGAATGTGTTGGCTGTGTCTACAAGAATATGTGTCATTACGACACCTCAGTTTTGCCGTCGTCTCTCCTGTTGATCTGAACGTAACCAGATCCAGTGACGTCAATACCTTGTTCATTTCCAATAGTTCTGCAAAGTGTTTGGAACCATCTGTCCACTATCTCTTCCTCAGTTTGCCCTTGATAGCCTGATTGTTGTAACATATTCACGAACTCATCATTCCAATCTAGTTCGAAGAAACCATTTCTTGGGTTTTCAGGATTCACATTCAAGTTGAGAACTTTAACCATTGGTTCTTGACTTTTTTTAGAATCTTTTTTATTTTTCTTAATTGTAGTCTTTTTTGTTTTCTTTACCTTCATAACATTATTATACTTTATTTTTACCTCCTAGTCTACCTATGTTCCAATAGCATTACCAAATAGATACACATGGACTCTTGCGGCCACATTATACCCTTTCTTGAATGCCTTCTCCGCCACTTTACCAGCCGTTGCTGTCTGTTCTTCTTCCCTAGCACCTGTTGGCATCACCCAGACTGGCCAATCTACACCAGCGTCTCTGAATTTCTTGATTGTGCTTTCCATTTCGTCCCATTCCTTGTCTGCGGATCCAACAACGAATTTTAACTGGCCTGCTTTGGATAGTTTGTAGTATTCGGCCACGTTCTCAGGCTTGATTGCTTTTTCTGTTTTCTCGCCCGACACCGTGAACAGTTTTGGACTTACACTGAAGAACACTTCTGTGTCTATGTTTCTTACCCACTCCTTAAAAGGCTCTTTCAATATCTGTGTGCCATTTGTTTCGAATGTCATAGACCCTGGAAGATTATTTCGTTTTTCAAGTGCCCTGTATATTCCAACTACTGCGGCCTGTCCTGTAATCATCAAAGGCTCGCCACCTGTGAAACACAGATGCTGATGTTGTTTAGAAAACGGATGTAAAAATTTACCCTCTGGATTTGATTCTGTCTTTATGATGTCAACAAGTTTGTCTGCCAACACAGTGGGAGTCTCCTGTCCCATAAGACCTTTAAATTTTTTTGCCCATGTGTAAGAACTGTCACAGCCTTTGTCCCACACAGGCAAGTCCTCAACACGTTTTACACTTGACACATCAAAATTCTCAAACGGCAGTTCATATGTGCTTGGGTCCGTTGGATCTTTTTGACCGAAGCCATTGCATTGTAAATTGCAAAGGAAGAATCTTATCCATGCGGTTGGAACGCCTGTGTAGTGTCCTTCACCCTGTATGCTGTGAAATATTTCAGAATAGTAATATTTTTTTTCTACTTTTTCCATATCTCCGGATGACTGTTTTTCATTGATTCAACAATCTCTTCAACTGTCCAACTGCCTTTCATACGTTTCTCTAACTCAGGATCTATTGGTTTGTTTTCTTGCACTTTTGGTTGTTCAATTTTGATATCGTCTGGATAATCTCTGTACAGAAAATGCTGTATTGTTTCAACATCAACTAGTTGGTTGAATCCAACGTGTGACTCCTCTATATTCTTTTCATTTCTTATAACAGAAGTCATTGCATCATCTAGTTGTTGCATATTATCAAACTCCATCATTATGTGAAACTCTGGAAGATTCATTGATCTGAATCCTAGTTTTGCTCTTGTAAGTCTATAGGAATTCATTCTTTTCATTTCAACCATCTGGTCGAGAAATTTACGCATCTTTGTTGTAAACTCCATTGCGTTTACATCTGCATTATGATCTGCGAATATGTGATAAATGTCAGCCAAAATAATCCTCCATTGTCCCTTCTCTATATAGGTCTTGTGTTATGCAATGTATTCCACCATCCCAAAAAAACCTATGCCTAAAGTTGAATATTATTGGTTCAACCTTGTGTTTCTTAAAAAATTCAAATATTTCTTTATTATAATTGTTGCATATAATTGTGTTTTCGTCAAGTTGCAACATATTGACATCAAACACAGTTTCTTCTACGTAACCTACCCAATCGTTCAGCCATGTGTTTACAAATTCTATCAATTGATCGTTATGTTCTTCTCCCTTTAACCACCATCTGCCACCTACTTTTTTTCTTATTTTTCCAAAATCACTTACACTGTTCCAAGATTGATCTGGTATGTACAACACGTCCCATCCTGGAAATGTTTCTTTGTAGTTTTGTATATCGTGCAATGACACAATGCACCCTGGTTTTACTATGCACATCACAGCATCTGAATGATAACCTCTATACGTGTGATGAACGCGGAAGCCTTGTTGTTGTAAATCGTCAAGTATCTCCTTGTACATCTTTGGATAGCCATCGACTAACCCGTTGCTTTTGTCTCCCTCGTGATGATCCCAAAATATGTCTTTGCCCACTCTCATTATGTTAGCACTTGATACTGCACTATCGATCTGTTTTAAATATAAGTTTTTCTTATCTATACGTTTGATAATATCTGTATAACCTTTCCTACCATCTGCAGTACAAGAATAAAATTTTTCACCTAACACAGCAAAACTATCTCTAGGCATCATAGGAGGTCTATAGATGTTCTGCAATGATTGTATTTTTTCCATGTTTAATTCTGGTCTATAAGTTTGCACACCTGCATCTTGCAATAATTTAACAAGCATCTGATAGTCTTCCTCAGTTTCTTCTGCAATACGTTTCAAAGGATCCATTATTTTTTTGTTCTTGTATATAGGTAAGTCATGAAACCAGTCTGCTTGAAATCCTGACCCAATTATACAATGTTTCAATGGGTGAAAGTTTGCATAGGATTTGATAGGTATCTTATCCAAAATAGTCCTCCATGGTTCCTTCTCTATATAAATCCTGTGTTATACAATGTATTCCACCGTCCCAAAAGAATCTATGTCTTGGGTTGAATATGATTGGATCAACTTTATGTTTTTTAAAATAATCAAATACATCTTTATTATAATTGTTACATATGATTGTATTTTCGTCAAGTGACAGCATGTTGACATCAAACACAGTTTCTTCCACAAAACCTACCCAATCATTTAACCAGGTGTTAACGAAGTGAATTAATTCATCGTTATGTTCTTCTCCTTTTAACCACCAACGTCCTCCGACCTTATCTTTCATCTGCATGAATGAACTTAATTTGTCCCAGGACTTATCTGCGACATACTGAACGTCCCAATTCGGAAATTCTTTTTTATAATCCTGCACATCGTACATAGATACTATACATCCTGGCTTAACAACACAAAATTCAGCATCTGTATGATGTCCTCTGTGAGAAAGGTGAACCCTGAATCCTTCTTCAGTCCAGAGTGTCTTGTACTTTTCTATCAAATCCTTGTCCATCTTATTTGATATATCCCACCATATATCCTTTCCAACTCTACAAATGTGTGCAGTAGATATTGGTTCTAACCCTGCCTTTTCTATTATAAGATTTTTCCTGTCTATCTGTTTCAACACATCTGCATATCCTTCTGATATCCCACCAACTGCATAAAGTTTTTCTCCAAGAACTGCAAAGTGATCTCTTGGTGCCATTGGAGGTCTATAAATGTTTTGTAGAGATCCATACTTTTCCATATTCAACCTGGCACGGTAAGTTTTGATATTGGCTTCTTTCAATATTTTTTCAAGTGTCTCAAAATCTTCCTCGGTTTCTTCTGCAATACGCCTTAGGGGGTCCATAATTTTATTATTTTTATAGATGGGAAGGTTTCTGAACCATTCTGCTTTGAATCCAGATCCGATCAAACAATGTTTCAATGGATGAAAAGTTGCGTAGCCTTTTATGGGAATTTTATTTTCTTGTTTTGTCATTTTTCTTGTCCAGTCTAACTATGTTATCTGTCTTCAAATGACCAACACTTTCTCGTTGTATATCGTTGTGTCTGAATTCCGCCCAGTACAATTCAAACGCAACACCGTCTTCCAATCCCTCGAATGAGTGATATAGTCCTGGTTTTACGGCTGTGTAGTCACCGGCTTTAAGTATAGTTTCGTCTATCAATTCATAGTCCTTCTGCCATACACGGATTTTCATCTCGCCTGACATCACGTAGAAACCGTTCCATTTGTATTCGTGTTTGTGCTTTGAACACGTGCCACCTTTTACAAAATCTATCCTGTGGAATTCGCAAGAACCATTTGCTTCAATGAGTTCTGTTTGTCCCCAAATTTTACCTGCTTTGTTTCCCATGATGTACTTTTAATTATATATGTATTTAGATATTTTGTCAATGGGGGAGAAAAAACTCCCCCAAGAACTCACAATAGTGTGAATGCCACAACAGCCGTCACGGCTAATATTACTGCAATAATACCGGCGCCTGTGTATATTTTGTCTTTCACACTATTTCTTTTTGCCTATAACTTGTAACCTGTTTAATAGGATACCATATGCTGGTAAGAATACTATTAGACCAACTACAATTTTAGTCAATGTGTTGTTTTGTGCAACCACGTGCCAGTTTGCACCAATCCACGATAGGTTACCTTCTGCGTCAAGCGAACCTGCGAACGCAACATAAAAGAACGAGTATGTATCAATTATGTTTGCCGCGATAGTTGAAAGTGCCGGAGCCGCCCACCAATTGTCCGATCTTTCTCTGATTGCTTGGAACACGTACACATCAAGCATGGTACCAATAGCATAAGCGGTACCACTTGCAAATCCTACTCTGTATGCGTGTGGGTCACCCAATGCCAACAGTACAAGTACTGATGCAACGATTGCCGGAATGATTGCCATTGCAACAACGGCCCTTCCTGCTTCTTTGCCAACCAACCTAACTGTCAAGTCAGTTGCTACTACAACAATCGGAAATGTGAATGCCGCCGCCGCTAGTGGAAACGATCCAAACAATGGAAGGTCCGCTCCGGGGAATAAATCAAATCTGATTGTTACTAGATAATTTGATAAGGCAATTACTGCCGTGTGTAAAATTACTAGATTTCTTACAAGTGTTTTATCTACACCTGCCATTAATGTTTTGAACATTAAGTCCTCCTTAAGGTTTAATTAATGTATGCTAATTGTACTATGATTACCGCGATTGTGTCAACACAACCTTTAGTTTATTTGTCCCACTCTTCCCATGGAAATACTATCCAACTGGGCACTTCGTCTTTGTTGATCTCGTATCCATGGTAATCTACTTTTACTTCTGAAGGTTTGTTATGTATAAGTGCGGCAAATTTTATTCGTTCTTCATGTTTGCCAAAATTTTCTTCTATATACTTGAATGTTGCACCAGAATCGTTTATGTCATCTATGATTAGTATTTTCTTTTGAAATGCAAATGCTTTTTCTAGCACACTTAGGTTTGGTTTTGCTTTATGGTCTCTTAATCTTATATCTAGCACTTCGTGGGCAGTGTTTAGTCTGTGTGAAAGATATACTCCCGGTATGCAACCTCCCCTATTAATTCCTAGTATAATGCTTGGCATCCAGTTGGAGTGCACCATTTTATCTTCTATTTGAATTAATGCATTACGCATCTGTCCTGTTGTAAAATAATTCTTCTTAACTTCCATAATAATAATTTAAAATACCTAAAGAATAAATTGCTAATGATACTGCGTTTAAAACTATTAATGATCTGTCGTGCCACAGCATACCAACTATTAACCAACCTATAAATCCTAAATTTGCAATCCATAAATTCACAGGAAACATATTTGCAGAAGTGAAAAGCATTGCCACAATCAATGTGATACTACTTGCCCATTTGATATACCATGATAGGTCACCTCGAGGTGTAACTTTTTTGTAAACTCTTGATGAATTAAGGGCCTTGATCTTGTCGTCAAGTTTTTCTGTTATAGGTTCGATTGGTTTATTTGTCGTATTTTTCATATATCCTGTTTATAACATTATTTGTAGTCACGAAACTTGCACACTTGGGCATATCTTTCAATCTTCTTGCACCTATGTATGTGCAGGCACTTCTTACTCCGCCCAGTATATCTTCTACTGTGTGTTGCACAGGACCTCTGTACGGCAGACTTATTAATCTGCCTTCATTGCCTCTGTATCCATCTTTACGTTTGCCATGTTTTTCTCTTGCACGATCCGAGCTCATTCCGTAAAATTCTACTTTGCCGTCGACTATTTCCTGCTCTGACTCGTCATGGCCTGCCAACATGCCACCTATCATTACCATGTGGGCACCGCCACCAAATGCTTTGGCTATATCTCCCGGGTACACACAACCTCCATCCGCCATTATGTGTCCATCTACACCGTTGGCCGCGTCAGCACAATCTAATATCGCACTGAATTGTGGTACGCCAACACCTGTCATTGTTCTTGTTGTACATACTGATCCAGGACCAATACCAATTTTGACAACATCAGCACCGTTGATAATAAGTTCTTCTGTCATTTCAGGGGTTACAACATTTCCTGCAACAATAATTTTTGTAGGATATTCATCACGTACCTTTTTAATAAAATCCACCATGTTCTGGTGATAGGCGTTTGCAACATCAACAGTGATCATTTTTATGTCAGGAAAACTTTTCAATACATCTTGCATTGTCTTCCAATCCTGTGCTTCCTTATCCCACATAATATTTGTGCCTGTGCAAACCGATACACTTTGTAACCTTACACCACTGCCAACTGCTTTCCGCCATTCTTCTATGCCGGTAGTTTTTGTGATCACAGTCATCATTTTGTACTCTTGCAATACTTTTGCCATTGAGAAGGTTCCAACACCATCCATGTTGCTCGCAAAGATAGGCAAGAAGTTCATCTGTTTGCCAGAGTTCCTAAATGTAAAGTTACGAGTCATGTCTACATCTTTACGTGATGACAATGTAGAACGTTTTGGTTGTAGTAGCACGTCCTCAAAATTCAATTTTGCGTCGTAATTAATCCTCATCTTCTTGTTCCTTTGTTTTGCATACTTCTAAAATACTTTGATAGTGTTCCCATGCCTGTTTCAGTGCAGGATATTTTTCTCGCATATCCTCTTCTGGGTTTCCTAAATCTAAATCTCCAAAACTGTAAGTGAAACTGGTGTCTAGGTCTCCACCGTATGTTATTCCTTCGCTGAATCCCATCTCCAATTGTTGGTCTTTTTTAGATTTGCTAGTCATGTCCCTTCATACTCATACAGATTTTGTAGAATTCATCTCTTGTAGCAGGATCTTCCTTGAATGCACCCAACATAATTGCAGTTGTCATGTCTGATTCGTGTTCTCTTACACCTCTGTGCGTCATGCAGTGATGTTCTGCTTTGACCACTACTGCAAGGTTGTCAGTCTTTGCATACTTTTTCAATTCATCTGCAATCTGTGTTGTCATCTCTTCTTGTATCTGCGGTCTCTCCACGATGTGATGTACGATCCTGTTGAATTTACTCAATCCAATAACTTCACCATTGGGAATTATACCTACCCAGGCATTACCCACAATGTTCTGGAAGTGGTGGGCACACGTTGATCTAATTGATATTGGACCACTGGTGTACATACTCTTGTAACCCATGTTGGGAAAACTTGTAACCCTTGGTGCTGGTTTGAACCTACCACCAAATGTTTCTCTTATGTACATCTTGGCCACACGTTTGGCAGTTTCCTGTGTGTTGTGATCGTTTTCTGTGTCAATCACAAGGCTGTCTAACACGCCTTGAAGTTTTTCTTGTACCTCTGCCTGCAATAGGTCCATCTCACCGTCCTCTATGAATTCTGAGATGTTGTCATTGGAGTGGAATCTCTTGCCTGCCTTCTGCAATCTGTCTTTTATCTTCTTACTGATAGGTCCTTCCGGAACCCAACTGTCTTTTAAGGAGTCGTCCATTATTCTACGTCCAATCTAACGATATGTTTTCTCAATGCTCTAACCAATTCTTCAATTTTGTCTATCACGGCAATCATGTCTCTGTCTGTGATATATTTAGATCTTTCTTTCAACTTGTCATATTCTTTGATTGATATTTGCACCATAGGACCATAGTTGTCTTTGTGTCCCACACTCTCATTTTCCATAGAGGCGTCTAGTGCTCTTTGCTTTTCTTCTGAGTCTGTCATTGTATCTCCTTCTTGTGAGTCTTGTTATACCATTTTACAGCAGTTGCCACCACGTTGTCAATAGAACTCTGTGCTGGTTCCCAACCTAAAATGCTTTTTACCTTTGATATGTCAGCGACCAGGTATGCTGGATCTCCCGGTCTGTTGTCATGTATCTCGATGTTCATAGCGCCTGCATGTTTCTGCACAGCATCAAGCAATTCTTTGTTAGACGCAGGTGCTCCTGATCCTAAATTGAATACTTCTGACACTGAATTGTCATTGGCATAGTTCAACGCCTTAACGTGTGCATCTGCAAGATCCATTACATGGACATAATCTCTTACACATGAACCATCTGGAGTGTCATACTTGTCACCAAACATCTTGAACGTTTTACCTTGTTTGGCGGCCGCCACTGCAAGTGGTATTATATGTGTTTCACGATCTCTTAATTCTCCTACTTCTGCATCTGGATCGGCACCAGCCGCATTGAAATATCTTAAGCCAACACTTGATAGTCCATATGCTCTCAAATAATCTTTGCATATCATTTCCATCATCAGTTTACTGGCTCCATAAGAACTAATTGGTTTTGCCCAGTCAGATTCTTTACACATTTTCAATCCTGGATCACCATAAGTGGCCGCACTAGAACTATAAACAAATGTTTTCACACCACACTCTATCAACTTGTCTAGAAGTACAACAGTTGCAATAACATTGTTCTTATAATATTCCGATGGATTTACCACTGATTCGGACACAGAGGCACTGCCGGCAAAATGTATACAACTTGTTACATTGTATCTTTTTATTATCTCGTCAAGCCTGTCGATTTCCTGTGGTAGATTTATATCATATGATGGACCAAATGAAACAGGTTTGTGTTTTAATCTTAGATCTCTGTCTATGGTTATTGGTGTGAATCCGTTCTTGACCAAAAACTTACAGGTATGTGAACCCACATATCCGGCTCCGCCCGTGACTAGCACTGCCTTGCTCAGACCTTTAATACTTGGGCTCTGATACTGGTGTTCTATAGTGTTGTCCATCTCTTCTCCATTGTTCACCCTTGCCTGTCATGATGTCTAACATTCTGTCGATTGTGCCGTTTGTCCAATCTGATATTTGACCCATACTAGGGGATGGTTTGCTTAATAGTAATTCTAACTTGTTCATTGCATCTTCCTGTGACCATGGCACATACAATCTTGTGTGGTCATTTGCAAATACTTCTGGGAAAGATCTGTATGCCGGAAAAAGAACATTACAGCCTAAAGCATCTGCTTCAGACACAGTGTTAGATGTCCAGTCCTGTAAAGCACAATTGAATAGTACTCTCGAATCAGCAAGTATATTGTAGTAATCATTTTTTTTCAAATTTTCATGAATTGTAAGTAATCCTTCTTTTTCTAGATATTTGGCTTCTTTCACGTAATAGTCATTGTTTGATCTCAAAGGACCACCCTGACATATTGCAAATTCTGTCTCTGGATGTTTCTTTTTATATGCTTGAATTAGATCCATAAAGAATTGTGGTTGCTTCTCTTGATCCCATCTTGCACCAAAAACCACTCTCTGTTTTCTTTCTATGAATGGCTTCTGTTCTACTCTACCTTGAACCTCTTCTTTTCCAAAACTCAATCCTGATATGTTGTATATGGGTGCCTTCCAGTTTGCTATTCTCATGTTTGCCACCATTTCTTCATTGCTGGCCAATATTACAACATTTGGAATCTCGTTGCACATCTGCTCGTATAAACTCATCCATTTGCTCATACCCCATACGTGTACGAAATCATCAGGATCAATTGCCTGTGCCAGACAACGCAAGTATATTGTTGGTCTGTACTTCTCAGGTGTCTGTTGTAAAATATAAGGAAGTGATTCCATTCCTGGTTGGAACATATCCTCAAAGAAAATTGCGTCCTTACTTGTGATCTCTCCTGCCTTCAGCATCTTGACCAAGTTCATCATCTGGCTCATGCTGAAATAACTTCTGCCATGTGCATCTAGCACCTGTCCTGTTACTATTGCTTCTGAATCATCTATTGTTTCGCCTGGAACAATTTCATACTTCACGCCACGTTTGTCATATGCTCTTTTTGTCCAGTCAGTCAATTGAAAAGTGTATCTTGCTTGATAAGATTCTAATCCCATGTAAAATATCTTCATACGTTTATTATAACTCCTTTAATCCCATTTGTCACTGAAATCTTTATACAAACTATATTCTGCTGTAAGTTCATCTCCGGCCTTGATTGTTTTGGTAGTCATTAGGTAATGTACTGGTAATTGATGCCAAAAACCTTTTACATTCCTACAATTCGGATTATCTGAATGATTGTAAAATGCTCCTAAGGCAGTTCTAATTGCTCCATGTGGAAAATTTTTATTCCGAATATGCACTATTCCTAACACAACGTCAGCGTCGAAATCCTTTGTTGCAAATAGTCCGAGACCCTGCACATCAGATTCCCTCACAGTCAATCCGTCTGGTAATGGTTTATACATTTCCCCTTTTTGCTTTAAGGTCTTTCAAGAATTCCAACATGGTTTTTGCATCTGATACTTCAAATGGATCATTGTCTTCACTTGAATTGTTTTGTCCTTCTTCAACAAACTGTTTTACAATAGTTCCGTTTTCGACATACATAGAATATCTCCATGATCTCATTCCGAAACCCTGTGCCGGTTTGCTTACAAGAAATCCTGCACCTTGTGTAAAAACACCTTCACCATCTCCTATTGGCTTGACCTTCTTGATATCTTGATTTTTAAACCAAGCATTCATTACAAAAGCATCGTTTACTGAAAGACAGTAAATTTCGTCGACACCCTGTGCTTTGATTTCATCATACAGTTCTTCATAACCTGGCAACTGCTGTGAACTACAAGTGGGCGTAAATGCTCCTGGAAGTGCAAAAACGACAATTTTCTTGTTATCAAAAATTTCAACTGTGTCTACGTCTTTCCATTCACCACCTATAAATCCGCAACCACCTACTGCTGTGTCGTCGCCTGTTCTAGTTTTAAAATTTGTGTATGGTACTTTCATTTATGTTCTCTCCTTTATAAGTTTTACTGTTCCTGTGTTTGTATGTTTTATTTTGTGATTATTTTGAATGGCAAGTTGCAAGAACGATTCGTATTTGTCTTCCTTAACCATAAGTGTAATACAATCTTCAAGATCGTCCCCTACTTCTTCGTATCCTGCGTATGCCCAGATAAAGTCCTTGCCATACTTCATGCCAAGATTACCTGCCGTTGTGCAGATGTTTGCCACCGCATCAACTGTATCATATCCAGCATTCAAGCCACCACCCTCTACGGGTAAATGTCCCATTCTAGTTGTTGCTCGTTTTTGTTGTATATGAATCTCTTTCATTATATTCCGCCCATTACTGGCACTTCGTAAACCGCATGGCTTCCATTTTCACCATCTTCGCTTACGTCTATTTCAATTTTTCTTCCTGGATATCTTTTTGCTATCGCTGTGTATAAATCATCTGATATCATTTCACAAGATTTAAAATCAAGTTTCATTGTGCCATCTGCATACATATTTTCCATCCATCTTTTGAATTGTATGAACTCTATGTCCCTGTCGTCATGAAACACTTCTATGGCCACTTTGAAGTGGAATATGTGTCTGTGTGGATATCCTAGAAATGATACATCATACATATCACCAGTTTTTAATTTTGGATCGTCCAACGCCGCTGGATATTTGTGGATACCTTCTTTCCTGAATGTAACCCATATCATTTTTGATCCTTTTGCCGCTTGTTCCTTTAGTGCTTGTTCTCTTTTAGTCTCAACATCTGGAACATTATACATGTCATCTATTACGTTGCCCATTGTTTCTCCTCTATTGGTTCGTCTTGTTTGTATTCTTTCCAAGATGTGAATCCTGCTGACTGCTTGAAATGATTCATGCTCATCGTCCAAACTCCTGGATTAGTTTTGTTGAAATCGACATCATCAACCTTTATGCAAAGTTGATCATCTTCTTCACTATTTGGAAATATTACTGAACAGAATGGAATGAATTTTTCATTGTTCCATAACATATTAAATTTTTCTTTTACTTCTTTGTGTATGCTGTAATCATAATCAACAGTTACAAAATAACCGTCCTCGATAAATTTTTTCATTTGTGCCAGTTGCATTCCGTGGTTATGCATGTATGTTCTGTTTGCACCATAGTAAATGGCTTCTGCATTTACCTTTTCCGCAATTTCTTTAATTTTATGAAATGTTAAATCGTTTCTTGCTAGGAATAGTGTCTGTTTGCCATATGCTGGAGTGTGTTCTACTTCCAATCCTGAAAATATACCTATACTATCACTCTTGCCTGTTTTGTAATCTCTGTCCATGTTTCTATTATACTACAAATTACTTGTTTGTCAAACCAAGTTTTGCTTTTGCTGAAGCGATTGCGTCCTTCGTTGCCAATTTGGTTTTCTTCAAACGCATCAGTATTTGTTTGCTTTCATCACTTCTATCTTTTTTCCTATCTTTGGTAAGTTCCTCTACCTTCTTATTTAGATAGGTGTGATGGTCAATCAACTTTTTTAGCCTTTTGTTTTTCTTAAAGTTACCAGTTGCCATGCTTCCTCCTATTCGAATAATGAACTGAAATTGTTTGTGCCTTTACCACCGCCTGTTGCTCTTGCCCATCTGTTGCCTCTAATGTCTGCCAAATAACTTGATGCATTGCTTATGACTTCCATGGGGGTCTCACTTGTGAATACTTCTTCGACTAGGGTGTTGAAATACAATATATTCCTAGGAACGTATATACTTGGCTCGTCAGTTTTGTCTGACGCTTTTGTTTTCCGCCAATGTTTTACTTCTGGTCTGTATTTGATTGATTCGATATCATTTAAATCATTTGCTATCTGTATCGCTCTGATTTGATTGTATACGTTGTGGGCCATCATTAACACATAACTGAAACTGTCCCAACTGGTTGCACCAATTTTACCATTCTTGTTTAGATCCTTCTCACCATACCAACACACGTCCTTCATCTTCAATCTACGTCCGACACCGCTATCGAATGGAAATTGTATTTCGGAACCTTTCAATTTCTTGTCATCCGGCGCCTTGTCCATAACGAATGAGAATCTGTCATTGGCAAATGAGTTGTGTGTGTAAACAAGTCCGTTCGCTGTTGATAAAAATGCTGATGCACTATCAAAACTTATTGTGAAATTTGGATTGATATGTTTTCTAACCTGTCGCTGTACCTGTGTAAGATAACACCCCCAATCCATCTGTGATGTACCCAGTACGTGCATCCAATCTTTGCCGTCAAGTTTCTTTTCATCTCTCATTATGATTAGGCGTTTGAGCATTACTTCCATATCACACATATTGATACCACCCATTGCCCATCCTTCGAATTCGAAATCTTTTACAGCATCATACCATATCTGTGCAGTGTTCCAATCGTCGCCTTGTAGCACGTTCAATAGTTTAGTTTGTCCTAATCTATTCTTTTGAAAAAATTTGTTGTTGTATATTGTTCCATCTAGTGTGTCTTGAAAACTTTTCAACCCTGTTTTAGGACTGTTCAAATCATCTGCCGCCCATGTTGGTACGTCTAGTGTCATTGCCCAATCGCTTGTCAGTTCTAGCCAGTTCAGTATATCAGATCTCACTTTGTTTGCTTTGTTACCTTCAAAGTCTTTCCAATCAAATTTGATTACACCTTTGCCGATTTGATATCCACCTGAGTCGCCTACTATTGTACTGAACTTTCTATCTCTGTTTACAAACATATGATCTCTGTCTGCAACCTTATCCATATCAAGACAGGCATGTCCTGCCGAATACAATGCGGTAGGATAAGTGAACATTCCTTTGTCTGGATTTATAAAGTTCAATGACTCTACCCCGTGTTCGAATGTTTTAGGAATTCTTTCTTCGGCTATGTGTTTGCCCTCTGATACTCTTTGTTTTGATATGAAAGTATTGTAAAAGTTCGAAATAGCAGGCAGGAATACAGCAAAGTCTCTACTTAACTCTCCTAAGTGTTCCTGCTTACTACTCTGTTCAGTCATTACTGCGCCTGTGCTGGTATAATATATTGATACTTGCCTAGTCCTGAATCAACAGAAACCATCATAGCACCCTCGTTTGAGAAGTGCAACATGACTTTCGCTGAATCAGATAGTTTCAAGATCTGCAATACTTGTCCTACCGGCCAACTCCAACCTTTGTTAAGAGTGCCCTTAACGTCAGTTGCAAACGTAAACTCACCACCATGTGATGCTTGATCTCCGAATGTGAATATCAGGTTTCCATCTTCGGTTCTTACAACGAATGAATTGTGTTCTGTGTTTGCTGTTGCCTGGAAGTTGAATCTTTGTACACTTGCCACTGTTGGTTCTATTTCAACGTCCCACTTAACTCCCTTAAACTTCACAGTCTTAAGTTTCTCGTTGATTATCTCAGCATTCATAAATCTGTAGTCGTTCTTAAAGTCACCTTTTTCATTCTCAAAGTGTATACCTGTTGGAACTGTGGCTCCATTTCTTTCGCCGGACAATACAGTTATCTTTGCTTTATCTTTGTACTCAGGACACTTTAAATGGATATCTAATTTACCCATCTGAGGCATACCAAACGTACCAGACATTTCCGCTTGTGGTTTGTGAAAAGACCCTTGCAAGATTACTGATCTGTCTTCTGCCATACTGTCGATATTGGTTTCTTTGTCATCACCAGTAATTTTAACAAGATCTAAAAATCCCAGTCCATGCGTGTGCTTAACGATGTCTTTTAAGATGTCTATCATAATGTCTTATTGTATAGTATATTTAGATCTTAGTCTAGTGTTATTTCAGAAACTTTGTATACAACCGGATTTTGTTTACCAGGCTTACGGAAAATGGCAAAATTGGCACCTGGCCTGAATTGACTCATTTCTACAACATCATAACCAGCAGATTTAATCATCTTGGTCATTGCATTTTTGTTGTTGAACGCCCAATAACCTCTTTTTGCATTATGTAAATCAACATCATAATGGCAGTCTGCGTATTGCAAAAATACATAACCACCCGGAATCAATATCCTTTTTATCAGTCTAAGATATTCCTCTATGTGCTTTTGTGTAAAGAACACAAATGTGTCCCAACTAAAGATAAAATTGCATGATGCAGTTGGTATTTTATGTCTATTATCTAGGCCCCAGTTGTTTTCATCGGTGTTGTACCATTTTATATATTTTTGGTGGCCTGGATTGAATCTTCTACGAACTGTCCTTTCAAACTCCGGTATTATGTCAAGGAAGAAATTTAATCGCCATGCTCTAAATTCTTTTGAAAATGTACCAAATCCCGGTCCAATTTCAAGACTGTTAAATTCAGCACCGTTTCTCGCAAATTGATATATTTTTGTTTGCACCATCCTGTATAGGAATTCATCGGTTACTGGTTTTGCTCTCTTCATTTCGACATCTTTCACAAACCATTCTGGCGTTTTATCATATCTGTTGATTGATTCCTGGTTATTGGCATCCACCGCGGTTGCTATATCACGCAGTATTTTTAGATTCGAATCTATTAACTTTTGTAAGTCTTCTTTTTTGACTTTTTCTAGTTTTTCAATTAGTAGTTTGATTTCTTCTATGCTCAGCATATGGTTATTTAGAAGTCAAATAGTTTGTTAAATGTATTTGTGGTTTCAGTTGATTGCACGTCCCACCCTAGCACTCCTATAAGATTATCAATTTTCTGATCTAGTATTGTTGATTCCATTGCATCGCTATCAAATGGCAATTCTTTGAACCATTCTGGTATACGCATTTCATCTACAGGATATGCAATACTAGTATAACCTAATGGATTGTTTTTCAATTTACAAACAATTACTTTTGCACCATCGGTGATAGGAAGAGAATACTTGTCTCCATACATTTCTCTGCATTTATTCCAATTCATACTTGCCCTCACATGTCCAGGCATATTCGCTCTGCCTTGTTTTTCTTCTGCTTCTGTGTACTTTGTCATATTGTTTGCTCTTTTTGGTGAACCTTTTTCCCAACCTGGTCTTGCTTTGAACTCTGCTCTGAATTCACTTATTTTTTCCAGTACTTCTGTTTCTGTTTTGCCTGTCAATACCATGTATAGTAAGTCACTTAAAAAATCCTGTACAAAAACAGGCGTATCACTACGTTTAAGATCTAGTCCCATGGCCTTCATTTTGCCTTCTTTGCCTTCCACATCTGTACGTTTGCCTTCCACGTCATAGTATAACACTGCATACCTTTTCTTTGTTATGAATAATCCTTTCGAAGCAACAAGTTCCCTGCCTGCTTTAATTACATCTCCTCTTGTTGTTGGACAATGGAATGCTTTGGTCATGAATGCCTTAAAAGATCCATTGACTTCTTCTGCAATTTTATCGTATAACCCAATTACAGATTCTTTTGTCCATGGTATCAATCCATCATTGATTTCTTTTTTCAATGTTTTATGTGCTGAAAAATACACTGAATCAGTATCACCATACACAACACTTTCACCTTTGTGATCATAGTTGCCTGCAACAATTTCGTTTACTTTGGCTCCCATGTGTTTTGTTATACATCTACCGGTCAAGGTGACTGATTGTCCTATCCTGATGTCAAAGAACCTACAGCCTGGATTAAGTATTGCGCCATACAAACTGTTCAAATTAATTTTTTTGACAAGTTGCCTTTTGTCCCAATACTCCCTTTCAATTTCATTATCGGCACAATCTCGCATTTTCTGTTGCATTTCCTGTCTTTCTGCATACCAACGTTTTAGTAATCCTGGAATAATTGCTTCATACTCGTATGTGAATATAGTACCATTCGCACTCAACATCCATTTGTTGTTGCCGTCGAATATAATATCATAAAGTTGTGCCGCACTCATCCTCACACTTGTTTTGTCTTCCCAGTCTACAATTATTTCTGTACCTTTTTCCTTATTCATTACTGCCTGATATTCCCAACTCCCGAACTGACTGTCCCATGCCGCCGCGAATGATTTCTTGGCATGTTTGGCTCTGTTTATTTCTGCTGATGTGATCACAGGTCTTATCTGTCCTACGATTGTTTCAGGACCCATGTTCAGTGCTCTAATGACAGATGGATACAGTGAGTTAATGTCGATAGAACCAATCCAGTCATGTATACCTTTTTGTGGAGTGGCAACGTATGCACCCGCGGCCGGTTGGTTCTCTTCTCCCTCTTTCTTGTATTTTCTACCAGGAACAATCATGCCACGTCTGTGTGTTTCGTTCACTATCGCCTGTTCAGTTACTGCAACCGCACCCATTGTAGTCTGAAGCAACACTGTGTTCTGGTGTGCAATCTCATTGGCAAGTTCTATAAACTTTAGTTTCTTCTCAAGTTTGGCCAATAGTGCAGTATCCTGCCTGTTGTATTCTATAAACAATCCAAAATCATTTTTATACAGGTTATCTAAAGAACCTTCATATATTGTTTTCTTTTCTCCAAGTTCATGTTCACCGATTGCATCTAGTCTGAAACTGTGTCTTTCCTCATATGTGTATTTCCTGTATAGTTCGAGCAAGTCCAAATGCACCCTACCCACAAGGTCAAAACTTAACTGTTCTCTGCCATACTTTTCAAACACTCTCCTCTTTGGTTTTTCGCCCCAGAAACAAAGTCGCCTTGTGTCATCACCACTCAACACTTTCTGTATCCTTCCAACAGTGTATGGAATATCATAACCCTCACTGTTCCATCCTGATAAAATATCTGCATCTTCTACTAGTTGCAAAAATGCATCAAGCATATCTTTTTCTTTTTCAAAAAGCATTGTGTTAGGAAAACGTTCTGTAAGCACCTTCGCATCTTGCATACTGATTGTTTTTGGCGGAACTGCTAGTGTGACCAGTTGATCCGTCCAACCCATGTAACAACTTATGGCAGTTATAGGCATGAACGGATCATCCGTTGTTGAATAACCTCGATCTGGATCGAAGTCAACCTCGATATCAAAAAACATAACATTCAGTTTTGGAGTTTCCTTACCTAGGTAGTTCTCCTCCAAGCATCTGAATACCGGATTGATATCATGTTCATAAAGTTGCTTGTTGGATCTTATCCTCTGCTCCTTGATGAATTCTTTGTTTGTTTGGCAAATTACCCTCTGCAACGGTTCGCCAGTCATTGACCTGTGTTTACCCCTAGCGTCAGGATAGTAGAACACATACCTAGCGTCATACTCTACGAACACACGTCCTTTTTTGGGATCACGTTCTACAACATAGATCCTGTCTTCGTCCTTTTTGTATAGTGCGTCTATATAACTCATTGTATGAATACCTTGTATAATCCTATTGTGTTCATAATTGTAAACCACCCTGTAAGGCAAGCGATCCAAACAAGTCTTCGTCTGTATCCTGCCCAACACATGGTGCTAGACCCTAGCCAGTACAAAGGAAACACTATACTCATTATAGGATGAGGTGATGTAAAAGTCAAGACTGCAGAACCCATTACTGTGACTATTACGGAAAACAGTTCTAGATAGAACGCAAAATTATCTGTCTTATAACTGTTTACCCAAAATTCTTTGAGTAATTTTATCACTAAAGTTTGCCGGCTGTGTTTAGTATGCTTTCCAGCGTGTCCATCTCGTCAGCGATGTTTTGATAGTTGCCTCTGTGTGCAACAGATATCGCCTTGTTGATAAGTGCTGGTTTCAATTCTAGTTCTTCTGCTATTGCTTTAACTGTGTCTTTCAATCCCGATCTAAGATCTTCTACCTCACCTAGTACCTGTGAGCCCTGTGAAATGATTTGGATTAATTTTTGTTTTTCAGCGTCATTAAAGTTTCTTACTGCCATTTGTTTCTCCTGTTGTTATTCAACAAGTATATAACAAATTTTGTATGAATGCAAATTATTTTTTCTTTTTGGTAGCGACGTTTATTGCTTTACCACGCCTATTTGGATTTGGATCTTTTCTTCTTTTTCTACGTGCCGCACTTGCCCTGCCTTTTTTACCTAGTGCGTATGCTTTAGACCTCGGTAAACATTTAGGCTTGCCTTCACCCTTGCTTTTGCCACCGCATGATCCTCGGATTTTTCCACCTGGACCCATTCGTACCCATTTGTCCTTGAACCACTTCTTAAGATTTTCATCTAATGATTCGTGTAGCACGAGTCCATGGCAGTTCACACAGAAGTCTACGTGTTCTCTCTTAACGCAGTTGGGCACACGTTTGCCGAACATGGTCTTCATGCCCTTCTTCTCGTAGCCTTTCCAACAACGTGTTCCTTCTAGAATTTCGTTTATCTTCATTACTTCTTACTCTTGTTGCCCCAATTGGCCGCGCCTTTTTTACGACACTGAACTAGAGCACCAGAGGCGTAAGCCGAAGGCCAAACTTTGTATCTTGATCTGACTTTGTGATAGCAGGCGTCTTTCTTCTCTGCTAGTTTTTCAAACTCTTCTAATGTGATTCCTGTGACTTCGTTAACTTTCATGTTACCACTTTCTACAAGACCAATATCTCGCTTTGGTCTTTGGTCCTGGGTTAGCACAGTTGTGACGTGCTCTAAAACTTTTTCTTGCTTTTGGATTGCTTTTTCTAATTCTCATAGTTTTTCTTTTTGCACTAGTACCGCCGTGTCCAAAGTTTACTTTCTTCACGTTTCCGGATTTTGGATCCTTCACGTACACTTTAAATTTCTTAACATCACCTCTCATTGGTTTATTAAGTGGCACTTTTCTGCCTCTGTATTCTGCGTCAAACAATTCTGTCTCGTCTTCTGGGAAACCTAATGGACCAAGCACTTCTTCGAAATCCTCGTCCTCTTCTATGTTGAATTCATCACCTTCTGGGAATGGCTCGTAAGATTCGTCTGTTGATAAATCATCTTCAACCTGTCCAAGTGCTGTAAGAGCCGATGTCTTCCTGTCGTCGTCTATTGGCAATTCTGCTATCCTGTCTTTCATAGCGGAAATGTCTAACATCAGTTTTGTGTAATCTATGTCGCTGTCTTTCGGTGCTTCGTTAGTTGTTGCGTTCACACCGTCAATCCTGCTTATTAAAGATTTCATGTCTTCCATTGTAATCGATTCTCCCATCTGCATTTGTGTTTTGTCTTTTGTGAATTGTGTGGTCTTAGTCAAGCCTCTGCTACCAGCACTTGCAGGTGACTGCACCTGTTTCTTAGCATCAACAACACCTTGGTCTCGTAGTTTCACAGTGTCGTCTATGTATTTGCCGTAGTTGTAAGGTATACCCGTCATATGATGTATTTATTTCCACAGCACCATCTTGAAACGTTCTTTGTCTATGCCAAAAAACTTTGTTTTCCATGCACTTTGCTCAAAAAATCCTAACGAATGCCACTCATCCTTGCGTTCTAGCATTGCTTTTGCCCTTTCATCCCAATCCTGATTGAGTAAAAATTCTTCCATTGATGCTTTCTTGTCTGCAATCTCGTTGTACTCAAAACCATCATACTCCCAATGCAGTAATTCAAAAACATTGCCTTCACGATCACAGTAGTCTATGCTGAAATCCAGTCCCCATTTTGGTTTCATTGCAACCAGTTTGTGGAAGTGTGGTCGATAGTCTGCCCAAGATTTAAGTTGTTGCAGGGCATCACCTGAGTATCCCTTTCTCTCAAACATCACGGCATGATTTACATGTGGTCCAGATTCCGGTGAATCGTCTGTGAACCAGGTCTTACGCAAAGTTATGTGTTCACCGTCCCTGTGTTTTGTGGTATTTTCACCATTGGCCACAGCATATAGTTGCTCTAGTTTGGTAAGGTCATAACCATTCTGGTCAAACAGTGCAACGGTGTCTTTAGGTGGACAGGCGAATACACTGCTAATACGTTCACTCCAATAAGGGTTCGAATTGAACTTGTTGTCGGTCAAGTGTAATTGCATACACTTATTTAATTTTTTAGATTATTTTTTTTCTGCGGGGTCTAGATCGTTTGTAAACTTATCTTCTGCAGGCAATTCAACGTCCTCGCCTTCGTCAAACTCAGGATCTAGCATTGGCACTTCGCCTGCTTTTTCGTCTTCGTCTTCTTCTTCTTTTTCTTCTTCTTTGTCGTCTGCTTTTTCTTCTCCCCTGTGAGGCTCAGATAAATTTCTTTTGTCTTGAGAGTCATCTGCTATCACTTCTTCCTCAGGTGCCTCTGCCTTTTCCGCGTCTGCTATTATTTCTGTAGTTTCTGGAGTTTTGACAAGAATGCTTTTTTGTTCTTCGTTGTAAACTGCTTCATTGTCTGAGAAAGTGTTGTATAGTTCAACAAGTTGAGATTCTTCTGCGTTTTTGATATATTCTGCGATATCTTTTTGCATAACTTCTCTAAATGATTTTGCGTCATAAGTTTGTTCTTCTTTTTGTTCTGCTTTCAATTCAGCAAGTTGTGATTCTAATTCAGCAATTTTATCTAGTCTTTTGCTTTCTTCAGTCACTGCTTTTTTAATGCTTGTTGCTAGTGAGTCATCTGCATCTGATTCTTTGATGGCTTTTGTTATGACTGATTCTGTTTTTGGTTCTTCTGTTATTGACTCAACTAATTTCTCTGCTTTTGCCGATACTTTTGGTTCTTCTGTGTATTCTTTGATTCCTGCTAGTTTGGCTATATCTGCCAATGAAATATCTTTATCATCTAAAACTTTAGGCTCTGATCTCGCGGCTTCCATCAATTCTGCTCGCTCTTGTTCTGGTGAACTATTGCTCATTTCCTTCAAACGAGCAACCAAGTCTGCAAAACTATTTTCTGTTGATTTATTACGTGCCATATGAAGTATTTATATTTGTTGTACTTTTATTTAATGCGTTGATCAAGCAGTATAGCAAGTTTTGACTCGTATGCCAATGCTTCGGTTTTTACAAATTTGCTATATTTTTCCTGCATACCTTTTACGAAACTGAGGTCTCTTCCAGATTCTAGTCTTACTTTGACTGCTGACAAGTCTTTTTTAATCATATCAGCAAGTTCTGTTTTGCCTTGATCCTGTGCTAATTCAAGTGCTGTCTCCATTGCCTGCACAGCCGGTATACTTCTGTCTATTGCGTCCTGTATCGAACCAACACCTGCCAATCCTGCCACCACAACACCGGCCATTGCTAGGTTACGTGCCCAGTCTTTGATACCTTCATCTAACACTGCTTCTTTTTTAGGCTTGCCGTGTTTGTTATGCTGTGCCCATGCTATGGCGTAAGGTGCTCCCTTGTCTTTGAATTTTTTCTTAAGTGCTTTAACCTGTTTCTCTCTGCCTGGAGGTGCTTCCTCATTATTTTTTCTTTGTTCTTTTGCTATCTCTTTTTCAACTTCGTTTACCCTCTTGGCAAGTATATTCATCATGCCTGGCTTTGTGTCCACATCATCTAACGAAGTTTCCCTTGCTAGAATCTCATCAATGTGTTTCTGCACTATACCAGCATGTCTTTGTAATATGTTTGAGTCTAATTCTTCCCTGTATGGATTAAGTTTCTGATATTCTTCGTAGTTGTGTACACCCTGTAGGTAATCTGCCGCCTTGTTCAATTTGCTCTGCACCCAACCCTCAAGGTCATCACCCTTGTCGATCATGTCCATCAACTCTATCGCATACTTGGCAGTGTGATACAATGTGCTTTTACTCATGTGTCCTTCGCCTGCGTCTTCCGTCATGCCACCATCATCGTATAGGCCGGCCTTCTCGCCCTGCATATAGCCATGCACTTTTTTTACATAGTCACCCGCAAGGTCAATTTTCTTTGCCACCCATGCCTCCATCTCCGCGGAGTCATCGATCATGTTGTGTATTTTTATTGCGTGTTTGCCAATCTTTAACAATTGGTTAAGAGCCATCGAAGCCTCATATGTGTCTGCTTCGACTGGCTGGTTGTGTAGTTCATTAATTTTCATCTTAATTAAATCCTACGTGTGTTACTTCTGGGTGTTGTTTCTTAATTCTTTTTGCTTCCATGTCGTACATTTCTACTTCATCGTAGTATGGATTATCTTTGTCACTGACATTCATTCTGAGGTATTTGTCTGTTGCGGCTAAAAATTTTTCAATCGGAGTTGAACCTGTGTTCTCGAAGTCTGGGTCCAATCCTATCCTTGACAACAACATCCTTGCGTTTGCGTTTGATCTGTGTGGTGTTTTGAACTCCATGTCATCTGGATATGTCATTGTCTTACCTTCAGGATCTTTTGGATCCTTGTAGTAGCCATAGAAGTCTGCACCCTCTTCCATTGACTCGTCCTTGATCAAATCATGTTGGTGTTTCTGTAGATCGGCCATGTTGTCAAATGTGCCTGTCAGTTTGCCGTGTCTGTAAGAGTAGAACTTGCCGTCCTTGTTCCTTGCGGCCAGTCCGTACTTGTTCATGCTTCTGGCTGTGTTGTCCTCAGCATCTGTTAAGTTTTTCATTGGCTTCATTACTGACAGATAGCCTTCTTGGTCACCATACATTTTTTTGAAAGTTTCTGGATCGTGATCTGCTATTGTTTTCATTATCCACTCTCTCGGAGCAGTGTCTGAATCATCGAGAAGTTGTGCTAACGATTTCAGCATCTGTTTGTCTAGCATTTCAGCGGCATCCTTCATCACTTCATAATCCATTGATTGTTTGCCTAACTCGTCAGCATATCTGTTGATTTGCCTCACTGCAAGTGTGGATCCTTCTGCTTTTTCAAATTCGTGGAATCTCATAGTATCCGTATTTATTAAGCACAGGCTTCACAGCGACAGTGCTTACATACCTCTATTTCATACTCTGCACCACCGTCTACAGGGTATTCATTTTGTTTGCGTTTACAAATATCTCCGCAATGGCTGTCGCAACCACAATTTAAGCACTTTACAATCCATTCCTTTAATAATTCAAGTGGTTTCATTATCTTTTGACCAGTGGTCCACCCATTAAATTTACGCCAGGCAAATTGTGTGCACCTTTGGCAGTGCCATCTGGATTTTTTGGTTGAATAATTTTTGGTAATCTAGGTGCCCTTGTACCTGATCTTCCTGGTGATCCTGTGTATGCCTTGTTGCCTCGGTCCTTACCTATGGCAATGTGAGGTGATGTCACAGTGGCTATGTTGCCGGCGCTTGTAGCACCTGCAGTGGCCTGTTCACGCATTATAACCTCATTGATTTTCATTACTTCTATTTATTAGTTTTCCATCTACGTAATACGTAAGAAATGTTTCGTTCATATAACAGTACAGTTCGTTAAGGAACTTACGGCTTACATTTTTTGGTTTTATTACTTTCATTCCTTCCCATTCTTCAAGATCAAAATCGTACCTAAAACTGGTGCCAAAACGTATTCCTCTAGATAGGAAATTTTTTTCTAATCTATTGTCATATAGTTCAGTTTCTGGATCATATACCAAGTCCTCAGTGTAAGGCCATTTCCAATCTTGCACTTTGCATCTGTCGTATATTCCTGACCGCCTGTGCCTTCTGCCAAGTACGTCTGGCTTTTCTGTGGCAACTAGATCAATATTCTCAAAATATTTTTTTGGCATAAGGAAAATCATATCAAATATTACCCAAGAAAATTTTGACATAAAACCATTTGTGTAGTTGTTGTCATCATTCAGAACCTCTATTGAAAGATGTTTGTTTAGATTACTATCATCTATTTCGTAGGTAAAAACTTTTTCACACATGGAAAGTTTCTTGCGATTGAAGTACCATTTTCCGTATTTGTTTACGTCCCCTTCGTACCATGGAGTTTTGCCCCATATATTTCTCCCCCACCCTTGCTCCCATTCGAGGTGACTACCAGTTCCTAAACTTCCTTTGCGTCCAATGTCTTCGGTCAGATCGAGCTCGTCTATGAGATGGTCATCTGCATATGTTCTGATTTTAAGAGGTTTCTTGTAGTGTTTGTATTCTAGTGCTAGTCCGAGAATGTACTTCATATAGAAGTAATTATTTTGATTTTTTACGCCCTGACTTCATGTTGGCACACCAGTGGTACATCTTTGCACGTTCTCCTGATGCCTTTTTCGCCTTGCTTCTTAATGATGTTACTGATCCCTTGCAACTGGCACCTGCACGTTTCACACGTCCTGGTCTGCTCTTGCCCTTCTTTTTGCCATCTGCGAAGTTCTCGTTGAATTCCTTCCAGTCTAACTTCAATTTCTTGACGTTCATGTACTGGCCACCAACTGGTACATCTTTTGTGGCGTTCTGTTTAGTTACTATGCCAACCCCTGCGGCCTCTTCACTAATAGGCATCTTGGCATCTGCGGCCGCTTGTTTAATTTGATCTACTTTTTCTTTGGCCCTTGGATCATTTTTGTTTTGTGCCCACCAACTGTCCATGTATTTTTGCCATGCCGCTTTACCCATTGTGTACAACGGTGTAAATGTTTCTCCAGGTCTACGTGGCTCTTTTAAATTTATCGATGTTATGATGTTTGGTTCTCTAGGATTGGGTTTTAATCCTGCCTTCCTGGCTTCTGGACTGTTATAGAGATAAGGCATCACTGCGTCTGCCTGTCTCAGAGCATTCCAATTTATTGCGCCTTCGTTCGCTCTATTGTTGCCTACATTCTTGAAACCAAATCTGTTGTTTGGGCCTGTTCCGGGTTTGTGTATGAGACCCATTGTGTCTGCCGTGTGTGGCATTATTACAAATTCTTTTATTTTCATTTCTTTACTCTATATGGATATGCCATCATGGAATGATATCCCATTCTTGATCTACCCTTTGCCTGTTTTTCGTATTTCTTTAGAAACTTGTTTACGTCATGATGGACGTACTTACGAACGTATTCTGTAATTTCTTTAATCTTCATTGATGTCTACTGATCCGTGCCTGCCGTCTTTTGCGGGATTACCTTGTTTCAAAATGTTTGCCCATGTGACCATGTTGATTGTGCAATTCTTCACTTGGTTAAGTGTGTCATCGTCTTGCGTGATCTCATCCATGCCCTGTGCTTTTGATTCTATGTTGCACTGCGGTGGTATAGTGAATCCAAAGTTGCTGGCCGCCGAATATAGGACTCCGTGTATGTGCTGGAATCCATCTCCGCCGCCTGATACAAGTGTTCCAAAAACTTTATTGTAGAAAGGTTGATGCTTGTTGTCTTTCGCCCAACTGTATATGACGTCTAGTCTTTCCAGCATTGCCTGTATGTGACAACTGTGATTACCCCACCAAATTGGTGTGGCAAATATTACACCATCCGCTTTGAACATTTTCATTATGTGTGGTTTCAATTCATCGTTGACATCTGAAGTAGAGCCTTCATAATCCAGATCTCTCATTGTTATCACTTCACACTCGTGGCCCATTTTCTCAAATGCCAACTGTGCCATCTTGCACACTGCGAATGTGTTTGACTCTGCGTCTGGTTTTAAACTGCCATTGAATATTAAAAATTTCATACTACCAAATATATATCCCCAAGTATGCAGATATGCCTATTACAATTAACCAAAATACTATATTATTCATTTATATTC